CCGACATTTTATACTCCTTAGTAATAATTATGGTAATATGAAAACATATTCATATTACCATAATATAAAATTTATGATTGTTTGTCAAGCAATTATGCAACCATATTTACTTTTTCTTCTGGCCAATTCAAATAGATTAGCCATTCTTTATAACGAACGTTCAGAATTACTGATTTGCTATTCGCAATTTGGAAAAAGTCTGGTTTGGTTGGTTTCTTTTTAGGAACAATTCTTTCATTGTTACCTTTTTCATGGTTACACCATTTACATGCAGTGACAATGTTTTCCCAGTTGGTTCTTCCGCCCTTGGACTTTGGCAGAACATGGTCTAACGTCAAATCTTTTGGTTGAAATATGTCACCGCAATATTGGCATATATGCTTGTCTCGTGCAAACACATTACTTCTGTTGAAGTTGATTCCTTGCTTTGAACGAGAGATATACTCTCTTGTTGAGACTACACTTGGAACGCGCATGGTTATAGATTGGCTGTGAACTTCCCAATCTGGGTGCCATTCCAAAACGTTGATGCGGTCAAGAACAAGAAGTTTTATACTTTCTTGCCAAGTCAACGTTGATAAAGGAAGAATGCTTAGTGGTCTTCCATCTGAGTTTAGTAGTAGTGTATCATTGCTCATAGTAATATTTATCCCTGATTGCCAAGGCAATCAGGGATTGCCTTGGGCTTCTATTTCGCGTAGTAAGCGTGTTCGCCAAACGGCGGAACGATACGGTCATTGCCATGGATGACAAAGAGAGTGTCGCAGTAGTGTTCGTCACCCCAAGACCCGTAAGGATATCCATCGGTGAACATGACAAACTTTTGAGGTTGGATGTCATTTTCTTCCATGAACGTCCAGTTGCACACGAAGTCAGTGCCGCCGCAACCAATAATCTGGTAGTCATTGATTTCATCGGCATTCATTGGGGTAAACTCTTTGAACGATTCTTCGTATACACGAGTGTCAAAGGTCCATACCCGAAGACGGAAATCTTGGAACTGGGTCATAATTCCTTGAATTTCGCCCATGAAATCTTGCAGCATATCATGCGAGATAGAACCAGAAACGTCCAGACCAATGCAAACATCGACCATTTGGTCAGGGTCTTGTGCAGGAAGATAGATTCCCATGGAACGAGACTTTTTGGATTGGCGCATCCAAGTGTAGTCATTTTTGAGGCAGCTTTGAACACTCAGGTTCAGAAGCTCCCGCCAATCCATCTTGGGTTCAGTCATGGACTGAATCAGACGACGAATTTCACCGGGGGTATTGCCAGCACCAGCCGATTGAGCGGCTTGCAGAACCGCTTGCCGCATCTGGTCTTTGATAGCCTTGGCTTCTTCTTTGGTGACCTTGATTGGACCCTTGCGACCAGTCGGATCGTTTTGCATCTTGCCATCTTGGCCATCGCCATCCGTGCCTTCGTTGCCGAACAGGTGCATATCAAGAGTCTGCTTGCCTTTGCCTTCACCAGATTCTTTCAGTTTCTGGTAAATTTCTTCGGTATACATACCGTGATATTTACGGTCATACAGCGCAGATTTCGGCATCTTACCGATGTTGCTTTCAACGCAACCTTGGTTGACTTTGTAGTCAGCAGCAACGTTCCAGAGTTGTGGGTCACGGTCGGATTCAGCATAGTCAAACAGACGACCACCCTCGCCGCAGTGCGAGTAGACACAGTGAAGAACTTCGTGACCAACCACAAAGTCAATTTCTTCTGGCGTCAACGTGCGGAAGAAGTTGGGGTTGTAATAGAAATGCTTGCCATCCACCGCAGCCGTAGGACACCAGCCCTCGGTTTCAACCAGTTTCAGACGAGTTGCCAAGGTGCCGAAGAACGGATGCTTGATAAGCATACGAACACGACCAGAAACGATCATTTCTTTGACCGCAGCATCGGTATATTCAAATACTACGGGTTCAGGAGAGTCTTTGTCAATCTCAATGCCGTTCTGTTCAAGAACATCATCAAGAAGATCGTCAAGCGACTTGGCGGGTTGATTCGACATGGGTATAACCTTTCTTGTTTCTACTCTAACACTATACCCCATATGGGCACGAAGAGTCAAGTTTTATTTGTAAGTTACTAAGTAAAGTAACTTAGAAAAGATTAGAGGGGCCGAAGCCCCTCTAAGTTATCAGGCATTGTGGGCTTCAATGATCAGCTTGCCATACTTCTTGAAGAAGTCACCGATGCAAGGAACCTTGCGGGGTTCAAGCGGCAGCTTGTAGACCTTGAGTGCCGTGCGACCGCCAAGGACAGTCATTTCGGTATCAAAGTTGTCCATCATGAAGCGGAAGAAGTTTTCTGCCATTTCATAGAGTTTGTCCATGTCGTTCTTGCCGTTCTTGTCAACGAACTCTTTCAGTTCGTAGCAGAGCGAAGCAGTCAGCGAGAACATCGCGGAGATTTCGTTGCTACCCTTGGGCAGATGCTTCACACGACCTTCGAGAATGTCGGTCGGGTTGGGCATAGCCTGTGCCATCTGGCGGTGAGCCATGAACTTGGTTGCAACACCATCGCCAACCGTGCCAGCAAGAAGATCGTGCAGACGATGGTTGCTGATGTTTTCGTTTTCTTTGGGCAGAAGGTCCGAAACGAAGGTCCAAGAACGGGGGGTCGAGAACGACCGCGATGCCGTGCGAGGGTCAAAGTTGAACAGGTCCATCTTGTTGGAAGTCAGGTAGCCGATGACTTCAGGGTGGATGCGATGTTCCATCGCCCAAGTCTGCCAGTCTTCAAAGTCCACAGTGATTTCAAGGTGGACGAAACGGTTGGCGAGAGGCGAAGGCATACGATATGCAACACCACGGTCGCTTTCACGGTTACCAGCAGCAACGATAAGAACGTTGTCAGGCAGCTTATACGAACCAAGGCGGCGGTTCAGAATAAGTTGGTAGGCAGCAGCTTGCACCGACTGAGGCGCTTGGTTCATTTCGTCAAGGAACAGAACCACATTTTCATACTGGGATGCCAGTTCTTCATCGGGAAGGTCGGAAGGTTCCGCCCATTCCATCTTGCCCGTCACTTCATTGAAGTGAGGAATACCGCGAAGGTCGGTCGGCTCCATCAGAGCCAGACGCAAGTCGATCATGTAACCGTTGATTTCTTGCGTGATGCTTTCAACGATTTCGGACTTGCCGACACCGGGCGGACCCCAGATGAACACGGGGCGCTTGCGGCGGAACGCATACGCGATTTCAGCTTTCAGATCGCTCGGCTTGGTGAGACGAACTTCCATATCTGCGGTAGAAACTTTAGCCATTGGTGAGAACCTTTCTGTTTTGTCTCGGTGATTACTGTTTGATATTAGCTGATTCTGTTGAAGAAGTCAAGAGGCTTTTTGCTGTCGGCTTCTTCTTTTTTCGTCGCTACAGGATTGTTTATATCCTGATTCGCGTCCCTTGTCAAACACTTTCTTCAAGGGAAGCGAGAACTTCGTTGATGGCTTCCTGAATGGGAAACTCATCTTTTGCAGCATAGGGCAGACCAAGGTTGAAGCAGAAGTAATCTGCGCCATACATCAGGTCAAACTTGTCAAACCATTCGCCCTGAATAATCCATTTCAGAGCCTGAATTTCGTCCTTCGCGCCAGTGACCATAAGACCCTGAACTCGCTGATGGAACTCGATAATTGCCATAGAGTCAGCATGACGCTGACGTTCCATTTCGGCGTTCAACTCTGCAATCAAGTTGTCCCAAATGGTTTGTTTGATTTCGTCGCACGAACTGTGCCAGTCTTCCAACCAGTAGGAAGAAGGACGATACCCACGGGCATCTTTGTGGAGGTCGGAGACAATCTTTTCATCAAACGTGTAAGTCATCTTGCTTTCCTCTCTTGGATACAGGATGACTATAGAGTGATTCTACGATGTTGTCAACATCTATTTTTCATAAAATGATTTTATTTCTACCCAGTCATCAAAGTTGGCATCAAGCATAAGAAACTCGCTGGCAACTATTTCTTCAAACACAATGAGTTTGTTTACTGGACTGAGAAAGTATGGGCTGACCATATACTTGTCAAGCATTAGTATTTGTTTGCCTGATGTTCTTGGTAGTCTTGTGCTTAGTTGTATGGTGTAGGATTGAAAGACTTTTGATAAGGCGTCCCTGCCAAGTGTAGTCAGACGAAAATGTTTTGTGTCATCATATGAGTATATAAAAATGTCACTGATATCAAACTTATTTTTTCCTGTCTTTTTTCCGACAAGCGTTGAGTTCAACACATTCAGAACATTTGACTTACTCAAAATCATCTAAGTTCAACTTAGTTCCTTGAGTGAGAACATAGACTTCAAACCCATCTGTCTTGAATAACTTATTCAATCTTTGTGCCAAGTTTATAGCATGTCCAGAGTTTGAAAAAGATACCTTTTTGTATTTTGGACCTGGAATGTTCACAAGAGAATTTAGACTACGAATGTTTATTGGTTCGCCATTGAAAAATACAGCGTATATTGCATCTGCCTGTAATACTTGTTCACTGCGATATGAACGTGAGTCTGTATGCTCAAGAATTATCGTTGGTTTTGGTCGCGCCATTGTTACATCCCTTTGGTCATTATTATATATGTATTTATTATTTTTTTGGAATAATAGCAGTTATTTGAACCTTCCGCCATCAATTATTCTTGGACCTTTCGGCGTATGGCAGTCTTTTAGTTCAAGTAATAGCATTCCAATAGCAGCATTAAGTTTATTCGCATCATCTATAGACATGCGAATATCTTTATCTTTTTTTAGATTAGATCGTTGAACTAGGGTAATAAAGTCTTGTATGGGCTTACTCATACATTTATTTATGAAAAAACCCGCCGAAGCGGGTTTAGTTTACCGAACTGGATATGGCTTACTTAGGATTCTCGCCATTTCATCAGGGGCTTTGGCGAGGTTTTGCAAATCCCATTCACCACACCATTTCAAGAAATGAATGCCAACACTCTTGTTTTCCTTGACTACGGACAGTTGGTTGATTGTGTTGATGAACTCATTACGAAGGTCTTCAGGCTGACTGGTCAAATCAATAAGAGTTTTGTTACGCTCGTAATCTGCTTTGACAGTATGCTCAACTCCGTTATGGTCAGTCCAACGTTGAAGCATAAAGTTGTTCCAGTTGAAACCGCCAGTGTCACGGTCAGAGAACGCTTCTTGAATACCAATCTTGTTCTTGCTTCCCTTTAGACGTGCGCCTGGGTATGCAGAGAAAATGTTGTCACTTGTATCGCCACGAATACATTTCTCAAACAGTAGCCATTCTGGGTCGGGTGCAACCAGTTTCTCCTTTGTCTTTTTATCAACAATCGGAGTCATGTTTTTATCATCTTTGAAGAAACCTTCTGTAGTGATAATACGATTTTGCACACCATCATAGATTTTTACATTCGGGGCAAGCAACTGCATATAGTCGCTATCGCTTGAAATAATGATATGGTTGTCGGTTGGATGGCTTTCAATGAACAACGCAATCATGTCATCTGCTTCTGCATTTTGATGGCGAAGCAAGGTTACGTTTGTTTTTTGGTCAAGAAACTGAATGAGGCTGTCGTATGCCTCAAACATAATCTTATCTTCTTCTTGCTCACGAAGGCTTTTTGCTTCTTGGGCTACTTTGCGATGTGCTTTGTATGGGGTATAAAACTGTTTGCGCCAGCTTTTCCCCTCCAAGCAAAACACTGCGTGGTCTGCGTTGAACTTGTTATAGCACATCTTCACACTATTCATCATAATGTGAAATGCCATACCAATTTTCATATCAATGTCGGCATTTCTCATCGCAACATGTTTTGCACGATGATACATGTTGAAGCTATCAACCAAGATAAAAGTAGTCATATATTCCTCTTATGAGTATTCTGAAAAGTTGTCATTAACTTTCAGACGTTGAACCAGTTGGCCTTCTTTGCTGTCTGTTAGGAAACTTTTTGGGTTTCCCTTTTCGTCGATCATATCTTCAAGCACGATATTCTTGCATAGGTCACTGAACCATTCGTTTACAATTTCTTCTGGTTCGATTCCGTTGTAGCCATTGTTCGCTAAGTATTCCACGAAATGCTCATTGAAGTCAAGCTCAAAATAGCCATTACTTGGATTTTTCGTATCAAAATCTATGTTAAGAACTGCAACATACGGCTCGTTGTTTAAGTCAGCAAGTTTATGGTCATATTGTTGCTTTGTGATAACTTTATGGTATAGGTCGGCACTTAACTTTGCACGTGCAAGTTCATCTTCGTCCTTGATTAGCAACTCTGCTTCTTTAATTGCAAACTCGTATGGACTAATCTTTCCATACTGAAGGTCAATATTAAGATGGCGAAACTTGCGATCTTCTTCATTGGGCATCATATCTGCCAATGCCCTATCTTTCGTTTCACCAGAAAGCGTTGCTTCAATCAGTTTTATTTTCTTTTCTCGTTCTGGCAGTAGCCAGTTCTTTGGATTTAGATATATTCCTAACATGATTACCACCCTATGCGTTCCCAAGGAACGTCTTTGTCACCGAAATGCCCATATATACAATTCTTGCTGTATTCAGTGAAGTTGAACAAATCAAACCTATCAATAATTCCTTTTGGTGATAGGTCAATCTCTTTGCGAATGAACCTTTCAATAGATGCGTTGTGACCATTACTGCTTACATAAATGGATGTTGGCTGTTTTACACCAATTGCATACGACAACTGAATTTGGCACCAATCAGCCATGTCATCTGCCACAACGTTCTTTGCCAACCACCGCGCCATATATGCTGCTGAACGGTCTACCTTTGTCGGGTCTTTGCCTGAAAACGCACCGCCACCATGTGGAGCAAATCCACCATATGTGTCCACGATAATCTTGCGCCCAGTCACACCAGCATCACCGTCTGGACCGCCGATAACGAAGTTACCAGTTGGGTTCAAGTGCCATACGGTTTTGTCATCAATAAGGTCTGCGCCCAATGCTCTCATGGCTGCAAGTTTAGCCATGTTTCTTGCCAACTCTACATTCCCTTCGGTATGTTGAGTGCTGATAACTATTTGGTCAATTCTTTTGACCAATCCACCTTCATATTGAACACTTACTTGCGACTTTGCATCTGGACCAAGAGCATTTCCTTGTAGGCGAAGTTCTTTTAGTTCTTTTAGAATTTGGTGTGAATAGTAGATGGGTGCTGGAAGATACGATGAGTTATGGTTGGATGCGTAACCGAACATAATGCCTTGGTCGCCCGCACCGAAGTCATCAGTTCCAAGGGCGATATCTGCGCTTTGATTGTGAATACGGTTTATGATTTCAAGGTTTTTCCAGTTGAACCCATCTTGCTCATACCCGATTTCTTTTACTTTGTTTCTTACGATTTCGTTAATTTCATCGTTTGACACGTTGAAGTTTTTTACTTCACCAGCCAATGCAACGAAGTTTGTTGTAACCATAGTTTCGATGGCGACACGTGTAGATGAATCGCCCACCTTTAATCCAGCGTCAACAAGTGCATCACTAATTTGGTCTGCTACTTTATCTGGATGACCATCGCTTACACTTTCACTCGTAAAGATGTAGTTATTCATAGTTAATCCTTTGTGTTATATCTTCAATGATGAAATCTGCATCCCTTGAAGTTTGTCTTATTACAAATGTAGTTCCTGTTTTGTTCAAAATGGATTGAATACGGTTGAGACGGTCAACCGTATTTTTCAATTCGTTCACTAATCTTTCTACTCTGGGTTCTTTCATCAACGATGCTCTCACAGAGTTAAAAATTCTCTTTGACAAATCATCGTGATGGATTCTGTCAATTCTTCCGAACTTGATATGACATAAAGTTGTGATGCAGTTTCATCTTTTTTATAGTCATACTTGTAGAACTCTAATATATATCCGCCATTTGCAGCAAATATCTTAAAGTTTAGTTTCGGGGAAGTATGCAATTCATTATTTGATGGCTGTGGGAATGAACTCGCATCAATTCCAATCACATGATTATTGGCGTATTTATTGTATAGCCGTGTTATTAGTTTTTGAAACATTGTCTGATTCGACTTTCTTTTTTTTAAGTATGCCTTGCGCATATAATCTCCTATGAGGAAACGAGGGTAATTCCAGCCAACCACCCTCGTTATTGCTCTCACTCTATTTGACAGGGCTGGCAATAGTAGAGCATTATAGACGCACACTGCGCCACTTATCTAACACGCTCACGGCGATACATCCAGTGTATAGCGGGGGAATTACCATACATCATACATTTAGAGGATTGTATAGGCTTCCTATTAGATAAGATTTACTCAACAAGTAGTTCTCGTTCCAGTTTTTCAATTTCTTCTTTCAGATGCAACTTCTCTTGTTTCATCTGAACAATCTTATTGTCAGGAACACGTTCATCATAGCATATTTTGATACGAGAATCAAGATCATTGTGTCTTTCTCGTAGCACTTTTAGATGGGACATTTTTTTGTCACGCTTATGGTCAGTCATTATGCTTTCTCCTTGGTTGTAGGGTCTTTTATCAACGCCACCATTGCCTCAAAGTATAATTTTGCTTCTAGCAATTCTGGATATTCTTGTATCAGCCGATGTATCTGCTGTTCTTCTTCCATCTTCCGTTTGGCCCAAGCTATTACCTGTTCCGTTTCTGGAGACAACGACATGTATGTATACGAGTTATATACTTCCCAATAACTACCGCTAAACACCAATAGCTTTCCTTGGTCCATTCTGACATCGCCAACTTGATTGTGTTCTGAAACACTTCTATCTGCTGACGTGCCAGAATAGGATGTAGATACTATTAGATGTTTATCGGTAGATACGTTATTCACAATCAGTTACCTGTTTTTGCGGGAAGAATGTAATCGTATACGCCAAGTCCAGAGTCAACTTGAATCATCATCGCCCCTTGGTCGGAGAACTTGATGGTCATGTTGCTGGTATCGGCAAGACGAAGAATAGTGTTTACTGTGCGCAATGGGTATGACCAAGCAGATTTCAACTCACCGGACACGTTGAGTGCAAATGGCAAGTCAACCTTGTCTGTTCCGTTGCTACCGATAGAGAAGATAAGATTTCCATTTACTTTCTTGACCGTAAATAGAGAGTCATTTCCACCCAGAACACCATCAAAATAGCGAAGGTCAGTTACAGCTTTTTGAGTTGGCATAAACTCAATGTCCCACTTCGCGCCCTTGAAGTTCGCTGTTTTGATTTGGTCATCAACCACTTCACTGCGAATGAGACGATAGTTTGATTCAAACCCACCGTTCATTTTGAAAGAAATGCTTGCTGGTGATGCTTCGCCATTTCTTTCTTCTTTGTTGACAACAATATCTGCGTCAACTTTCTTACCCTCAGTGTCTTCGCCCGAATAGTTCAGGTAGCCCTGAAGGACAGAAAGACGCCCGAATCCAACCTTACCAGTGAGTGCATCCACCTTGTTGTGTAGTTTGCCTTTGAGAACCACTGAACGATTGTCGTCAAGTGCGTCAATCTTTGTTTCGTCACCTTCTGTGGTGACTTTCACCGCTTGGATAATACCAAGTGAATGAGTGTGTTTTACTATGTCTTTTAGAATATCACGCATATTGTGCTCCATTTATATTTCCTCAGTATATCAAAATTCAAACAGGTTGTCAACTTCTTTGACTTCGGTTTTTACAACTTCATCAAACATTTCATCTTCTGGATTTGCAAATTCAATTCGTGCCTTTGCAATCTCCATATAATCAGGATCAAGTTCAATGCCAACGAACTTGAAACCTTCTAACATCGCACCCTTGCCAGTTGAACCAGAACCCATAAATGGGTCAAGAACAGTCCCGCCTTTTGGAGTAACCATGCGAACCAAATAACGCATCAAATCAGTTGGTTTTACGGTTGGGTGATTGTTTTTCTTTGTTGGTGGATTGACCCAATCCTTTTCTTCGCATAGACAAGTGTGTGCTTCAAGAGAAGAAGCCCCGCACTTGGAACATATGCGGCGAATACCATTGCCTTTACCACCAATGGATTTAGCTTCAAAATCTTCTAAACCTTCATTTCGGTCTTTCTTAGATGTTTTGGCGCAATAAAAGAACCGTGCCGCAGAAGCATCGTCATTGTAACTATCCCACGAAACGCGATTGTATTCTCCATAGCAGTTTGTGTTTTCATCGCCAGTTTTGCTTGGTTCTTTTCCTGATACGCTACCGCCAGCTTTTGTATTTGGGAATAGAGAAACGACTTCCTCGCTACCATCATGAATAAAGTTGGCGGGAAACCTTCCTTTCGGTGATGATGTATTTGGTGTTCCTTCAAACTTTCCATACGCATTGACTGCCATTCCATCAGTTTTCCAAGAACCATTTCCGCCGAGACGAGGATCATCAACTTCTGGATTCGTTGGAATGCGACTTTCATCAATGTTGATACCACCAGTTCCATACTTCAACACATTTGCAGCAACTGTATTTTCTTCCAATGGTTTTCTTGCAACAGTGATTGGTTCTAATGCGGGCTTTAGCGCAGTCCCCCAACCTTCCCATTGCTTTGCTTCGTCGGTAGCAGGAGCGGTAATACGAATAACATTCTTTGCACTCTTGTCTTCTGAGTTACCAGTATCTGCATTTGGCCTGAAACCGTGCTCTGCATTCGTCTTGGAAATGTGTGCCATTCCACCAGAGTTTGTTTTCGTCTCTGAAATAACTTCACGCTCTGCACCAGCCGATTTGTCAATGGCTTTACTAATATCCAATGACTTTGGAAATCCACTTCCGTAAACCCATGCAATCATATCGCGGATTTCAAATCCCGCATCCTCAATACGAACTGCCATACGATGTTGAGTCCGAGTGCCAGCAAACGCAAGTAGATACCCACCCGGTTTCAATACCCGTAGAGCTTCTTCCCATATCTCTTGGGATGGAACGTCATAGTCCCACTTCTTTCCCATGAAAGAAAGCCCATATGGCGGGTCAGTTACAATGCTGTCCACGCTATTATCTGGAAGTGTTTTTAGCACTTCCAGACAATTTCCATTATATAATGTATAGTTTTTTTCCATATTAGAACTCGAATAGATTGTCAAATGTTTCGGAGTTGTTGGTGTCGTTCAAATCCCAGTTTAGAACGCCAATCAGGTTGTTTATTTTCTTAGTAATAATTGTAAATTCCATTTCGTTGTTGTCAAATGGTAATTCCTGAAACCACATTGGCAACTTCAACTCATCAATGGGATACGCGATACTTGTAATCCCCATAGGATTAGACTTCAACTTACAAACGATAGTTTTCATGCCATCAGTGATCTCCATACTATAGTTGTCACTGTTCATTCTACGAAGTCGGTTCCAGTTGATTGCTGCAAGAGCATGACCTACTGCACACTTTCCTGTTTTCTCAAACACTTTTGTGTGATGAGTTAGGTTGTTTACTCGTTTCGGAGTTCCCTTTTGCCAAGCTGGCATCTTGCGAAACTCTTTTTTGAACTGCTTGATCATATCAATAACTTCTTTCTGTTCTGCGTCAGTTAGAAGTTTCATCAGAACGTCCTTCAAGAACTCCTGCATGTAGTCTGGGGTGTCAGAACGCTTTAGGTCAAGGCCCATCGCTTTTACTTTGCCAGGAAGCCCATCAATGTCCCTGCGCTTTCCATCGTCATCAAAAATAAGCATAGCATATCGCTTCTTCTTGATGAATAGCCCAGTTGTAGCGGCGTTTTCACGTCCTGCTTTGATGATTTCGCCCTGTTTCCTTGGCACATGGAAGAATAACTTCATAAAGTCGGGGAAACTTTCGTTCACCTGTTTTGCGATTTCGTCATACAACTCCATCACAATCTCTTTACTCCAAGCGATTTCTCCACTATCAATTCTATCTTTGTATACTGGATACATAGAGAAGTAGATAGAGTCGGTATCGCCATAGATAATAGAATCACCCTTGTAATCATATGTTCCCGCAATAACTTCGTTGGTTTTGCTACCCATATGGCGAGTGATACAACGTCCAGTGAGAGTAGTAGATTGACCAATCCGTTTATCATAGAAGCGGCAACCTGGGTTTAGAATAGCACCATACAGTGAGTTCAAGTTGATCTTCTTCACCAACTGACGTTTGTCCCAGAAAGCAACTTCTTTGCCTTCTCCAGCATCACGTGCATCTTTCATCTTGGCTTGAAGTTGCTTACGTTCACTATACCATCTTTCCAATAGACTTGGAATAATTCCTTGAACGTCTTGTCTGAAAACTGTCCCGTTTGCTGATAGCGCCCAGTTCAATTCGCTAGTATTGAAAATCAAATCATATACTTCTGCCCCAGTAAGATTGGAACTACTTCCATCTTCCATATCAAGGAACAACGGAACCACCTTATCTCTTTCGTTTACATAACGAAATTCTTCTGATGAGAATGTATCTTCCCATGCCTGTGGAGCACCAAAACTTTTTCCGACAGTTCTTTTACCTTCAATAATACGGCTAGTAATCATTTCTTCGGTGTAGTTCTGACGAAGTTGAGCAACAATCGTTTCTGGCGACATATTCAATGACCGTAGAACCGATGGATACAGAGAGTTCAAGTCAATACCAGAAATCCATCGCTGAATACCTGTCTTGGGCTGCGCCACAAACGCACCAGCAGCTTTTTCTTTTGCAAGAAACTCTGCAAGTTCGTCGTCATCCATGTCCGCTGGGTCGTCAGCATCTTCTTCGTTCCAGTCTCTTGCTTTGCGGTCAGGAACATGCATATCGCGGCGATGTGCTTCATTGATGATTGCCTGTTCAGTAACGGCAACCGCACCCATTGTAGTTTTGATAAGAACTGTATTATCGTGGGCAATTTCATTCGCCAAGTCAATAAACCGAAGTTTCTTATCTAAGTCTGCAATAAGCATAACGTCTTCTCTGTTATACTCAATGAACTTGTAGAAATCTTCGTTATATAATTGGTCTAGTGTTCCTTCATATGCAACCTTTTTACGCCCAAGTTCATATTCTGAAATAGCATCCAACGAGTATGAGTGCATTTCATGATATGTATACTTACGGTAAAGTTCAAGATAGTCCAAGTGAACCCGCCCCACCAGTTCATAGGTGAGTTGGTCTTTGCCATACTTCTTGACATATTTTTCTTTTGGCTGCACATCCCATAGACATAGACGTTTGATGTATTCTTTGCCGAGAACTTGAATAATTCTACGGACAGTATAAGGAATATCGTAACCTTCTGAGTTCCATCCGCTGATGATATCTGCATCATCTACAAGAGATAGAAAATCTTTGAGCATTTCCTTTTCACTGCGATACCACTTTGTATTGTCAAACCGTGTGCAGATTTGTTCTGCTTCTTCATCTGACATACCTTTTGGTGGAATGGCCAATGTAATTAGTTCGCCTATCCAGTCAAGGTAAACTGTGATGGCGGTAATTGGCATAAATGCTTCTTCGGTTGACGAGAACCCACGTTCCTTGTCAAAGTCAACTTCAATGTCGCAAAATGCAGTATGCAGAACGGGAGAATCTACCCCGTTGTAATTTAGAGATAGGCATTGGTTCTCTGGCTTGATATCGCTTTCAAACAGCTTTTTTCCAGAGTTAATCTTTAGTTCTTTATGGAAATCTTTAGTTGTCTTGCATCGGATTTGGCGAATTTTATCACCAAAGATACTACGATGCTGGCCGTTTTGGTCCTTTACATAGAATGTTCTAATAGCGGGATAGTCTTTGAATACCCGCTTTCCGTTTAACCGTTCAACAACACGAACCAAGTCGTGTTTTTTATCGTAATATGCATCAACGTATGACAAAACGTCTCCTTATTTTATTCCTGAAATGGTAAATCTGGTAAGCACATTCAACTTCATTGCGCTTTCATATGATATTGAAGATAATGGGTATTTATTTTTAATCTCATCAACACTATAGCATACATTGGTATGATCTTCAATAGACAAGTTATTGGATTGTATCAGGCATTGTTTTCCCGCTGGTATTCTTTCAAACCATTCTGAAGTCATATGCTCACTGCTTAGATTTATGATAGTATCATAGTGTTCCAACCCATCAAACGTCAATACATCTTCTGTAAAATGTGTTCCATAGTTATGGAACTTTGAGTTGAGCCGCTTGCTTATAACATTACATCTTGGATCAATGTCTATTTCATCTATGATGAAAGTAGGATAACGGTGACATATATAGTGTGTTAGAAATCCAAACCATGAGCCGATATATAGAACTTTTCCTCCATGGTTTGGAAGATGCGATAATGCAGTGATTGCTTGATTTTTGCTATGAATTTGATTTGTATGAAATGCATCTCTGACTTCTTCCATAGTTGTCAGAGATGCAATGTTTTCTTCATACAATATATCAAAGAATGCTGATATGTATGTTTCTATCATGCTTTGAGTAGATACATCATTGTTTCTGGTATATCGTTGATAACGATAAGTTCATTTGGATAGCGAAGGTAGTCCGTTTTTCTACCGATTGGTTGAACTCTGACCATTTTCTCGCCTTGCGATACTATGGTGCAAACGTCTATTTCTCGTGTGCCTGTGGCGGCAAGGACAACAGTGTCCTTGCCGAGTTCTCTGCCAAATCTATCCTTATGAATGATTGGCTGTTTCGCCATCAGCCACGTCCAACAGTTTTGAGAATTGTTTCAACATCTTCAAAGTCTTGCTTTGCTTCGGTTAGCCGTGCCTTGTGAGCAATGCTAATTGCTTTATTGATGAGAGAAGGCTTGATGTCAAGTTCTTCTGCAATTGCCTTGACCGTATCTTTTAGACCACCCTTGAGGTCTTCAATCTCTTGAAGGACTGAACATCCTTCATCTACGAGTTGAGTTAGTTTTGCTTTTTCTTCGGATGTGATTGTATCTAGTGACATGTTTTTCCTCTGTGAATAAAAAAGGGAACCTCTGAATAGAAGTTCCCTTGAATATAACACACCGAAGTGGCAGAGTCAATCGTTATTTTACCATTTTCTGCATGACCAGTAACGTGCTTTTGTTCGTGGGCCTGGGTTGTCGCAATTGTGTCTTGCTCTGAACGACTTTCTGCGTTCTGGGTTTGACTTCTTGATTTTCATGTCTGGGTCACCGAAGTTTACCTTTTTTACATTTCCAGTGCTTGGGTCTTTGACATAGACCTTGAATTTTTTTACATCGCCGCGCATTGGCTTACCGAGTGGGACGTTTCTGCCTTGATACTCTGCTTCATCCAACTTTTCATCTTCGTTGAACCACATAACACCATATGCTTCAAAGAAATCGTTGCCTTCATATGTTTCTTCATACATAGATTCTTTTGCCGCGCCACCTGATGGGAATCGGGTTTGTATCCCTTGGTTTGAACTTGTTTGCTTGTCCATGTATGATTTGGCTTTTTGCATACCAGTGTTTAGACCTTTCGCGCCCATGACCGCAGCATTTCCTATATCTTTTGCCAATGGCGAAGTTAGTGCTCTTCCTGCCCCACTTGCCGCTCTTGCTATTGCTGGCCCTGCTGCTGCTGCCCCTGCTCTTACTGCTCCCGCAATGGCACCTCCTGCGGCTCCAAGTGCTGGCAGAAACTCTTTTAGATTTTCGTGCTTTGACTTTATGGAATCGAGCATTTCTTGGTATTGGTCGGCCATCATTCGGTGATGACGCTGTGTGATGGGGTCTTTCACCATCTTTGCTTTTTTGAGTCTATCATCAATCATCATCTGTAAACGGCTGATACGATGTGAAGTATTTCCTTCGTCTATTTTACTTTCTGGAACGCAGTTGGGGACTTCTTTACTGCCTTTTTTTTTAGTTCCGACCATTTTGTAACCTGACCAGCATGGGTCTTTGGCACCGCCCTTCATTTTTCCAGCTTCTTTTATCTTAGACTCACCAATAGTATCTTCGTCGGCCATTGGACTGTTCATGACGGCATTATAGTCATCCATTTCATTATCTGACGGCATTTCGTCACCCATTGGTAGGTCCATTTGCATACCGCCACCCATTGGGTCATTTAGTTGTTCAACATCGCCACCAAGTTCATCGCCCATGCCACCCATGCCACCCATGTCACCGCCCATGTCTGGACCTTCAAAATCGTCAAATCCGCCCATTTCGTCGCCCATAGCTGGTTCGCTTGATTGTGCGTTTAGGTCAAGAACATACATACGTGAGGTTAGTGCATCTGACATGCGCTGATATGCTGCATATGCGCTGTTATGCATTTTAGAGAACTGTAGCGACAAATCATGAATGGCGTCTCTGGCGTTCTTGCCGCTTTGAATTTCAGATGCAAGTTGTTCAGTTGTGCGATTTAGATAATCTTCAAACTCATCATTGGAGATTACAAAATTTTCAAAAAGTTGTCTAAGTTTCATTTTACATTACCTTCTTATCATTGTTGTTGTAACAGGGTTAGTATAACTCAGATTACCTACATCGGCACTGTAACCCATCTTATGTTTCTTTTTAGATTCAGTTTTAGCTTTTCCATAAACAGAACGCTTCGCATCGGCCTTCTTGGTTCCAGGCGTCATAGGCATCGCAACTGATGCAAATGCCCCTGAAAAATTCTCGCTTATGATCTCATTTATTTTCATAATAGTATTTATCCTTTTATGCAGCTTTGGTATTTAGGTTTCTACCAAACTCAAGTTTGCGTTTGATACTACTCAATACTTCAAAGAATAGTTCTTTTACCGCATTTAGATTTTCAAAGAAACTAAAGAAGGTAAGACCTGGAACTTTTTCAGTAGCAACATTCATCACTGTTGAAATGAAAGTTCCGAATTGGTCGGCAAAGTTTGATTTGACCACGTTTGCCAATATTGTTTTTACACTAGATAGATTCTGGACCATGTATTTGGCAAACGCATATACGCCAAGACTTCCCAAGAAGCCGATAATGCCGCCACGCTTGAATATTGCAGATGCGAATGTAATGATATTCTGCACCATATCCCTCAGTGTGGTAGCGACTGTTTCGTTATTGACAAGGCCAATCGCAGTGTTCAGAACCGATGATAGTTGCTTCAACATTCCTCTTGACGATTTCACCATTTGGGTGTATGATTTCTCAAAATATGTTTCATCCATAAGAATATCTTTGATAAGAACAGCGGCGTCTTTCATGGTAAGAATGGTAGCCGATAGGTCATCAATCGTATTTTGTGCTTTACTTCCCAACCATTTTGTGACGGAAACCAACATTGCTTCATGTAGTTGTGCTTCTGTAAGCATCTTGCGACCTGTATCGCCATACATTTCTCTCAAATTGAATGCTGGCTTTCCATCTTTTGAAACTTTGTTTCCAAACTTTGCGGCTTGTTTTTTGATTTCGTTTGGGCCAACATCAATCGTAGTGTTGACGCCTTTTACGATTTTACCAACCCCGCCAGTTTCATGAATATCCTTGAATGTAGTTTGAGGGAAGTTGATAAGCATACTCAATCCCTCCTTGGCTGGAAGGCTCATACGGAATGCAGTGATTTTGTGTATCTTTGCATTTTTAGCAGCAAGCCAACGATGATGCCCATCCAACACATAGTTGTCAGAACTGATTATGATTGGCTTGTTCATCTTTCCGTTTGTCATTGCAGCTTCTACGCCCTTGTCGCTGAACTCTGACTGAGTTGACATTAGGTCTGCTGGATCAACTATTTCTTTTTTTATTTTGCCACCATTATCGTAGATATAACGAAACAAATCTTCATAATGCTTTTCGTCAATTTGCGGCATATGGCGTCTTGGAACACCAAGTGTGTCGGCAGGATGAGGTTTTACGATTTTTAGTTCATTTAGTTCGCCCTCACTATGAACTTCTGGGTGCTCTGGTGAACCACCAATCTCTTTGTATTCCGCACCGAACTTATCAAGAATTCTTTTCAAACGAGCAACTTGTTCTTGATTGGCAAGGGTGACTACCATATCTGAGTCACTTTGCCCGAACTCATGTGGGTCTTGCTGGTTCAATCTTGCAAAATGCTGACCTAGCTTATACCAATCAAAATCACCTTTTGTATCAATCACCAATGTATTTTGTGGCATAGTAAGCAAGTCGTGTTGGTATCCAGTGGGGTCATCTTCAACTGCGTCTTCATTGAATGCAACATCGGTTGCCTTCTTTGCGATTTCACCTTGAGGATGTTTTGGGTTGATAGTTACAACTTCTCCGTTCATCAACTCTGAGATATTTGCAGTTTTACCAATTGTATCTAACAGTTGATGCAGCTTGTCATTTGCATCATACCCATTAGTTTCATAGTTTGCCTTGCCTCTGACTTCGGTTCTCTTTCCAGAATCGGTATTCAGAATATGTAACACATACAGGTCATCATCACGTTCAAGTTGTAGCTTGTATGATTCATTCATATGCTTGAAATACTGAACCTGACGCTCTCTTTTTAGAGCGCCAGCTTTAGTTGGGTAAGTTCCAAGGTTCTTTTTGCCATCTTTAGAGCGAAGTTGAAATCCGCCCTTCACTTTTTTTATAGTTTCATTTACTGATTCTGGCGTTGGTGTTTTTGCTGGAACTGCCAGTAGCTTGCTGAATGTTTTCTTTGGCTTTTTTGGTAACACTGCCAGATATTCTTTTCTCAACTCTTCTTTTTTAGGAGTAAGTTCGCGAATGTGGGATTGAAGTTCTTTTATTTTTTCTTCATTTGGGTCTGCACGATTGACTTCTGCACGAAGTTTTGTAGTATAGTCATCAATCATGTTTTGAATGCTGTTTATTTCATTCTTGATTTCTGCAACGTTTTCGTCTCTTTCGTCATCATATATTGGAGCATCACTATAAAGTAGGTTATCGCCTTCGACATGACTATACTTCTCTACACCATTTTCTTTGTATGCTGCAAATACCGTTACGCTTGGGTCTTTTGATAACGCAACCCATATTTTTCTTCCGCCCGCTGATTGCATAGAGTCTGCCTGAAGGAATAGACCCACCTTTGTAACCAAGTGGGCATAGAATTTTGGCATCAATCCTTTTCCTTGAAGTGCAGGATCAAGTGCTGCGGCATGAATAACGCAAGGCGATTTTGATGAACTACGAGTCATATGGACCAAGGCATGCATATTGGTTTCTTTGTCGCATAATAGCGCGTTTAGTTCACGTCCTTCTTTTGCTATAAAGACACGAAACTTACCCATTGGTTCTACTTCGGTAAATCTACTGTAATATTTTTTGATTGGAAAGCCCCACATATAGGATTTCCAATCTTTGGAAACTTTCACAGTTTCTATTTCTTCGCCTAACTTTTTCTGTATCTCGCCAGTTTCATCATCAACCGAATATTGACTACGGAAGAACGCACTTCCGTCATCAGTCATATTTGACACTGAAATCTTTTTACTAGGAAACTCTTTGAATAGGTCATCAACCAACATTTTGGCATAACCTTTTCTGCGGCTATCATCTGCGGTAATAACATGAGAGATATAAACCTCGTCATCTACGATGCTTACATCAACGCCAGCTTTGACTACGCCATCAACCATCAGATACTTGGTTCCGAATGTTTCGCCTTTGTAGTGGTCAGAAACGGACACTGGGTTTATTTTTATATTCCCAGTGTTCTCTGTCATTTTTTCATTTTTTTTTACTGACTCTGTTTTTGTTACCTTTGGTTTATCATACATTGGGTCATGAGCGGCATGAGCAAATAGATACACATCCTCGTGTTCTTCATCCCAAGTTTGTTTGCTTTGAGCGTCCATCTTTTCGTCTCTTAGCTTTTTCTCCATTGTTCGCAAGTCAGCATATTCTTTTTTGAGACGAGCAAGATTGGCAGTGTCCGTTTTATCCATGGAACTATAATCATCCCATACTTCACGTATCTTATCTTCTACAAACGCAAGTTCTCTTTCAATCTCTTTGACTTCGTTTTTCAACTCAGTGTCATAGGTATGGAAACCACTACGCAGGAAGTCATCTACATCGTTGTCAATATCCGATAGCTCCCAGTTTCCGCCATCATTTTTTGCTGCGTATACGGTAATTCCTGGGATTTTTGACAGAGCAATCCATATCTTCTTTCCGCCTTGCGATTGAAGATCATCACTGCGAATAACCCAACCCTTCTTACATAGGAACGCATATAGCTTAGGCGCAATGCCTTTTCCTTGCCAAGATGGGTGAATGATAGTTGCCTTTGCAATCCAGTATTCCATGCCTTCTCTGTTACCATAGTCGCGCTCAAATTCAATCAGTGATATTGGTTTGCGATCCAGTGCAGAGTTTTCATTCTTGTCAGTAACCAAAAATACTTTGCGAGAGTTGGCTCCGTATTGTTCTAATACTACATCATATCCACCAAGTCTGCCTATCTTTCTTACATACTTTGTGTTCTTGCCTTCCCAATCAGTATTGCCAATCCATCCCCAACTTTTTGGTAGGTCAACGGAAGAAACCTCATTGATAGATTCGTTTTTTGGTTTCTTGTCAGTGGTAGCAAGAAGATATATCAGTTCATTCTTTTGGCGACTTAGGCGGTCATCATTGTAAATTTCGTCACGTTCTTTTGTAAGTTTGCGAATATGGTTATCCAAGAAATCCAAGTCAGATTGCATCTTTTCCAACTGCTTTGGGTCGGATACTTTTTCTGATTGTGCTAGTAACACGTTATATTGAGAACGTGCAGCTTTGATTTCGTTAGTATACTCATCTACGCCTTCATTGCGATAAATTGGGAAATCACCAGCCAAGACTTCATCGCCATCAACTGCGGTATAATCCATGTTGCCATGTGCATCTTCTTTTGCTGCATACACAGTTATGCCAGGAATTTTTGCCAACTCTGCCCAAATCTTCATGCCGCCTTTTGATTGGTCGGTATCTGAACGAAGGAAGAAACCTTTCTTTACAAGGTATGCATAAATTTTTGGCATAAGTTTTTTGCCTCTTAGCGCCTTGCCAAGAGCCGCACCTTTTACTTGCCATAGTGTTACTGAATCTTCGGTGTAGTTTTGAGTAAGTAGTAGTTCACCTTCAATAATAACTGGGTCACTGCTTTCTTTTGATAGTTGTTCGGTGGTTATGAATATTGAACGATTCATAACGCCTATTTTCTTTTGATATAGATTGATTGGTCCAAGAGTTCCGATAAGAGATACGCCAGAATACATAAGCAAGTCTTTGCCTATGTTTCCTGGGTTCCAATCACTTTCAACACCAACCTGTGTAATACGGTCTTCTTTTATGCCATAACGTTCTTTATACATTCTTTCAAGTTGACGCCCATTCAATCCTTGAAACGCACGAGCAATATCAAATGCGTATCCACCAATACTTTGCTTTCTTGGGTCACTTGTTACCAATCTGTGCAATGCTTGTAGAGCAGAATCATAAAAGTTTTGACTTGCTTTTGCTGCAAGTTTCGCCTGAAGTTCGTCTCTACTTATGGCTTCATTTGTAATTGCCTCTTCTTCGTCACTAGTATCGCCAGTAATAGAATATGTTTTTCCTTTTACTGTGAACTCTTTTTTTCCAGCTTTTATTGCATTCATTCTTGCATCAGTGAACGGATTGGACTCGCCCATCATTTTATCGGCAAGTTTTACACCCGCACGGTCTGCCAACTTTTTCAACTTGAATAGATTTTTACCAGTCTTGAACGCAGCTTTCAACGTTGCAACGGTTGTTTGCCCTACCACTGCCATTACAATCAAATCAGTTAGAGGTGGGATTGAACCCAAGTCTTCGCTTAGTTCTGCCTCTCCAACCAATCTTCCTTTATATGGATGTGGTTGTGATCCAGTTCTTGATGGTTTTGAGTTCTTTGGTAATGGTTCTGAACCACGAACCTGATCTACGCTTTCAACTGGAAACTCTCTGTCTGGTGACTTGAAGTTCTTTTTTCTCATAACAGTTTTTGCAACCAAATCTAACTGATTAGTTTTTCTGTTCCAATTCAACACAAATGGAATGTTTACATCAGATTCCAAATCCTTCATAATGGCTTCTTTGTCTGGTCCCATTTGCGCGATTGGTTTGCCCCAACGCTTATATTCCTTGGCAAACAAACGCCCTAGTTCTCGTATTGTGATCTGCTTTCCATTTCTTTCGTCGTTTACGCGGTCAAGAAAGTGATGAGTAAACCCGACATCAATGCCAAGTTTGTTGAATACATTATCAATATGAACTTCAAGTGCATCCAGTGCAGATTTTGTTACTTTACCATCGATATCTGTTATGTTTACCATTTTTTATTATTCCTTAGATTTCGAACCATTTTAGTAGTCCAGCAGCGTTCTTACTTGAGGTTGCAGAACGTATCGCCAGAGTTAGTGTTTGTTGTGTGGTTGCATTTTTTGCTCCCAACTGATTGTCCCAACTCAATTGGCCATTGCCAATCGTCGCTGGTGAAGTTTTGCCACCCATGTATCCACCATATATGCGTTCCCCCAAGCTACTAAATGTAACAGTGTTAGTCGCTATATCAACGTTACTTGATGATGGATTGAAAGTGAACGCACTTGACGGCGTTGCATCCACAAACAGACCCCATTCAAAGTCTGTATTAGATATATTTAGTATATCAATTCCAGCAGGAACTACGATTGCATTTGTATTACCAAGACGAATAGTTGCCAAGTTTACCCAGTCAGTTCCTACTGATACTCCAGACAGACTTGCAGTTCCATCTACTTTTCCAATCGCTCTTGCCTCATATCCACTTTCTGAAATGACACTTGAACATATGGTCTGCATGGTAGCTGATGGGCCATTAGATTCAATTTGAAAACGTATAGGTAGGTTTACAGTTCTTGTGTATACTGCATCGTTTATATTCGCATTATGGAATATATGAGCAATCACGTATTGACCGTTGATTACGAACCCAGTTCTAACCGAACCAACTCCAAGCCATTCAACATCAATAAACAAAATTTGAGACTTGGTAACATCAAGAATAAGACCACTTGGGCCAGTTCCATCTAGCTTGTCAACGTTCCAGTCAGATTGCATGACTTTATTTACAACGCCTTCATTACGAATTGACATCACCAAATCTTCATCTTCGCTAGAGAATGTGATACCATTTGAAGTATCCCATAAACCAACCACTTGAGTAAGGCCAGACTGTGGAGTATCCATAACAAATGTGTTTAGAACCAAGAAACTTTTTCCCGGTTGATAACTCATTCGGCGCTTACTCTGACGATACGCAATCCCAACGCCAGATACCGCAATATCTGCACTACTGCGACTATTCGTATGAGACACTGACGCACTGCCGTTTGTATAGTTGAAAAACTTGTTACTAATCACGTTTACGTTTGTAGCGTCAAATAGTGTAACAGGGTTTGAAACACGAAGTCTCCCAAATGCATCAACACCAGCATTCAAGTTGCCAAATGGATTATATACGGTATTTGAAAGACCAGAGTTTACTTCTACGTTTTCAATACTTACGCGAAGTGATGGTTCGCCATCATCATCATAGCGCATTGCGTTTTGTAAGCCTGAAAGATTTCTATCTGCGTTGTCATGTTGATATGTCATATCTTATTTTCCTTTTTTCGCTGCGGCAGCTTTTATCTTATCTGCATATGGAAGCAAGTAATCTGCCACCAAATCAAAGAATGAACGACCATCTATTCTTGTGTCTTCTGAAACGCCAGCCGCATCTGCAAATGCTTTGCGATCCCCATCCAATACTGCTTGTCGTAGAGCGGTAGCAGAACTCAATCGTGGAGTTGCAACTTGAACGATGTTTGGAAAGTTATAGTAACCATGGCGACCTTCCTCGCCATTGTATTGTTGTATTGTTTTTGTAACCCAATCTTCGTCTGTATACACCATGAGAGTTACATTGCCATGTTCTTTATACACTTTTGACGCCAATGTTAGCCAAGAGGTTTCGGCAACAATATGACCTTTGATTTCTGGCATAATGGCTTCCATCACTTTGACTTTCACGTCAAATGGCAACGGGTCTTTTGGCCCAACGGTTGATTCATTTGTTCCGACATACCATACTGGGTTCTTACTTGCCATTTCCCATGCTGCACGGTGTCCTTTATGTGCTGGATTGAAACGACCAAAGATTATGCCGACTGTGTTTTCTTTTGCTTCGTATAGTTGAAATATTCTCATTATCTTGCTCCTGGTGTCCAACGATGTCTTGGAACAAACTTCACGTTGCCAAACTCTTTTTTGTCATCGCCATAGCGAACACGACCTTCGCCATTTGTATCCCAAATCTCGCCCTGTTCGCCTTCTACTTGGTCAATCACTTCATTCTTCATATTCTGAATCATCTTGACCAATGTGAATATTTTGTCCAACGCATTGTTGTTTGCATCATTCAGTTGTATGATTTTTTCTTGCTTAGAAGGCGATACCTTGCTGGATTTCAACCAATCAAAGAATAATGGTTCACCGAGTTGGTCAAGTTTTTTAGCACCAGCGGTTTGATTTACAAAACGATAGATAATATCTTTCAGATCGCTCAAGCCTTTGACACTTTCTAAGAACGCATCAATAGGCTTAGAGTTCTGTGCAACGTATTTTTCAACATCACTGATTGCTGATGTGTCTACTTTTACTGGTTTTGTATTATATATTGGACCCAACACGATTAGTTTTGTTGAGCCGTTGAACATGGAGAAATCAGAGATTGGTTCTTGTGAATGGTCTGGCATACCAAACTCTGGGAAGTATGCATGTCCAACAACCATTACATTCGCAGCAGAAATACGGCGACCAAGTTCACTATCTTGTCTCACATGGTAACAAGTATTTGATTTTGGATTTGGACAGAACGTATAGATTCCATCTTTGAGTTCTGGGCGGTCAAGAAATAGAGAATCTGCATACACAAAGCCAACAAAGTCTTTCGGTGTGGCAGCATCAAACAACGGATAGAGTCCTGCAAACTTTTTTGCAAAAGCATCACGTTGTTGCTTTTCCTCATCTGATGCAGGAGAACCAGATTTGTTTGCAATGAAGTCGATCAAATCTTCTGGGTTGTCTGTTTTTGCACCACGTGACCAGCCGTTGTGACCAGCTAATATAAGTGGACCGCCTTTGGTTTCACGTCCCCAATACACTTGTGGATTACCATCCCACTTCATACGAATAGATTTTGAACCTTCGTCAGTGGCAACATCTTTCAAATGTTCCAATGCTTCAATGGTTCCTTTACTTCCGTAAAAGAATACCAAATCTTCTAAGTGGTTGAACGCACGACCAAGTTGCTTGTTTTCCGCAACATACCGTCTGGTATACGTTTCTGCGATTATTTCTGAAAATCTCATTTCTGTCCTTCCATAAACTATTACAGTATTTATCATTCTGTCCATATAAAAAAACCCCGCCGAAGCGAGGTTGTTTTTGGTTTAGATTTTTTTAGGACACTTTGACGAGAGTGCGATTATGAAGCCGTTGAATGTTGTATCCACCAGCAAGGATAGTTTTGATAGTGACGATGTGACCAGCAACATTGAAGTAGCCTTCAACACCATCACTGCACTCAACCAGTTCAAAGTCGGGGATTTCAGTGATGCCTTTTTTATTCAGGGCGGCGATGATATTGGCGTCACGCTTTGCAATCAGAGCATTGGTGTTTTTAGCCATATTGGCAAGACCACCTTCGCGACCATGACCAACCAGAAGGTTCCACATTGCTTTGGAACCAAAGTGGGCGATAGCAGCCATGCCACTATCAAACCGACCGAAGCCAGAATCAAACGGGCCACCAGCTTTGTGGTTGGCGCGGGATTTCTCAATAAACTCTTTCAGGGTGTCAAGTTTATGAGCCGCCCATTCTTGGTCTGCGGCATGGAGACGAGCGTTGACTTCGGCAAAGGCGGCTGCAAGTTTCTCTTTCATTCTTCGCTCCTGATTCGTCGTCCCTACAAAGATAATATACGACAATCAGCGAGTGAGGTCAATCGTTATTTTGCAGATTTTTCCATTTTTCTGCTTCTTGAAGATGATTGGAAATGACAGAAACAATTTCTTGCTTGAACTGGTCATCGTCATCATCGCTATCAACAGTAATCGTGATTATGTTAGAGTAATGCCCATCGTAGTCCGATATCACTCCCATGTTTGCCAGCTTTGTATACAACGTATCACTAGCATTACAGGCATCATTCCACGCACTTTCGTAGTCAAGCAATGCTTCAAACTGTGGCATCGTTACAGTCAATGCATAGGTGGTTGACATTTTTTCAAATACCATGATGGCGTTCCCTTATTTGTGGCTATGAGTTCAATATAACTGAATGATGGATGGTTGTCAAATGAAAAAAGACCCCGAAGGGTCTTTTTACCAGAACTTCCACCAAGGAGAGGGCTGTTCCTGAATTACTTCCAATGCTTCTTGGCATTCTACGACTGCATCCCAGTCACCAATCTGCTTATAGTTTTTTATTCTCTTTTTTATCTGTTTAGTTGTCCAGTAAAACATTTTGCCTTGTTCGTTTTCAAATACGCCAACGACATTTAGCTTTCGGACATCAACGTAACGAAATCTCATTTTTTGTCTCCAACTCACTATATATTTAGTATAATGAGAGGAAGAAATATACTATGAGGTTATTTCTTTGATCCATTCTTCGTATCCGATTTCAAACGGGCGAATAGGAAATGATAGTGTCCAAGTTGATTGAGCATCAATTGTTTCCCCGCCAAACTGCATATGAAGATATACGATGCCTTTTTTGGGAATCCATTCAAACTCTACAGGGTCAATGGTTGATTTGTAAAACTCATTGCTGCATATTTTACGAGCGATGGATATCAACTCTTTTGGTTTGAACTTTGGCTGATATGATTGTTTGGGAAATTTTGGTTTGTATGGTAACATATTACACTTTTGTGATTATGGCGGATGAGGTGAGATTCTAAATCTCACCTCATTATAAATGGCGGAAGTGGTAGGATTTGAACCCACGGAACGCTCTCACGTTCGTCCGCTTTCAAGGCGGATGCAATCAGCCAGACTCTGCCACACTTCCGTTATTCTTATTCTTGGCTTTATAGGTAGGCAATTGACTATCGCAATTACTACACACAAACCTCAAATTTTCTAACCTATTATCATTATTTATCCCATTTATATGATCTAGGATAAGTGGCATTGGCTTTCCATTCCATAGTGGACCAATGCCACAACAATCACACATATAAGGAATCATTTTTTGATCAATAATTCTTTTTTTCAGTCTATGCCTTGCATACGTAGATTTTTCTACAAATACGTCTTCGTCGCATCGGCGTATGGATTGTTGATAGTCAGTTAGTTCTATATTCTTTCCCTTGTTCCAAGGGATATTGCCTTTTTTTACCCCTGCATTTGGGCTTCTCACTGCCTTGACACGATCTGGATTATCTTGGCAGTGTTTTTCGTGTCTTGCGTTTGCACCAATGTTACTTGTTTTTCTGGAACAATATCTACAAATATAAATATTCATACTGGAAATCTCCCTTTGAATTTCTAGAGTAGATGGGAACGGCAATTCCGCGATCTACACTATTATTTATCAAAGTAGTAACAAACCAACGCGATAAACCCAATAGGGTAAAATGCATATTTATTTATCTTTGTTACAAGACTGATGGGTATAAACATGCAAAAACCCGATTATGTTATACGCATATTATAGAGGCCATCAGCGTAATCTGCATTCGAAGTGCAGCACGACTTACGGGCATAGAAGCGATTCATATAACCCTCTAATTTATATCAGTATCAACGAGGATTGATACCAGTGATACTGCCACTCCTAACTCCAAAATGTTAGGCGGCAGTCACATATAGTTGGTAGCGCATACGGGTTTCGAACCCGTTTCTCCGCCTTGAAAGGGCAGCGACCTTCGCCAAGAAGTCCAATGCGCCAAAAAATTTACGATGCTTTACTTATCAAGATACTTAGAAATCATTTCAAGAATGTCGTCATATTCGGCAACGATTTTGATTTCTTTTTCAATCGTGTCAATGATATCTGAATGTTCACCAACGCCGACTGGGTTATTTAGATAGACTTCAATGTTCGCCAAGTGTTTGTCAATATGACCTTGGGCATGACTTTTGAGTGCCTTTAGAAGTGCTTCTTTCATCGTATTTCCTTTTTGAAGATTTTTGGTGCGGGATGAGAGGGTCGAACTCCCGACATCCTCGGTGTAAACGAGGCGCTCTACCACTGAGCTAATCCCGCACTATTAGTTATTTATCAAGAACGCAATGGTGTCGTAATTAAAACCAATATGGTTGTTTATGACGTGATAATTGTTATTTTTCAATAATTCCAATGCTTCTAAATTATGAGTTTGATTTCCCGACGAACCTGTCTCAAATCTAATAAACTTTGGGTAAACACCGCCTCGCTTATTACATTCTTTCATCAAATCTACAATGAGTTCTGAATCAGCGCCTTCTGCATCAATTTTTACATAGTCTACAGAGGTCACGTCATATGTGTCAAACAATACTTTCCATGATATGCATTTAACATCCTCACATGTAACCAATCCTTCTTTAAGAAGATTTCTACCATATACTGGTATTAGCTTTTTTTTGTTAGCTTTCGTTTGATTGTTTAAATGTGTTTGGAAATCATCAGTATAGAAATAATGAAAGTCGTGAGGGCTTCCAATTTTGTTACATCCTTTTAAAAAAAGACGCAACTTTTCTTTTTCTATAACTTCTGACTTGACATAGTAAATTTTTACATTATTTTCTGTTTTTAAGAGTTCATTTGGGACCATTGCCGCATGAACTTTTTTGACATTTTTTTTGTTTGGAAGAACGTCTACATATTCACCAACTGCTTCTATGGATATTCCATAAATTTCATCGCTGCTTATTTCGCACAACGTGTCAAAGTCTGATGTTCCTACTTCTATAAAATCATAATGCAATTATTATTCCAGTGACTTTTGTGTTTTTTTCAACGGGAAGTATGTTACCCGAATGGCATATTCAAATCATATGCTAGGATTTTGGAGCGGGCGATGAGATTCGAACTCACGACATTTTCGTTGGCAACGAAAGGCTCTACCACTGAGCTACACCCGCATAGATTTGCATACTGGCATATACAAATTCGAAGTCCATAAAGGACACTTTGATATTGGTGGAGAATAGGGGGTTCGAACCCCTGATTCAAGAGTGCAAATCTTGCGTGATCCCGATTTCACCAATTCCCCATTTATTTTTTACCAACTCTGCTATTGTCGGTATAACCTCGTTTTTCCATTTACTGTGAACCATTTCATGATGATTTGGACACAATGGTATTAGATTTGTTGGATTGTTATTTTCGTGATTTTCATCTATGTGATGAATAGACACTATTTTATCAAATCCACATATAGCACATTCTTGCTTCCAGTGATTGAATGCGATAGTTCTGTAACTCACCGCGTTGTCAACCCACCAAGTTTTACGATTGTTCGCGCAACTGCGAGAACAAAAACGTGCATTTTTATATGCTTTTGTCTTTTCTCTACCATTCCAAATATATGAGTTGTTACAGCATTCACATATTTTTATGTGGTCTATAATGGGACCAAAGCGTTTATCGTTTTTAGCTTCTTGTAAAGCCTTGTATTGTTCAGTATGATATTTTCCGTTGTTCATACTATTATTTATCAAAAAAGCGATATTCAATCGCTCTTTCCTCTATATTTTGGTGCGGGTAGAGGGACTTGAACCCCCACACCTTACGGTGCCAGAACCTAAATCTGGTGCGTCTACCAATTTCGCCATACCCGCATTGTGAAGTTGATGGTGCCGCATTACGGATTCGAACCGCAGACCTGATGATTACAAATCAACTGCTCTACCAACTGAGCTAATACGGCACAATGAACTTCACATACTTATTTATCTTTTATATCAAGAATCGGTAATTTTGTCAACAACTTTTTTCAAGTATTCGTAAGTTTCTTCGTAAGTCTTGAAAACTTTTGTTCCACTCTTACTTATCACTCTTACCGATGAACCAAAACATTGAACTAATCCAAAGTTTGGAAATCTACCATTGCCATTGAATCTGGCGTTCCATCTTGTTCTTCTTCTTACTGGTTCATGAAACTCATGTGGAATGTTTAGTATCTCACTGCATTTCATGTAGAACTCTTCTTTTTCTGATAGTGTTTTCATATTATCCTCTCACATCAAACACGGTTTAGGCTCTACCGAAAACCATAACAAGAGGTTACTTCGCAATCTAAATGCTACTAACATTGTCTATATTGGAGCGGGTGACGGGAATCGAACCCGTGTCATTAGCTTGGAAGGCTAAGGTCTTACCATTACACAACACCCGCATAAAACTTATATCTAGACCCGATCTTTTCACCCCCAGAGCAAACAGAAGATTGACTGCATATATTTAGCGGCAACCAGCGTCTATTATCTTTCCAAGTTAGCCCAACGGCAAGTCTCGCCCATGTCTCTTATGTGTTTCATCAGCAAGAATCTAGATTATTGGAGCGGATAGTCGGGATCGAACCGACGACAAGAGATTGGAAATCTCGCATGTTACCCCTACACCATACCCGCAGTGTTTTGACGGTGTTTGGTGACGCAGACCGACAACTGCTCCATAAATGGTCGGGGTAAAAGGATTCGAACCCTTGACCTCTCGGACCCAAACCGAGCGCACTACCAGACTGTGCTACACCCCGTTGATTATTGTAGTAATATACTACAATAAATGTTCTCTGTCAAGAACTAAATCTGGTCTGGGTAGTAGGATTTGAACCTACGGCCTCCGCAGTCCAAGTGCGGCACTCTACCAGACTGAGCCATACCCAGATAAAAAGTTATTTTTTGTTGGCTGGGAAGGGTGGGTTCGAACCACCAACCAACGGATTCAAAGTCCGCTACTCTACCAATTGAGCTACTTCCCAACAATACTACAGTGACATGCAGCTACTATTTCCCTCGGAAACGTTTGACTGTGTATGAAGTGTTGTTATAGACAGGGCTGTTTGCAGCTTTAACGTAAATCATACACAAGTGCAGAGGATCGCACGGTCTTCCCTCACAAGGGGAGATTATATCACTGTCTAATCTAAATAGGTGTCCATTTAGAGTTTGGACAAACTTGGGGCTTCAAAAGCCACTCCACCACTTGCTTTTACAAAAGCAAGAAAATATGGCGACCGATACGGGACTCGAACCCGTTTTACCTGGTAGACAGCCAAGTGTAATACCCATATACCAATCGGCCAAACGGTTTAGCGTTTGTTGGTTGCTACGTCACGAATGACTTCAAGTGCTTCTTCAAGTGAAAGAACAACTACCTTAGCAGATGCCCATTCTTCATTGTCATCGTATCCACGATATTCAATGATATATCCATTGTCTGCGAAGGCAATAGACATATCTTCTACTTTGTTTGTTACTTCTGCCATTGTTTCCTCTAAAGTTAATATGAGTGGCATTCCACCACTCCGTCAGGTTTGAGCACACGAGTCTCGGCTTCAGACTTCCCGAATCCTTACGGCAAAAATACAGTTCACAGTTACGGGCTTTCACTCCCTGTATTCTTTTCTTTGGTCCACTGAACTATTGGATTTAAGTCTTTACCAGCCAGGGAATCTCTATTCAACTTATTTTCATAAGTGAGGGAAATCGGGCTTAAATCCTCATTAAAAAAGTGTTTACTCGTTACTTTAATCCACTCATTGAACTCTTCATCGTTTTCATACACAATCTTGTTGTGCGAAAACTTGTTACTAAACATACTCTGAACTGGTTCGTATCTAAACATACCCAACAAGAACTTTGCTTGATTGATTGCGTGTTCTTGTCTTCCGTATCTTTCGCCGTATACGGAATAGTAAGACTTTCCGCAGTCGGAACAAGTTACATATTTCTTTCTGAGTAAGTCTGATATTGACAGATTATACCAAAACTTTTCAATCTTGTCAAATCTTTTTCCTTGTAGAAATGCTAACGCAATCGTCAACGATCTATATTCTTGTGCAAGATAGTGATGTTTATTATTCAGGCAAGCAGCTACACCTTCGTGTCTTATACCTAACTTAGCAAGGTAATGGCCACCTTTGTTATCACTTCCAAGTTTGTGTCCATGTTCGCGTTGGTATTTGTGACCAGTTTTGTAATAGCCGCTTCTATCTTTTTTGAGTTCTTTGATTGATTTTTCCAAGAACTCTTTTCTATGTTGCAGTTTGATTTTGGTTTCGTCAATATTCATTTGTCTTCTCCATTTTGAATCAAAGCCTCATTGGACTCTGTAATACTAAGGTAACAGTTCTTGATTTTAATCGCACCTTTTGTGTGCGGGTTGTCAGGTGTTTCCTTAGTAGACCACCCTACTTCTGATATGACATGATTAACATAAAAGGTTTGACCTTTTGCTTTAACCACCCACATTGGAATAGTCGGGTCTTCAAGATGTTTTTTGTTGAAGTGAAATACTAACTCGTTGACTTTTGTTTTTTCAATCTACATAGTTTATCCTTTCTGATTGAGTAGGTTACTGACGATCTAAATGGGTATTGGCGTTAGCCGCAGGGTTTCAGGTTCCTACTCGCTACTACAAACCCTTTTTCGCTTTATTTGGTGGCCCTAGTGGGACTCGAACCCACGACCAATAGTTTTAGGGACTGCCGCTCTAACCAACTGAGCTACAGGGCCAATATGAATGAGTGTTTACCCTATCGTTGCTCGGTATTCATTATGGTAAGTAATGAAATCCCAAGCTATTGTCGGAAGCGTTTGACCTCCACGGTTCATTTGGATACCACCTCGCATTACTTCGCGGTGTTACTGCCACACTCAGAGGATACATTGATTTCAAGTCCTATACGACCACAATAGAGGCTCTTGCGAGTAGTCTACCGTCTAACCATATAGTGTTCTGCGCGTCTTTCCAATCCAACCAAGATAAACCCCGTTGGCGGTAGGAACTCAATGTATCGTCAAAATGTGATTTCATTTTGTCAAGGCTGAGATTATACCTTGAGGTGAGTGCCTTCGGTCATTACCCAATCCCTTGCGAGGATGGTTCTACCTTTATCCACAAGAGTCGTTTCCGATCATCTTGTATCACTCAATGCGGCCTTTGTTAGAGAGTGGCATTTCTCTCGTCGCATACTGCTATTCATCCTTCCATCTTCCGCCAGCCTTGCGGGCTGTTCAAGGTCGCTAAACCCTTACGTCTTCTGTCCGAATAATCACGTCCACCTTGCGAGTTTCAGTGAACCATATTCTCTTGCGAGTATGGTATTACGCATCTTTCACAGTATACCGAGGTAGTCTTTCGCTTTTGTTTCAATAATAGGAGTTGAACCTACAATCGTTCTCTTAGAAGGAGACTGCATTACCATTATGCAATATTGCGAACCTATTTCGATGTGCTACCTCAGTTGCACCATACCTTGTTAGATACAGTATACAACACACCGACTGTCTTTTGCCTTGCGGGCTACTCAACGTCTTTTCAAGTATCCGGGGCCTAACCCTTCCACTCTCAAGATGCTACTACGCCTTTCCTTGCAGGGTCAGACAGTGTAGCTACCTGTTAACCTTCAGTATTCGTTAGTTTGGCTGAAAACTGTTCGGACGCCAATCCTCTTACCACTCACCGACTGGCTCTGTGGCTATCCTTTCAGACAGTTCTCCTAACTTACTACCTACCGCCTCTCTACAGACGGGACTTGCTTTCGGTTTAATCCGAGTCAAGTCTGGTTCAGGCTTGTATAGATGGACCATCACTGGCGCAAGTTTATAGGAAACCTTGCTTTGGGCGTATTACTACGCTTACCCTTATGGACGCTATACCGCCCAATCTCTACATCCTAACTCAATTCCGAAGAAGAGTCAAGGACTTTTTTTATTTTTTTGGAACAGGACTGTCAGAAAAGACATCCGATTTTTCTTTGCTCTTGCCGTTTGTAAGTTTAGTAACTTCAACATTCAATAGCTTTGCAGCCATTGTAATGATTTCCATTTCGGCATCAGTATACGCAACAGCTAACATGTTTTCGGCATACGCAGATTCTTGATCAAACTTATGCGGATTAGATTTATCTTTGGATGCAGCAGCCGCAGCAAATGCAACACCCATTCTATATTGAACATATGGGTCAGTGCTACGGAGTTGCTTGAAGGCAACCATATCAGGTAACGCATCTTTCATTTGGTCAGATACATCCCCTGCTTTGAAGTATTCTTTGTTTGCCAAAGATTCAGATATTATGTCACGTATTTTCATCAATCAAGTCTCCGCTGATAATAGTATTTATCATTCAGAGACGACTGTATTGGCTTTCCAGCTACCTTAGAAGCAAGCCATATTGGACATTGCTTTACATCACAACAGCTTTGAACTGAGAGATTGTGGCAACTAAGACTGGAAACTTGTGGTTGGCTCTACACGCATCGCCCCGTGCGATTTAACTGACTAGGGTTATTGTCAGGACCGAAATAGGGTGGAAACGTCATTACAAGTAACGCTTCCGTTACTATCTATTATCATCCCCGATAGTGGGGGTATTTGGCTCCCAGTGCAGGGCTCGAACCTGCGACATTCTGATTAACAGTCAGACGCTCTACCAACTGAGCTAACTGGAAACATAGTTTTTGGCTCTATCCCAACGCAGGAGGACGATTTAACTGCTATATGCCGTAGCAGGACCGAGATTCTTGCGTCTTACGTATTTATCATACTGCGCTAGTATTTTGGTAGGGGATGAGGGACTTGAACCCCCAACCGACCCGTTATGAGCGGGCAACTCTGACCAATTGAGCTAATCCCCCATATCTGTTTTCAGCTACACACAACACTTTCCAACCCGTAAAGGCTAGTGTGCCAAGTGTGTATGTGAAAACAGATTTTGTGCAATCAGGTCTTACAGGTTTATCACCCCGCCTGATCTTGTTTTCAAGCCATCATCGCTTTCGCTAGGCCAGCATCGTAAATTTTCAAAGAGCGTGGAACACCGTTCCGATTACTTGTTTCTTATATCACGTTCGTTTTTCGTTGTCAAGAACTCTTTTCAACTTTTTTCGTCCGCGTTTCAGTTCCGAGCATCGTTCCTTTGTGTCCCGCTCTATGTTCTTAACTTAGCAAACTTTGTTTTCTTTGTCAAGAACTTTTTTTCTTTTTTTTCACGGCTGCTTCTGGTTACTAGCCTTAGCCCTTCCGCGATATTCTTAACTTACCAAACTCTGTTTGATTCGTCAAGAACTTTTTTCAGGTATCTGGTTCGGCCACCAGCGGGAGAGATTTTTCCCAAAATGTCAGCATACCAGTATCACAAAGAGTAACCAGATGCCGCCCGATCTTTATTGCCTTATCGGACTTCCTGAATGTGACTATCGGAATCGAACCGAATACTAGCGTATAAAGTATGAAACAGGGACTCCACAGAGGCTAACTATTTGCCAAATAACTTTCATCACAGAGAAGCTAACCATGGCCTCTCACGAGTTTATTACGTAACCACCCGATGTTTCCATATATAGTAATATAGTTCATTACGTATATATTGTCAACATATAAAAACCAAAAACCCCCAACTTTTTCAGTTGAGGGTTCTTGAAACTTCGGTCTTCCAGCCTACTTTACGTCTCACATCCCCCCAAGGCACACGTTATCCTCTGGATTATTACCCAGTCCTTGTGCCTGTATTGATGTCGCGACGAAAGTCATTTTTTTATTCCTTATTATCCTATAAAGTTATTTATCTTTTTTCTTCATTTTAGTGATTTTATGGCGTTTATGAACAGTTTTTTGTCAAAACCCTGTAAATCGGTATCTTTTAGTAGGTCAATCAGTTCATCTAACGATACGTTCATATTATTTATCAATGGTTGAACTGGTATGGAAGGGTTTATCTTTTTCATGAAACCAAGAAACCCAATCCCAAGTGCCACGTTTAGCTTGTTGGAGACTTCATTGCGAATCGCACCAAGCAGAACACTTCTGAACTGGTTTGGATTTATTTGGAATCGCCCACTGTTGCTACTACCGACATTACGAAGGTCACCGAGTGGTTCGATGTCTGTATCAAGTAATGTCTGTATAGCATTGTCAAGACGTGCTTTCTTCTTTGCAGCTAATCTATCTTTTGGAGTAGAACTTTTTGTATCAGGAGATTGCTTGGCATAGAAATATGCCGCCGCTTTTTTCTTGTAATGTTCATATTGACGTGGGGTCAGTTTTTTGTAGTTAGAGAAACGACTCATCACGCCATCAACAAAGTCTTTTACGTTTGTAGCTTCTTCATCATGAAGGTGATGAAGAAACGCCGCATCTATTTCAATGGGGTCAGTATGATAGTTGTAGTCATCGGTCTGTTGTTTTCCTACCATCTTATGATAGAATGAACCAAACTGTCTACGTTGCATCACATGGCGAAGTTCATGAACCAGCGTAGTTTCCACTGGTTTTGATTTCACTTCTGATGTAGACAAGCTACGAGGTTCAGTTTTGAGTATAGCAGGAAGATAAAGAACAATGTCATCCAACTGCGAAGCCTCTTGCGATACAGAATGAGAATACGCACCCTTCAACGTTGCCGATGCTCTATTAGCGAATATCAACGGAACATATTGATGTAGATAATCACACAGCATATCAAATATGTCGCCATATTCTTTTAGCTGTTCTCTTACTGAATCTGAAATGTCTATTTTCATCCTTGTAACTTCATTTGCATCAATACGATACTGAACGTTGCCAAGGATGTCTTTTGCCATCATAGTAAGTGGCGTAAGTATTTTGTAATTTGATTCAATGACCAGCATTGGATCAGATTTGAACTCATTAAGTTTCACATCTTTTCTCCAATGCTGGTATTATTTGTGCTTCATCCCTGCGAGGCGTTGTAGCCATCCCAAGTCGTCGCGTTCAGACTCGAAAACGAATGTATTCGCTTTCTTGTTGTTGCGTAGGCGGGTGTAGATTTCACCTACCTTTCCTGGTTTCAAAGTGCCTACGTCAAACATTACGCCGCCGTTTGTATCATAAACTTTGGCTCCGTCAGTTGTCTTTATCAAGACACCTTCCTGATTGTATTTAGCACCCAGTTGAAGCATTTTTTGTTTGAAATCTTCATCACTGCCTTTTGGTGCTATAACAAAAATCGAATCTTCTGCTACATGAACTTCCTGTGGTGTTCCAGCATTTTCAATCCAGTATCCATCCACAAAGAAGAACCCATAACCAAGTTTTCTTATGGTTGCAGCAAGTTCTTTGTTACGGCGCACATTTTCTTCTCTGTCATATTCACCACGAAATGCAGTCAATAGTGAAATAGGACGGTCGGATTCTGCATGTTGCCATACACGACTCAAACTTGCTTCATTTAGTTGCTTGTTACTTTCATCAATCTTGGAGACTACCATTTTGACGAAACGCTTACCATTCACATTTTTTGGTGGTTCTACTTCCTCAAACGCAAATGCTCGTCCCTTGATGCGACTTAGAAACTCACCAGCGGCACGTCCAAAACGTGCATTACCAGTAACTATTTTTTCTCCGCGACCAGGAAAATCCGAGTTATTTGTGCCATATAAAAATGCACCTTCTCCACCCTGTGGAATAATCAGAACCGAATCTTGGTCATAACGTTGACCCAACATAATAATGTCGTTTACGAACTGTTTTGCGTCTTTGCCATTTGGTGCAACGAAAAACGATTCTTCGCCAACTTCTTTTGCGTTGTCTGTTCCGAAATCTTCAATGTAGTTTCCTTGGATTTTGGTAACACTATACCCTTTTCCAATCATGTATTGCATCAACTCTTTGTTGCGTTCACGGTTTCGAGCACGAGTATTTCCACCGCGAAATGCAGTGATTGCCGCAGTGGTTTCCTCTTGTGTTTTATCCCATAGCCGAGACAGGCCACTTTCATTCATATTATTGTCCATGAGTGTTTTCCTTATTGACGCCATTTTATTTCATAAGTATTTATCACATAAATAATTCTATGTTTATATATATCATTGGATCATCTGACAAGCAAAAAATCGGCATAAGTGCAGACGTATCACAACGTCTCAAGTCATTACAAACTGGAAACCCAGAACCACTTATCATTCATCACACTGTGGAAGTCCCCGACGATAGGGCATACATTTTAGAGCAGAAGATACACAAAGAACTTTCTTATTTGCGTATGAAAGGTGAATGGTTTCGTATGTCTCCAACTATGGCTAAATCACAACTTGATTACGCAATCATTCGTTGGCTTGACGATCCACTTTTAGATTAGCCGAAATAGAATAGTTCAACCTTAGTTTCCACACGCTGTTGATAAACTTCAACAGGCGCACGGTCCACTACAATCAAACTTTTATCTTCTAGGTCTTTGAGATATAGTTCAATATAGTCTTTCCCGTCTTCATTTACAATGAGTAGGAATGAAGAATATCTATCTTTATGTGATTCTGTGAGTTTGTCAAGTCTGTCAAGCAACATTTTACCAAGAAAATCTGCACGGGCATCAATAACGTTGGATTTCATTTTTTCACTTTATTGGAAGTTGACGAATACAATGCCGTCTTTGATTTGACGTTTTTTGTCTTTGCTTTCTTGGTAGATTTCTTGTAGTTCATAGAATCTGCATATCAATCCACTCGCTATTTCATAGTCTTTGTTTACGTCAATACTGACCTGAATGCTGTCAACGATAAAGTCAGATTGTTCTTTCAGAGTGTGTTGAAATATATCAACTTCTTCTTCGGTTGTCAACTCAGAAAGTTCATTTCTAAACTCATGCGCAACTTGCATATCTTGTGGTAGAATACTATCGTGGAAATCTGCATCAACTCCATGCATCTGAACGAGGTATCTTGCACGTTCAATAGGATTGAGCAATGTATGATACGCTCTGCCAGCAAACGAAAGCCGTTCTCTTGCAACAAATGATGTGTCATTAGACAACAATGCAACTACCTTTTTGTAGTGTGCAGTTAGGCTTCTCACGCTAATCGCAAACTTTTCTTCTATGTTGAAGAACTCAAAGTAGTTTTTTGAGTCGAAGTTGTATGTTTTTTTAGTCCCTGACATTTCTTACCTATAATACGTATTTCATATATAATACTTGATTCTTTTTGCAGAGTCAAGAGTTTTTCTGCTTTGGTGTGAGATCGTGATATGGACGAAGTTTCGGGTCAGTCTTTAGATTTTCGTTGAACACCAACCCATACCTCCAACCATCATCAACCTGTTTCTGTATCCATCGGTTATGCTTTATCATATCCAAGTCTTGGTCGCCTTCGCAGTCTGGCAAATCAAACCGTTCAGTAGTCGTTACTTCCATTTCGTAATCGGCATCGGTCCAGTTATTCAATATATCAAGTATTGCCTCTGCCTCTACCTCATCCACGTTACGAGTAAAGTTGAAGTCATATACATGTTTTCCTTCGCGAGAACGGTATATAACCGCAGTGCCTTCTTTTGTAGGAGAAAAGATATTTGGCAACGATTGCTTGAATATTCCAATCAACCCTCTGACATCGTGTTTGTCAAGGGGTTCATCAAGTATAACTCGTAAGTAATGTTTGAATGTCGTCGCCATATTATTCCTTAGTTATTTCTTGTGTCGCTTACTGTTGAACTACTTCCTGTGGCAGTCGTAGTCATAGATATATTTTCAAATGTCGGCATTGCAGTAGTGTGTTGAGTTGGAGTTCCACTGATATACAGTCCGAACCAAGCTGCCCCAACACCAACTAATACAGAAACCAACCCTGCTTGCTGCGTGTTTGGGTCAGGTAGCAACATAAACCACTGAACCACACTGTATAACAAGTAGATGTAAACTGATAGAAATATTCTTGGGAATACTCTCCACTTGTCAAAATATTCTGGTGCCAACCAAATAACCATAGCCATTTTAGACCATTTCATGTGCGTCTCCTTCAATCTCTCTGAATGTATTTATCTAAAAAGAAAGGGGAGCCTTTCGGCCCCCCTCCCGTATTAGTCAAACTTAGCGACTATTATAGCTGAACGTATTCAACTGTAACTGTTGCTGCGCCTGCTGTTGCTGCTGAAACTAGAGAGATTGTCGCACCACCAGCGGTTGCTGTTGCGAATGGTAGTTCTGCAACGTATGTGCCAACTACATCTTCTTCAATTTCTGCTGCTGTCATTAGAGTATTGGTGCCATCAGAAATTGACACTGTTGCGTCATATGCTGATGTAACTTTTACTGTAATGCGTGAAACGTAGTAGGTGTGTCCTGCAACGTTTACGATTGTGCCGATTGCTTCTGATGTTCCAACTGCTTTACGAACTACGAATGAGTTCTTGTCTGCAACTGCTGCATCTGTGTATGCTTCTGTTGCGTATGCGTTGGTTGTTAGGTAAGCAGCTACACGACCGTCTGTGTAGTATAGGTTGGTTGAACCTTCTGCTAGTGCATCAGTTGTGTGGTTTGAGATGTCTGAAACTGTTCCAGTTACGTCACCAGTTAGGTTACCAGTTACGTTACCAGTTAGGTTACCGATAAATGCGCCAGCAACGAATGTATCAGTGCCAACAGTCCAACGATCTGCTGATTCATCCCATAGTAGAGACACGTTTGCGTCTGAACCGCGCTCAACCTCGATACCAGCATTTTGTGATGCTGCACCAGTTGCGTTTGAGTTTAGAACGATTGTGTTGTCTGCTAGAGCGATAGTCTCAGTGTTTACAGTTGTGGTTGTTCCGTTGACAACTAGGTTACCAGTGATAGTAACTGTGTTTGCTGTAATGTCGTCGGAGTTTAGAACACCAGATACAGTAACATCGTTGAATGTTACGTCTGAGGTTGTTTCAACTGCTTGACCGATAGAAACAACACCAGTTGAAGAAACTGCAACGCCTGTTCCAGCGGTGATTGATAGCGCAGTGTAGTTTGTGCCATCATTTGTTACTTCCCACTGATCAGTTGTTTCATTCCACTTGATTTCAACGTCTGCTGATGTGCCACGTTCAACGCGGATGATTGCGTTTTCGGTTGGTGCGCCAGTTACGTCTGAGTTTAGAATGATGTTTGCTTCTGCGTTGATATCGCCAGCAACGGTTAGAGAACCATTGACGTTTACGTTATCAATGTTTACCCACTTTGTGCCATCCCACGCGATGATTTGGTTTGTAGCCACACTTGTGATTTCAACATCATCTAGACCGTCTAGTGTTAGACCTGTGATGCCTGAAGTTAGGTTTAGAGTTCCAACAGTAACGGTGTCTGCGGTTACGTTTGCTGCGTAAACATTGTTCCAAGATTTAGCAGCAGTACCTAGATCGTATGTGCCTGTAACGTCTGGAATGAAGTCTGATGCTACGTCAGCATTGAACTCAACATAGTCTGTATCCGCATCACCTACGATTAGGTTGCCTGATAGTGACATGTTGTTGCCGTTGATGTTTGCTGAGAATGTTGCATCGCCAGCAACAGTTAGTGAACCACCAACTGATAGGTCGCCTGAAACAGTTGCGTTACCAGTGGTTGATAGGTTACCAGCTAGTGATGCTGAGTCGCCGTTAACTGTTAGTGAGCCACCAACAACTGCGTCACCATTTTGACGAACTTCAAATAGCTTCTGTGCGTCTGATGATACAACTTCAAATACGTTTACAATGTTTGAACCCGCTGCCTTTGTTGCGTCTGATTCTACAGTTACTAGCTGTGATAGAACTGTATTACCAGTTACACTTAGGTCGCCAGTCATTGTCATGGTGTCGCCTGAGATGTTTGCTAGGAATGTAGCATCGCCAGCAACGTTGATTGTGCCGTCGATTGAAACGTTACCAGTGAAGGTTGAAGTTCCGTTGCCTGAAACGGTTAGAACGCCACCAACTGATAGGTTTCCGCCAATTACTGCATCACCAACTGTTTCGATTGCTGATAGATCGCCACCTGAAACATATGCGTCAACACGTGCATCTGTGTAGTATAGGTTTGTGCCTTCTGCTAGGTCAGTAGTTGACTTTGTTGCTAGACGTGTATCGAACATTGATTCGCCACGTGCAACTGTCCAGTATAGGTTTGTACCTTCTACAACGTCTGTTGTTGAGAACTCAGTGAAGTCTAGTGCAACTTCGCCGTTGGTTATTGAAACGCCCTTGCCACCTGTGAAGTGAGCACGAACTTCTGCTGCTGATGGACCTGTGTAAGTGATTACGCCAGTTGTTGAGTTGTATGATAGAGCACCATCACCACCATTATCAGTCACAGAGATTGATGCACGAGCACGAGCCTGTGTGAAGAATAGGTTGGTTGTTCCTTCGGTGATTTCATCAGTGTTGTCTTTAGCTTGAACTGATGTATCAATGTATGAACGTAGTGTTGAATCTAGTGTTGAGATTTCACCGTCAGTATAGGTGTTTGCATCTGCTAGTGCTTTTGCAATTGAACCCGCTACTTCTGCGCCACCTTCAATAATGTCTAGACGTGCATCTAGTGCATTGTCTGCTGCTAGACGTGTTGCTGCTTCTGAGTCGATGTTGTCCTGTAGAACGCCATCTGCTGCAATACGTGCTGATTCTTCTGAGTCGATGTTTGACTGTAGAGTTGCATCGTTGTTGAAACGAGTGGTTGCTTCTGAGTCGATGTTGTCCTGTAGAACGCCATCTGCTGCTAGACGTGTTGCTGCTTCTGAATCGATGTTGCCCTGTAGGACACCTTCTGCTGCTAGAGCACGTGCTTCTTCTGCATCAATTGCGTCTTGTAGATCAGAATCGCCAGCAATACGTGCTAGTTCTTCTACTTTTAGTGCTGCATCTAGCTTGTTGTCGGCATCTTTTAGTGATACTGCTGCTGAGATGTAGTTTGCAGTGCCATTAGCGGTGTAGCCGCCGTCTGTGCCTAGACCAGCGCCAACCTGAGTTGCGTCTAGTTCTGCTTGAACTGCTGCTGCGTCAGATGATGACTTTGAGTCAACATATGCTTTTGATGCAGCATCGTTAGCATTTAGTGGGGTGGTAGCAACGCGGATGTTGTCTAGTGTTGAACCGTCAGCCTGTGTTACTTTGAATACTGAGTTACCAGCATCATAAACAACACGGCCACCAGCCTTACCAAACTGAACGTCAGCGGAAATACCTGATAGACCGAAATTCTTAATATTAGCCATTATTATGTCTCCTTAAAAGCTATAATGGATGAAAAAAGGAAATCTGAATACCAGATTTCCCTTTTTTACTCTGGGATAAACTCGTCAGAGTATGTAAAGATCGTCTCCTCTCCTTACATATGTATTTATTAAACGCTCAAAAAATATAATATTCCGATATTATACATAAGTTACTGTTATTTTTATTTCGCCATTTGTTGAGCCATTATGTGCCAATGTGGCAATAATGTTTACTTCTTCTTCGCCTTCGTAATGGAAATCTGGAGTCAAGTTATACGAACCAACATTTTCAAGGTCAATCAGAGCATCACTGACTAGTTCAGAAATATTTCCATCTACACCAATATTTAGCGTAGGAACGTCAGAATAGCCAGTAAATGGGGTAATAACTTCAACCAACACACTGACAACACGAGAGTGCGGACTAATACGGCCCATTTCAATAACTTCAATGTTGCCTTCAACCTGTGATGGCATTACATAAATATGGTGTAAACTATTTGCATCTGTTGCCGCACTATCTTGTGTTGCTACCACAACCCATGCCGAGCCATTCCAAATGTAAAGACCCCATTCACCTTGTCCTGCATCTAATACATATGCTTGGTCGCCAACAAGAACATTATACAATGCATCTCTTGCTACAAGGTCGGCCACGACTGTAATGCCAGCTTTGCGAATACCCTGTTCAATGTCCATTCCGATTGGATACGAACCATTATGTCCAGAAACAATACCAAAATCTTCACAAGGAGTTCCAGTAACATTGCTTACAATTATTTCACCACCGTCTGCTCTTGTTAGAAGTAATGATTTTGCGGTTGATGCATCATAATAAGTTGCTAATCCAGATATAGAACTCGTGCCAGCAAATGGATGGTTATTTGTGTCATTTGTTAGGTCTACTATAGTGATCGAACCCCCCTGTGTTTCTGTGATATATAGTTTGCCCCCTGATGCTCTTGCTGAAATGTTTGGAATATTTGCTGCAATAATATCAGCAACCATGTCTTCTGCAATCGCAACAGTTTGTGAATATTCAGATTGACCAGCCGTTGTGGTAGTAAAGTTAACAGTTACACCATTTATAGATGCAGAGAATGGAGGGTATCCACCAACCAATCCGTAAATTGCGGATGATATGTCGGACACTGCTTCTGTCAGTGCAGTGGCATTACTTGCAGTTACTTTGTGTTCTGATGTATATGCATTTATATTATTGACCGCACTTGAAATAGAAGGGCCAGTGAATGTTATTTCTGTTCCATTCAAATTAATTTTATTTCCAGAAGTCGTAGTAGCATTCAACACTGAACCACGAACTGTGCTTGGAACTGCATTTTTTATATTGAGAAACACCGCCGCCCCAGTAGGGTTTGTAGTAAGGTCACCAGAACCATCAATTGATGCATAAACAAAATCACCAGCATTTCCTGGTAATGATGGAGAGAAGTCAATAGTGCCATTCATTGGACGTATCATAAACTTGTTTGGGCCAGGACCGATATGTGTAATGGTTCCGATTAGTTTGTCAAGATTTGAACTGGACGAAACTTCATAATCACCTTCGTCTGACATGCCGATAACATCACCAACTTCAAAATTGTGATTTTCTTTTTCAAGAACAAAGTGAGCACGTGGGTTTAGATATTTAAAACGTGAGTTTACGTTTGCATAGAAATCGCTTGAAACAATACCAAGTGGCAGTGGGTCAATCATTGGGTCGCCAAATTCATTCAGTTCAAAAATCACTGCTTGACCAGGAACGGTGAATATACCGATACCAGATGCGTTTCTGAAAGTATTATATCGTAGAACGTCTTCAACCACACAAACCACCGATGTTGATGTTTTTTCTGTGATGCTTATAATTTGTAGTGCTTTGCCATCCGTTGCACCAGCAATAAAGTCCCCGACCAATACATCAAATCCATCATATTTGAACGGAGTTCTAGTAAGGTGAGAACCATGTGATATTGGGGTTAGTGTCAAGGTAAGTTCCCAACGATATGGCTTTGGATTTGCACCGCCGCCCCACCATTTATCACCCATACCATCATCGTATATCCAGTATTCTTTCATTGTCATGTTGGTAACAGTTGCGGGCAACACCTTCGCTGGAACGTTCAAATCAATTGCACTTGTTTTCATTGTCATCTTTTTATCCTTATGCTAGTAATGTGAATAAGACCCAAGCGTGGGTAGTGGTGCCAAACTGTCGGGATGCGCCAGTATCAACTTCTGCTAACTTCAATGTCATCTTGGCAGTTCCAAAGTTTCCAAAAGCAGTTGGAGCGCCAGCAACTCCACCACCTGATATTTTTCTAGTGGTCATGTCGGCTGTGATAGGAGTAATAACATACTCATTTGTCGCATAAGCATATCCGTATATCATTGTGTTTGCTGGTGGTAAGCTATAATCTGGGAAAGTAAATTCAATAATACCACCCGCTGTTGATACTACGTTTGCAGTAATCCCGCCTGTTAGGTTTGAAACACTTATTACAGAACCATCAGTTGCATAGTTTATCTTTGCATATTCAACTGCGGTTGCGATTGGCTTATCCAATAGATCGTTGTATGAGCCAGTGGTTGCAATTGTTGATAAATCGGCAGAGTTTGCTTTAGCATCAATCTGAGATGAAACACTTGTAAAATACTCTGGGTCATTATTGATTGCTGTGGCAAGTTCACTTAGGGTGTCAAGTGTTTCTGGTGCCAAACCAACCACGTTTGCCAGTGCATTGTCAACATATGATATGGTAGCGTAATCATTTTGAAGAGTAGTGTTTACGTAAGAGACGGTTGCAAATTGTGTTAGGTCTGGAACGTTACTTAGTGTATCGTATGATACTTCTAAGTTTGCCAAGTCACTTTGTATTTGTTGCACTGCTTCTGCAATAGTGATATAACCAATGTCGTTATCAAATGAACTTAGTGTGGATGGAGTATTGATTAGATTGGTATATTCTTTACCAATAAAAATCTCAACGCCGTTATAAACTAGGTCGCCTTCTGGGTCAATACTTAGGGTGTTTTCGCCAATATCAATAGTGTTACCAGATAGATACAAGTCTCTGAAACGATTCGTAGGAGAACCAAGGTCTTGCTGTATGTTGGTCGCTGGAACAAAACTCCATCCCTCGTTTAGTGTAACTGTTTGAGTTTCACTGTCAGCGGTAAGGCCGGGGAAGCCTGTGATTGGTTCGCCATTCCATAGTAGCTCTGTGCCATTAGATGACAGTGTGTTATTGTCAATGTGAACAGATGCATTTGATAGATATACTTCTGACCAACGATTAGTTGGAGAACCAAGTGATTGTGTGCCGTTGTCTTGTGGAACAAATGTCCATCCAGAATCAAGAATGATATTATGGCCGATTTCTTCAATGGTCAAACCTTCAAGGTCTGCTTCAACCAAGTCAAGATTAACAGAGTTTCCGCCAGAAATAGTTAGTGTTGTGCCATCAATAGACAATAGCTGAACAGTCCCAGAACCACCACCACCTGACGGTGCCGCTGCTATCCACTTGCTGCCATCATATGCTAAAAGATCACCAACATTTCCAGAAATAGTTAGGTTGTCAGAAAGAACCGCAGTTCCCTGTAGAGTTTCAGCGTAAATATCATTGAATCTTCTTAGTGGAGAACCAATATCCCACATGTTATTTTGGTCTGGGACGCTATGGCCATCTGTTCTAATGAACTTTGCTTGTGTCTCGGATTTTGAGTATACGTCAAGTTCTTGTCTTGCCGCTGCTATGTTTGCCAGATCGGATAGATTGTTATCTATCTCTAGGTATGTTCCTTGTCCTACAGTTCCAGAAATAGATACCGTTATGGTAGACCCGTTGTCCGAAATGGATAGTCCGTTTCCGACTGCAAGACTTTTGAACTCAAAGTCATCGTTTCCATTCAACTGTGCAAATATCGGAGTTCCGTTGCCAAGATTTGTAGCAGTCTGAATTTCATTTTCAAAAGTATTTGAGATTACTAATGCGTCACCGTTGTCAACGATAGAAATATTATTTCCCGCAATGAGTGTTTTTAGTTCTAAATCGTTTCCAGTAACACCATATGAGATGCCAACGCCTATACCAACATCGGTCACGTTTGTAACTGGTGTGGTATTTGCTCCAGTTCCAGAGCCGTATGCGTTTACAAATGCATTTTCACTTGCATCAAATATTAGTATTTGGTCTTGTTCTAGTGTCCCTACCAGCTTAAATGTAGGTGAAAATGGTTGTGCGTTAATGCTCATTTCCTTCGCCCCTTAGTAATTCAAATATATTTTTTCAATGTATCCAGCATTTGTTACATTCGTAATACCAATAGAATCTCTATCAAGTATTGCTCGTAAAAAAACTAGATTGGCGACGAAGGTAATCCCCTCAACGCCAGTAAATGATTGATAATCTTTGTAAGGCATTCCGTTTAGAAGAATATTGAACCAGTCACTTTCGGTAGGATTGGTTGCTAATGTTCCTTGAATGCGAACACGGCCCGATAGATTCTGCCCATATATGGCAATTGTATGCAGCCCGTCAGTATATCCATAATAACTATCGCCAGGAACGGGTGTCCCTGTAACATTTAGATTTACTCCGCTGTTTCCCATAAGGGTAGAAGTTTTACGTGCCATCGTGATTGGTTCCTTACTCTTCTATTTTTTCTACTTCGACAACAACGCCAGAACCCAGCAGTTCTGCCACGACTTGTTCCAATGTTGAAACAATGTCATCTGACAAAACGCTGGGTTCTGAGTTGTTATTTTTGGTAAGTTTGGATACTTTGACTAGAAGGATTTCTTCTTTTATTTGTGCCATGGTTGTTTCCTCTTGTTATGCTTATTCTTATTTATCATAAGAACACAACAAGAGGAAATGGTCACTTTAGTTCGTCAATCAACACTGCTCGTTTTACTGAAAGGACCATATCTCCACCGATCATGGCCAAGTAACTTGCGGTTTGTTCATCGTCACATGCAACCGCTAATGTAGAGTATTGCCAATATCGTCGTTTATCTACCTCTGCAAGATTTGGAGATATGTAGATATTTTCCAATGAAGAAGCCATTTCTCTGAATGAAACCACTTCTTTAAGATCGACATCGCGACCAGCGATCATCGTAATCTTATAACGATGACGCTCATAATACAAACATTTTCTTACTTCTTCGGTTACGGAAAGTTTTGACTTTACTTCGTCATAATCTTCAAATGCTGGCTCACATTCATCTATTGCAAACTCCCTGTAGTTTGCAAAGTTTTTAATTTGCTCATACAGTTCTTTTGACGTTATATAGATCAACGTATGGATAGAGTCATTGCGAACTTTGATTTCACCCTTGTTTGTCTGTGAAAGTTTTTCTATTTGGTCATGTAATCCTAATCTACGCGCCAATTCATCTTCTGTTGAAGGGTAATGTCGAACTGTAAAATGAGCACTATATCCAAAACTTCTGTTTTTTTCCGAAGTCATCGTTGATGGATTTAGGGCGTATTCCAAATATTTGTCATAAAAGTTGAATATAAGTTTAGTTCGTATTCTAAACTTATACTTCTTGTAAAATGGCTTTGTAACGATTTCTTTTTTGATTCGTTTATACTTAAACATACTCAAATGTCAATCCTTCCTCATTCACTGAAACATTTACTGTTCCGCCATTGACAAGCCGACCAAACAAAATCTCTTTTGAGATTGGCTTCTTGATGCTGTCATGAACAACCCGCTGTAGAGGACGTGCGCCCATGTTTGGCTGATATCCCTTATCGCAAACCCAAGACCTTGCTTCGTCACTGAGCACAATTTTGATATTCTTTTCTTCAAGCATGGTGTTTAGTTCTTTTACTGCCTTGTCAACAATCATTAGAATATGGTCTTTGTCCAGATTTTTGAACTCAACCACTGCATCAAGGCGGTTACGAAACTCAGGAGAGAAGAACTTCTCAATCGCAATCTTACTTGCATCATCGTTGCTGTTGCTAAATCCAATCGCTTGCTTTGAGCGTTGTGCAGCACCAAGGTTAGAAGTCATAATAAGAATGACGTTACTGAAATCAGCAGTCTTACCAGTTGAAGAAGTCAACTTGCCATCATCCATAACTTGAAGAAGAAGGTTCATAACACTTGGATGTGCCTTTTCAACTTCGTCAAGAAGAACAATGCTGTTTGGAGTTTCTTCAACTTCATTGATGAGTTTACCAGAACCAACTCCACCTTCAGCATGTCCGACATAACCAGGAGGTGCGCCAATCAGTTTTGATACTGAATGGGATTCCATATATTCTGACATGTCATACTTACGCAGCTTGACATTCAGGTTGTCAGCAAGTTGACGACATACTTCTGTCTTACCAGTTCCAGTTGGTCCAACAAACAGGAACGAACCGACTGGTTTATTTCGTGGTCGCATACCAGCTTTAGCAACAAAGATTGCATCGGTCAATTGTTGAACTGCCGTATCTTGTCCAAAGATTTTTGACTTGATATTATCTTCTAGCTTTTCGTAATTGGTGTTCTGTTTTGCATCAATCATATCAAGAGAGATATTCGCAATTTTTGAAATTGCTTTGCGAATTTCATCATCGGTGATACGGTCAGTAGTCTTATGCAGCTTTGCTTGTGCGCCCGCTACGTCAATAACGTCAATAGCACGGTCTGGGTTGAACCTGTTGAAGATGTATCGTTCTGCCAAGTCAACGGCTAAGTCAAGAGCACTATCATCATACGATACATTATGAAATGCCTCGTAGTATTCGCGCAACCCACGAAGGATTAGCTTAGTGTCGGCATTGCTTGGTTGGTCAATATTCAGACGCTGGAAACGGCGCTGTAGAGCACGATCCTTTTCAAAGTTCTCACGGTATTCTTCACTGGTAGTTGCACCAATACAGTGCAGCTTTCCACTTGCCAACAATGGTTTTAGAAGGTTTGCAATGTCAATGTTAGACCCGCCAGCATTACCAGCGCCCATAATCATATGGATTTCGTCAATAAACAGAATTGCGTTGTCTTTTTTGGCAAGTTGGTCAAACACAATCTTGGCACGTTCTTCAAACTCGCCACGATATTTGGTTCCCGCAACCATTGCAGTCACGTCAAGTGAATAGACAACCTTGTCTTCTAGGGTGTGCGGAACTGTTCCTTCCACAATCATAAGGGCAAGACCTTCTGCGATTGCAGTTTTACCAACCCCTGGTTCGCCAACAATAATGACATTGTTCTTCTTGCGACGAGCAAGAACTTCTGCAACTTCTGTAAGTTCACGAGTGCGGCCAACGATTGGGTCAATTAGACCTTCTGATGCTTGGCGGTTTAGGTTGGTGCAGAAGTCTTCAAAGCGAATTTGTTGATTTCCACCACCTGAAGCACCCTGTGGAGATAGACCAGCCGCCGCATTGTGTTCATTTGTAATAATTTCAATTGCTTTGTTGCGGTCTGCACCATGCTTCTTCAATACGAAGTATGCATAGGAGTTCTTTTCACTCAGTAAAGAAATAAAGATATCTTTGCATACCAGTTTTGTGCTACCAGAGAAGATAGCTTGTGTCACAGCACGGTTGAATACGCGGTCAAGGGCAAGTGTTTTTCTTGGTTCATGCCCATTTGCATTTGGAATGTCATCGCGTTCACGCAAAAAGGTTTCAAGGTCTGAAACGATAGAACCAACATCTACTCGCATCTTATTGAGGAAGGCTATTACATCATCTTCTTCCAGAATTGAATAGAGAAGGTGTTCCAAAGTCACGTATTCATGTGCAAGTGCGGTCGCTTTTTGAATTGCACGTTCAATGGAAAGATTTACACGGTCAGGTTGGTTGCTCATTTTTGTCCTTGATTTTCACTAATAGGGTTAGGTTTGGCAAAATGTTTTCTACTTTGATGGTATCGCCAACTCTTGTTTGATATGGAACGAATACTTCAACTTGATACTTATCAATTTCTATAAGTATGTTTTCTCCAAGATAGTCTTTCAACTCTTTGTGAGAAGTGTATATTGTCGTTTTGAATATTTGGGAAGATGGCGGAAGATTGGATAAGGTTTCATACGCTTCAACTATCTGTCTAAACTTTTCGGTATCGCCACCAATGTCTGGGTGATATTTTTTGACAAGTTCATTGAATCGTTGTTTTAGTTCATCGGATGTGAAGTTAGTTGGTAGTTCAAATAGTTTGATTGATTCAGTCGGTGACATAGTAGCGTTCATACGCAGCAATGATACTCTTTTGTTGTGAAACAAGTTCCAGAACACTTGCCATGTTCAGGCTCAATTGTTCATATCCATTTGCATCTATTGCAAAGAGAACGACAGACTTACCATTCTTTTCCAAGTCGTTGAATACCTCATCTACGTTTTCACGAGTAACAACGATATAGTCAACAGTTTTTAGATTGAGGGTTGATATTTTTGGCAAAACCAATGCTGGCTTTGGAGTTGGAACCGCAGAGTATGTGACTGGTTCTGGCTTTGGAGAACAAGCACTAAGGACGGTAATTGGGATTAGCAATGTCAGTGCAACTGAGATTGATTTCACTTGGTTTCGTAGCATTCAATTCTTCCTGTGTTAGTGGGCTTCCACTTTGTATTTCAAAACATCTTAGCACATCTTGGCTTGCTTTGTCAATGATTTTTTCTACTAACTTTGGTTTTGATTGTGCTAAAAAACCAAGGTCGTGCTCACTTAGTTTTTCTTCAAGTGCTGCCACGCGGTCTGATGCAATGGAAAAATCTTTTTGGGTTTTCTCAAATTCAGTTCGAATTTCTTCTATGTTTTTTTGTAGTTCTTTTAGAGTTGCTTCGGCAGATTGTTGTGCTTGTTCTGCAAGTGCAGCATTAGTGCGATACGTCTGTATTTGATCCTGAGTGTATGTATAATACTTCCAAGCACCAAACGATGCCAGTCCCAATACTAATGTTACGATTGAACCAACAATCAAATATTTCTTTATGTTATTAAATGCAAACATTACTTATACCTATACGTTATTCGACCTTTACTTAGATCATATGGGGTCATTTCCATTTTTACTTTGTCATACAATATCACTTTGATATTATTGGTTCTCATTTTACCAGACAAAATACCTTCAACTTCATGCCCATTGTCAAGTTTAACACGAAATCTACCATTTGGCAACACGTCAATTACTTGACCTTCAACTTCTATCGATTCTTCTTTAGCCATTCTTTGATTTGCTTCTCCGTTATTGTTACTTTGCTTCCAGAAAAGAACTGTAGGTTCCATTCTTCAACATTGCATAGCTGCCCCGCATCTAGCAATATTTCAAACACCGTTTTCATCATTTCCAAGTTATTTTTGATTTCAATGAAAACAAGGTAGAACCCCGAATCATCTGGGTTTGGAGAAACTTCGGTATCAATAACTTTAGTAGCGCCTTTTTCTATAAACCCTGCCAAGTCCTGTGCTGGTGGTTCATCAGCAACATAAAATGCAAGAACGGTAACTTCATCTGCGCCACCAGTCTTTGGTTCAAACTCAGCAATACTTACGTCCCTTTTCACTAGGGATTGCAAGTCGCCTTTTTCTACACCTTCTACAATTTTACGGCGTTTCATTTTGAACCTCCTTGATTTTCAATATTGGTTTCATCATCAAGTCCATCATCATATGCTTGGTTTAGTTCATCTACATCAACGGAATCACCATCCACATTGATTTTATCATCGGTGAACTCATCAATGAAACGTCTTGGCATCCATACATCAATCAGCCAAACTTTATGCTTCTTGAGTTTTGGTCTGTTGTTCTCATCCAAATCTTCGCGAGATTTGACATCAACGGGAACTTTCAAAATGCCTTTTTTGAACTCTACTTCGCAGCCAAGTTCCACTAAACGTCTTGCACCCTTTGGGTCTGGCATCTTCTTATATGGATACATCAGCTTTACATAAAGCCAGTAACGAGAAAGGGATGGACCTTCTATTACTTCGCCATATTTCCAGTTATCATATACATACAGCCCTTGCTTATCAAAGACATGCTCAAATTCCAATAGCATATCAAGCAAAGTTCCGTTTGCATCAATATCTCGTAGATTGTCTAAAACATCTTCATTATCTATTTCTGACATACATATTCTCCGTCAATTATAATGTATTTATCCATGGTTTATAATAATAAATATTTTTACAATATGGAGAAGCCTATGACTGAAAACCCAAAACTTATTATTAGTATTGATGAAATTTACGATATGAGAGACCGCAAACGTCTTGAATTAGAATATTATACCAAACAACTGCTTGAATTACAAGAGAAAATGTCTTTCATTCGTCGCGAAATAGTATTGACTGAGACTATCATAAAGTTAGTTGAGAGTGACAAAGTGATAGATTTGATCAACAGTGACACGTTCATGCTTCCCAAAAAATAAGGTATAATGGCAACCTTTGATTGAAAAAATGATAAGTAATAGTGAGTTAGTAAAAACTCATCTGAAAATCCCCCAACGGAGGAAAAAATATGGCACGAAAAAAGCGTGTTGAACGACAACCACAGCGAGTCAGCCATGAGACTCGTTCGTATGAATCAAATGGCGGTGTAGTTCCTCTGCACAGAAAAACAATCCCAACAATATTGCCCAGAAATGTGGCACAAGAAGATTACCTATATCAGTTGGCCGACCCACAAAACAACATAGTTTTTGCGATTGGTCCAGCAGGAACAGGTAAGACCCTTCTTTGCACACAGATGGGCGTAAAGGCTTTTATGGAAAGAGAGGTGAAGAAGATTGTTATTACTCGTCCAGCCGTATCGGTAGACGAGCAACATGGTTTCTTACCAGGAGACCTAAACGAAAAGATGGCTCCTTGGACAAGACCAATATTTGATATACTTGAAAAACACTTCACAGTAGATCAAATCACGATGATGTTAGAAAATCATATCATCGAAATCGCGCCACTCGCTTATATGCGCGGTAGAACATTTGAAGACTCTTGGATTATTGCAGATGAAATGCAAAACGCTACCAAGTCTCAAATGAAGATGCTTCTAACACGTATCGGAAATAATACTAAGATGATAGTCACCGGAGACCTAAAGCAGCATGATCGCGGATTTTCAGAGAATGGTCTTTCCGATTTTATGGACTTGGTAAAACGATACGAAATGGCAAACCTAAAACATATTGCTATTTCCAGATTCGATATGATGGACGTTGAACGCCATCCTGCCGTAGTTGAAGTTCTAAAAATATACGGAGAAGACGACTAAAAAAAGGGGGCATCAGCCCCCTTTTTCAACTTCTTGAAGTTTTGCCATAATTTCAAGATAGAACCGATGGTATTTTTCCATACGGACAATATCCTTTTCAGTCACACCTTTCAGGCGACGAACATCAGTATTGTGGCGAAGATCGCACATCTTGACTTTCATGGCATCAACGTTTGAGAAAACACCCTCTTTGTATTCTTCATACGTCTGGCCAGGAACTTTGGTCAACGCACGAATACCATTGATGACACGCTCACTGATACCAGCATCACGCAAGTCTTTGTAAGTTACTTTCGTGTCTTCAATCACGTCATGACCAAGAGCGATGCACTGAAGTTCTTCGTCATTCGTTTTCAGATAATGCATCACTTTCATCGGATGCAGAATGTAAGGAGTGCCACCACGATCAAACTGCCCATCATGGGCGTTGGTGGCAATCAGAATCATCTTACTGAGCATTTCACCTTTTTTCATCTTCTTCTCCTTTGTTACAGTTATATCCTATCAGCGATAGAAAGCACTGTCAACGTGTTTTTTGAAGAATCTCAGAAAGTTCAAGGATTTCCTCAATGTCATCAGCATAAAGATTCATAAACTGTTTCAAGAACTCGTTTTCTTCATCTTCAAACTCATCGTTTACTGCTTCGGTGTTGGGATTTGTTCGCATGTTTTCAGCACTTCCATTACTTCTTTTGCGGGGATTGGTGATTCTACTAAGTCGCCGTTTGCGTCAATGATATACTTTATGTTGTTGTTATAGATGGTGTCAATACTGTCCAACTTTACAAACGAGTGATCTCCGATTTGGAGCCAAAAAAAGCCAGCAATGAGGATGCAAGTCATCTTACATCCCCATCCACACGGCACACTCATCCCACCGAGTGTTGGTGGTCAGGTGCTTTTCAATGTGCTTCAAGATCATTTCACGACCGTCTTTGCCGACGAAACGACCAAACACATACTGCGGAGCAAACGAGTCATTCTTCTGAATCGTAGGCATCCATTCTTGAGCATAACGCTTACGGTCAAGACCAGAAGCTACAACAGTGTTGTAATACCGATCATAACCTTCAATCAGCGCATGCAAACGTTCAGCAAACCGCTGTTCAAACTTCTCAATGCGTTCTTTCGTAGCATTGGGCAGCAGACCAACAGCATCATCGATTTCCTCATTCAGAATGAGAGCAACGATGTTACGGTCAAACGTCACACGGTCCAAAGTCTTGTGAATACGAACATACCAGTCGTTTTTGATTTTGATCATATGACCATCAGCAAAACGAATGATGTCGCCCTCGCGGTTTTCACGCTCACGAGCCTTGGCAATGTAGTCCGACAGCGATTCGTTTACCGAACCATAGACAGGAACCACATTGAAGGGAACATGACGATTGAACGGAACGTATTCGCCAGTCAAGTTGTCACGAATAGCCAACAGAACCAAGTCTGCGGTTTCATACGGCAACACAATCTGATTGTCGGGAGCAACATACTCAAAGATAGGAGTTTTGTTGTCGGCAATCATGATTTCAATGAACTGAATCCGTTCTTCGTTCAGCAACTTTTCTGCATCTTCTGCAATATCAGTCACCCCCATCTTGGTGCCAAGACGGAACGAACCATTCAGGGGAACTGGACGAATCATAGAACCATCCATCTTTTCCATGATGGTATGCGGAGCAGAAATATCAATCTCGTTGGATTGCGTTTCAGGACGTTCATTCACGTTGAAGAACTTATGAAACGGACGAGAAATCAGTTTGCCTTCTTTGTCAAAGATCAAGCCGCGACATTCACGACGAATAGCACCACCAAGGTCTTCGGGACCATCCATGTCAAACGTGTCAATCATAGACACAGCATAGTTGATGACAGTGTAGTCGCCCTTGTCGGCAACGATGAACTCGTCACGGCCCTCAATATGAGGCAACACGTCATTGATAGTGCGGATTTCAGGGAACTTATATTTCATGGTGGTGCCTCTCTGTCTTACTCAAGCAACATAGCATAGACACACAACAGTGTCAATATGTTTTTTCTTATTCGATCCAAGTTTTTGCATCAATCACAGAACCGCAAGACTTGCAGTATGTGATGTAAACAGTATATGAAAATCCTGCTTGCACTGTGATTATGTCTTTGAACTTTTCTGCAAAGACATGATTACTTTCGTTTTTGCAGCAATCGTTTATCATTGGAGTATCTGGGTTCTCCATACAGTTATTACAATCATCCATTTTATAACTCCTTTCTTTACCTTACAACTATATACAATTTTCAAAAAATGTCAAGCGGCTTTGTATTCGGCAAAGAACATTTCTTTACCTTTCGCACAAAGATGGAGAGTAGAAAACCAAGCATCAAACGACTGAATGTTTTCATTCACATTGAAGCCCACTTCGGCAAACCGTTCTGCTTTTTTCAGATATTTCCGAACCTTGGCTTCCAGCCGAACAACGGCGTTTGATTTTTCAGCGGGCGGCGAAGGACGAAACTTTTCAGCATCCTTGGTTCCACGATTGTTATTACAAGCATAGCAAGATGCAGCAAGGTTTTCCCATTCGTTGGTTCCACCTTTTGATTTCGGAATGACATGCTCAACGGTTACGCTGTTGCGTTTACCATGAACTTCGTGCATATAGCAACCGCAGAAGCAGCATTTCCAGTTCTGTGCTTCTGCGAGACGAGTTCGAAGATAAACCCATTTTGATTGTTTGTGCGCCAACCGAGCAGTCAACGAGTCTTCATACATTTTACGAAAATATTTCGCATCATTCGGAGTCTCGTTGATGATCGGCAGAACGTCAAACTTCATATCTGGTTCCTCTCTGGATACAGATTATGTATACAGTGATTCGTTCCGAATGTCAACCATTGAATGCCAGATTAAATGCGGCAGTTTCCTTTTCTTCATAATCTTCGTCAGATGAAACATCAAAGCTATATCGAACCGCAGCCTTGATCTGGTCCCCAAACGCATTCACCAATCCATCGGTCCACCGATTAATGATGTCTTCCATTTGAGTTTCATCGGCTTCATAGATGCTGTAACCGTGGCGGGAACATTTGTCGTCTTGAAGTCCGTAGTAGTCATGAGTTACAGTATCGTATTCAATATCTTCTTGTAATAGTGCTACTGCGCCAGACGATTGGCCAATATCGTCTTCTAACTCTTTGTTGCCTTCAAACACAACCATAACAAAGTTATCGGGTTCATCCTCGTTGTCACGAAAATAGTTTGTGTGGAAACTCAACTCAAACATATAGCGCATGGTAGTATCTCCTGTTGTGTAATCAGTTTTGCTTTGACGCAGCATCAAGCAGCGCCATCATTGTTTCGCCCATAAACCTTTGACTATCGGCAAGGTCAAGGTTGATCAGTTCAGCGTCATTGCCTTGGATTTGTTTACGGGAGTGTTCAATATCTGTGGCTAGGACTTCTAGGTCTTCTGCGAGAGTGGGATGCAGATAAGAAACCGCACGAGCAATAGATTGAAGTTCAAATACCGCACTCTGAATACGGCGGTGAGAGGCGGAAGTATCCCGCCACAGTGCTTCGCGTTTCGCATCCATCATTCCGCAACCTCTCGCTCTACAACCTCATCACCGTCTTCAAGGTATTCATCACCCATATATTCAGAATACGAGCGATACTTTTTGTTGAAAACGACTTTCATTTTTCTGACTACAACTTCAACGTAGCCATGGTCAGACGAGGGGACTAAAACTTTCATCACAGGGGTCCGTACATAAGTTCGTTACGGGCTTTTTCCCAATCAAATTCTTCAATCGCACGTTCACCAGCGATGGGAGAATATTTACCCCAAGTAAATACGTAGTAGACTTTCACGTATTCCTCAAGACCTTTCATCTTGGAACGATCACTGGCCCAACCAACCGCACGAGTCACATCGGTAGTGCTACCAAACACACCATCATAGTCCATCACGACATAACCAACGAAGTCGGTGGTTTCAGCGATGTTGAGGATTTCACGAGGGAAGGTCATTGGCATATCTCCTTGTTGCCGATTACATAGTATGTGTATCTGATTCGCGGGCGTTTGTCAAGCAGAATATAGAAAAGATTCCAGAGGAATGTATACGCGACCTGGGATTTCCATTCGCTTCACGCATTCCTCTTGTTCTTCTGTTTCGGGAGCAAACACCAGACTATCAATCATAAAATAACCAGCAGCGCCATCCCAGACGCCACGAAACATCAACCCATTTTTGGCTTTCATAATCAGCAATGGCTGATCTTCGTCGTCTGTTTTCGGAAACTCCGAAATAGGACGCATATAGTCCAGATAGTTTATACTCACTTCGTCCATTTCGTCTCTCAATACATCAGGTAGGTTACAGCTTTGATGTTCGTTTCAGCTTCACCGATTTCAACTGCAACTTTCTTTGCTTCTTCAACCGCTTCAATGAAGGTAAGAGCATGGACCTTATAAGGAGTCATACGGCCAACAAACTTGACTTCCCAAACAGACTTGGGGACAACGGGTTCTGCTTTTGCTTCTTTGACTTCATGCAGAACACTCACGTTCCGACGACCCATGCGGTCCCATGTGTGCGGCATATCGGCTTCAATTGTAGCACAGAACTTGTCAAATGCTTCTTCTGGGGTAGTAGCTTCAACTTCGAGTTCGACCGACATACCGCCAATAGGGCCATATTCACCGACGACAAGATACTTGGTCATTTCTCTCTCCTTGCTGACTACAGATTATGTATACAGTGATTCGTTCAGAATGTCAAGCCCAAGATACTTCAATCCACACATCAACAAACTGTCGGTCTTCACTTTGAGTTGTCACATTGTAACCAAGTTCAACAAGTTTTGCGTTCACTTCTGGGTTCTTGAACCGAGCCGAATATCCATGAAAGATACAGTGGTCATAAGGAACACGAATGTTCGTTTTGCCTTTGGTGGCAGCACTACGAACCATTTCATCAAGTTCCGCCAGAACTTTTTCAAGCGGTGGTCCAGCGAGTTCTTTTGCTTCTTTTGCACTAATCATTTCTTTTCCTTTCAGAGAAACATAGAACGTTCAATGGTGACAGGTCCACCCAAGTCTCGCACACGAAACTTTTTGCGAACAGAGTAACCATTTTCTTCGCAGAAGTTTTTATACCACTGTTCTTCGTCAATACACTGTTCGTTGGCAGCTTCCACGTTGGTGAACGACCACTTGAGTTGCCAGTTGTTGTCTGGGTCAATGCCGTTGAGACGATAATGTGCCTTGTGTTCTTCTGGCAAATCTTCCAGATATTCAACAACAAAACGATTGACGGTTTCAGTATAGGTATTCATTCTGTTTTCCTCTCAACGATCCCAGTTGTTTTCATTCAACCATTCTTGAACAGTCCCCCACACTATCAGATGAGTCAGAACTCCGATGGCGATTGCCCAGTTAGGGAGAACAGCAGGGGCAAAAACCCACACAATGCCACCAAGAAAGAAAGGAGCAAGAATAGTCCAGAACATATAAAAAGCAAAGCGCATCTATGTTTCTCCTTAGTGGCTACAGATTATGTATACAGTGATTCGCCCTCACTGTCAACATCAAAAGTAGTTGCGTTCCCAGTATTCTTCATTTTCTTTTTCAATGGCGACCCATTCATCTATGAGTTCAAGAACAGTGTCGGGCGACACGATGTATGGTTCTTCCCAATCTGGGTCGTTGTGTGATGAATAAACAGAGCGACCGCCATACTGAACATGAAAACATTCATTCTCATCTTCATATATACGAACTCCACCCCATTCTTCATAGGTGTTCCAGTTGGCTTCATATACAAGATTCATGCTTTTATTTTGTAACCTTCAGTTTCTATTCCATATTCGGCAAGTTCTTCAAAAGTTTTGATACTTCCGCATTCAACGAGGTCCAACAGACAACTATATTCTCGGTATCCTTCCCTTGAAATATAATCATTCTTTTGTTCTTCCAAAATCTGAAGAAGATTGGCTTTGCTGTCAGTCATGATTATCTCCCTTTGTTACTTTACACTTATAAGATGATTCGTATCAAAAGTCAAATAAAAAAGGCGACCGAAGCCGCCTTTTCTGTTATTTTGTTAGCAATTCAAATACGTCATCTGGTAGAACACCGTTGTGTTTTCCTAACAGTGACACAGTTTTGACCGCAGCAAGTTTCTTGTTACGTTCATCATTTGCTTTCCATACAGCAGCCATCCAAGTAACATACTCTTTTGACGAAGTATCAAACAGGTCTTTTGGGATTGGAGGAAAATCACTCATAGCGAGACACCATTTCAGTTTCAGGGTTCACAACCGCACGTTCACGGATTGCTTCAAACGTATCTTCAAGAAGAAGGTCACCGTTTTCATATACAACCCGAAGAACTTTGTCTTCTTCACGAGCGTTCTTTTCTTCTACGGTTCGGAACCCGCAGCTTCCAATTCCACATTCGTGAACCAGTTCAAGGCGACCTTTCTTAGAAAGTTTACCTTTATCAGTGATTGGGTCTTTGTAAACATCAACCCAAACCCCATTCACAAGTGCAGCAGAACACTTCATCGCAAACTTCTGGTCATCGCGTTGTGGAGCGCCAAGTAGAGCGCCACCCATACCAAATGCAACGTTGTCGGCACAGAAACCATTTGCTTTCAGGCTTTCAAGAATAGCTTTGACACTATCCGAATTGATGCCATCACCTTGAATGATACGAACATGATTTAGAAGTTTGTAACCTTTTGCGTTTACAGTTGAACCAAAAGTTTTGTCCAACAGTTTTGCAACTTTTGTCACAACTTCAACTGGGTCACCAGAGTCGGGACGGACAACAAGAGTTGCGCCAGACTTGATTACTTCTTCGCGAAGTTCACCACCCCATAGATTTTCAACAGCGTTGAAAATATCATAGCTGTCAGAAACAACAGCAAGGATTGACCCAGGTTTAGCGAACTGTTTCAGCATATTTTTGTATGCTTTGACTTCGTTTTCGCGACCCCAAGAAGTAATGGTGCTATGTTCAGCAGCAGGAATAGAGAACCCTGCCATTGGCATTTTGTAGTAGCGTTTTGCACCAACTACAGCAGCAATAGTGTCAGTCCCCATAAAGCTGACCAAGTGAGCCATGCCGCCAAGAGTGGCAGACTCATGCGAAGATGTTCCTCGCGCACCGAAGTCGTGTAGTTTGAAGTTGAGTCCAGCAAGATCGCCGCCAGTTTCAACCATGAACTTCTGAATGATTTTCTTGATTTCACGGCTGGTTGTGGCAACAGTGGTTGGATACCAGATTGCACGAAGCAATGCAGTTTCCAAGTAGGTGGTCAACCAGAAACACTTTGGATCGGTGTTTTCAACAGTAACCATTGCGTTGTGAACAGGAATCACAGTCCCTTCGGGCGCAGCTTTGATGCGAATAGGAAGTTTCCCGCCAAGTTCCTTGACGATGTATTCCCAACCTTCACGATTGAATGGTTCCCCATGGCCAGTCCAGATTTCTTCTGCTTCATCCACATCTGCCATCGTGATTGGTTCAAGCAGATACTCTTTGATGAACGCTTGTAGTCCGAAGAACACAAGTTCATTGTATTTTCCGCCACGGCTTTCAATGTAGCTGAATACAGTTTCTGTATTTTCAGGGTATTGAACGAACATTGACGCTTTGTAGCTGTCGGTATTTAGTAGTAGATTGCTTTTCATAATAGAACTCCTCTATTGTTAGATTGCCAAACTCTCTGTTTGGACTTGATGACATTACCACGTCATTGTGATAATGTCAATAGGTTATGCAGCGGCTGGTCTGGATTCTTGCCATTCTTTTGTCCACCTTGGCAATTCACGATACCCAACAGGCCAATCATTTAGCCCAATATCAGTTAGTTTGCCGCAGCATGGACACTTGAATGATACGGCTGGTTCTTTTGTAAATATACCCCACCCCTCACCAGTTCCCTGATAATAACGAAGGTCATCGAACTCAAGTTCAAGCAATGCTTCGCATCCATTTTCGCCATTGCCCCATCCAGTGCATCGATGTTGCAGTGACCAAGTATTTTTTCCGTTTTTTCCCGCTTCAAGAATCTTCATTTTGCTCACCCAATGTTGATAAAGTTGTCGATGATGTGGAAGTGATCTTCAAACATCTTTTCTTGCTTCACGTCTTTGAACGGAACCCAGAACGCTTTTTCGGCATCATCCGAACCTTTCACTTTCGGCAGTTCACCAACGCCCAAATCAATGTGAAATGCTTGGGTAATGGTGCGACCACGAGACGAACGATTAGGAGCATCAAAAGTCTTGGAACCCTTGATAGAACCTTTCAGCACTGGGACAGGAACCTTGATTTTGGTTTCTTCTTTCAGTTCACGAATGGCACCATCCAGCATAGTCTCATCTTGGTTCAGGAAACCGCCAGGGAGCGCCCATTGGCCCTTGCCAGGCATGTCACCACGCTTGACCAGTAGGATGTGTCCAGACTGCACTACAACGGCGTCTACGGTCATAAAAGTGGGCGGGAAAGGTGCAGCCTTCCATGCTTCTTTATACTTCTTGACCATGTTGTATTCTTGCTCAATAACTTTCCACTGAGCAGATGCAGATAGAAAAATGTCAAGCATCCTGCTTCTAGCAGCATCAGGCATCAAAGTTTTGAGATTCTCTAGCGTGTTACTATTAACTTCAAACAAAGATTTACGAATGTCAGTTGCGTTGATACCACCAACATCATCAACTTCAATATGATTCTTCCAACGTGGAAAGATGTTCAGGTAGTAGCTAGTGCTGTCTTTTGAATGGCCAATCAGACCAACATCTTGTGCATTCGGGACAGTAGCATCAACAATCTTTTGAATGGCGTTGACCCATTTGTTGTCGTCATATGGGTAATCTGACACAGGAACGACCTTCACACGAGTCGTGCGTTCAGTCTTACCTGGCGGATACACGGCTTCAATCATAGCCTTGCGTTCTTGGAATGTAAATGGATTTCGGATATTACGAGCAGCGAAGCTGGAACCTACGACTACAACAACTTCATGTGCTTGTTCAAGTGCAGCATCAATAACTGCTTTGTGTCCATTGTGAAACGGCTGGAACCGACCGATAAAAACGAGTGCGTCTCGCATTGCAAAAACTCCTTTTGCTGTTATGTGAAGGACTCTCTGTCCTTCACTATTATTTATACTTTATTTTCAAATATTTGTCAAGCATCATTCGTCATATTCAAACTCTTTTTCACGAGCGTTCATTACATCCGTAGAAATCTTGTTGAGTAGACGATACTCTGCATATTCTTCTGACTGTGAACCTTGGTGCATAACAGGCATCCAAATCTTACGAGTTGCTTCCATAAAGCTATTGACCATCTTACCAAGAAGTGCTTCGCGCATCAGTTCATACGCACCTTCTTTGTTTCCAGAAATAAACATTTCAAGAATAGGGTCAGAGAAGTTTACAATGTCTGCAAACCCACCACCAGCATAACCACTGCCAAATGCATGACCAAACGTATCTGACAGAATGTGGTCACGGCTTCCCTCAAAGAAATACTGACGCATAAACAAGTCGTTTAGAATGTCACGCTGTTTTTGTGCGGTTTCATCATCGGCTTTGATGATGTCATTCACAGAGCCGAGTCGTGGCGATTTTTTATTTGCACAAAACTCCATATAGTCAGGAATCAATGTTGCAAGTTTTGCGTAGGTAATGTTCTTGAAATAGTATTGGTCAGTTTCCCACCCTTCTGGGATTTCTGCATCTTTACGCTTATACCAATCAAACGTCCATTCATTCCACAGACGATCAACTACATCTTTACGAATCATAGTAAAGAAGACTTGTCTGTATTTTGGTTGACCTTCATATCCACGAAGTGGATTGTTCACACGAAGGCGTTTTTCATGAACAACTTCAAAGAAAGTGTCAATGTCAAAGCCTTCACGTTTTACAGCGATGTCATGATATTGATTTTCGCCAACTTCAAGTTCAATGAGGTTTTTGCGAATCCCTTCAACAATCAAGTCAAGAGCGACACCACTGCAATCTTCGCCCGCACCATAGTCATTGTATTTCGCACGAAACGGAATAATGACAGGATTATATAGTGCCGTAGAATAGCAAAAGCTATCTCGATACGATTCCACGATGGGGAATACGTATACTTCTTCACCAGAAATGATCGGTAGACTCGTTAGACCACAAGTTGCGTTCCAGCTTCCCATTGTGTATTCCTTTATTTGTTGTTACGGATTGCAGTTGATAGATTGATAGTCAGGTTGATGCCACTACTCACATCTATCCAAAACTGAAGATGTTCATCGGAATCATAGAACGAGTTGTTGATTGCAGTTTCAAGCAGTTTCAACATAAAGTCAAGGTTTTTTTCTGCAAATGTGTTCACAGAAACATCGTATAGATACATACTTTCTTCCATAACCTTTGCATAGTTTATGACAGTAGTATGAGTAGAAGCCAATCCATGCAAGTCTGCACGAATCATCCAACGAGTTGCTTCATCCATATGGGGCGTGATTTCATGATGTGCGGTTGCCAGAATGATTTCGGCAGCTTTTGTTCTGTTTGGATAGTATTTCAGCAACAACTGAGCAGAACGTTCTTCTTTCAATGGGTCTTTATCGTATACAACATCATGAAACAACACGGCATAATCCAAATCCTCATCGTATGGAGCATTCATACGCTCTAAAAACATATAGCATTCTTGAATATGATCTGGGTTATGGTATGCGAGATTTTTGGCATACCATAACTCAGCAAATTTATTATTACCTAACCTAGACCATTGCATTTTTCAGTTCCTTGCAGTTGCCATACAAATCAAAGATGGCAACCACATCAAACCCTTCATCAATTTCAGGCTTCACGTAAGTATCCATCATACGATTGATAATATCAATCGGAATAGTCTTGCCAGGCCGACCAGCGAGGCGTTTCTGCCATTCGGCATAATCATCATCAGTAGCGGGCGGTTCAATGCACTCACACTCAACCCGATAACCAGCTTGTTTCATGCGATTGATGACCTTGCGCCGCTTACCGACACCAAGATTGGTTTGGTCCCAAATGATGGTGAGCTTGTCGCGAATGGCAACATCCAACCACTCGTTCATTTGCTTAGTGGCTTTGTCAATATACTTGTCAAACGCGAAGTCATACGACCAGCCCATAGCGGCACCCCATTCTTCAATGAGGTTGTCTGTGCTGTAAACAAAAGCATCAGGCTCCATTGCAGCAAGCGATTGAACGCGAGTGCTCTTGCCGCTGGCAGGATAGCCAACCATGACAACACAGACAGGTTTCATCGAATCGTCTCCATTACGTTTCCGCTTACACGATAATATACGCTATATTCTTCGGTTTTGCAAGACCAAAAATCTTCATATTTGGTCAAAGCCTCATTTTCATTTTCAGCCATCACGATGCGAATGTCCTGAAACTCTTTGGGGTCGCACATATAATCAGTGCGATACACAGTGCCTTTGACCAAATACGGAATCATAGTGCAGTTTCTTTCATATAACGAGTTGCGATTTCAAATGCTTCATCCAGCGTAAAGCGAGTAGAGGCAATAAACTCTGGTGTTCGGCTGGAAGGCATAGCCTCAAAGATACGGTGAAGTCCTTTATCCAAAACAGTTGTTTCGAACACTTTCACACACCATTTATCTTGCCCACGCTTTTCAATGGTGACATCATCGCCAAGGTCAAACCGAGTTGCCAGTTTTAGCATATCATTTGGAGTCATTTTCTACCCACTTTCCAGTAAGAATACCAAACGGACCAGCATACCAATAAGTAAACAGAACACTTTCGCTTTCGCTAAGTTCTGTTATCTTGCTGAAATACGGCTGGTCCAGATTGTTGTGTCGCCAAGGAGTTTGTGACGACCAATCATCTGACCAAAAAAACTTGGTGATACGTTTCTTTGATTTCAGTTGAAACAGTTCGGTTGCCATCATTTCCCCCAATGTTCAATGAAGTTGTTCATGTATTCATAGATGTTTTCCGCCCCAACAGGGTTCTTGGAATGAACCATAAACGAAAAGTTTTCTGGAAGTTCTTCAATCCCATCCATCACCATTTCACTGATGCGTTGTGCGATTTCATAACCAGTCCGTTCATTTTCACCAAGGTCATGGTCAAAACTGATCATCACTGGCATACCAAAAGTGAGAATGATATCCTCAACTTCATACCAGTTGCGGGCAATAACCCAATCATGAACTTTATACATATATTGTTCTGTGAGCGATTTCGCCCAAGTCACATCACTTGGAACTCTCTCATCGTCAATGAACAGATTATAACCCATATTATTCTCCATATCTCAGTATGAAAGCAGCATAGTCTGATTCGCTTTGAAAGTCAAGCCAAAATCGTTTCTCTTTTTCATTGAACGTGCATCCGTGTGGTTCAAGTTCTTTATTCAAAAACTCTATGGAAAAACCATCGTCTCTCGTGTATCCAGTTTCTGGATTGGAAGAATACGTATCTTCCAGATAGTTCATAAAGTTCATCCAATAGACGGGACACACGTATAACGTATTTCCAAGGTCAACTCTAATGGTCATTTGTGTTCACCGAAACAATATGCCACTCGCCCCATTCATCATTCAATGTTTTTTCTTTATATCGGCAATATGTGGCGTTCACTGTCAGTTCCACATCATCAACATACGCATTTTTCACTTCAATTCTACATTCACTAAACCGAATCTCATGCGCCAGCGGAATACCAAGAATAAGATACAAAGAAACAATCCATAATGCCATAACCACTAACAAGTTAGTTGTTCGTTGCAATGCGTAAACGAATACCAGAACGCTAATACCACACAGTGCAATAAAAAACCACAATGCTGGCTCACTTACATGAGACGTTCCGAAAATGAGTTCGCCAAGATAGGTAAGAAAATCAATCATTTTGGTCCATAAATAGTTGAAAAAGTTTCAGCCGCCCAATGTTTGGCAAACAACTTGTCCCAATACACAAAGTCTTTGCTTTGGACATTATCTTTTGCCCAAGGATTAGTGACTGCAATACTAAATCGAATCATGGTTTCTTCCATAGTGTTGGTCCAAAGATGCCCCTATCTTCCACATAGCAATAGCTTGGAACATAGTATTCAATGAACCTGTCGCTCACATCTACTTTGAAAATACTTGCCCGATCTTCTGGCTTATCGCCATGATAGATGACTCGGATTGCAATATCTCTATTTGTAAGTCCGCTTTCCCATGTAGTTTTATCGTCAGACAACATACTCTGTATGTTATGTCCAAACCAAACATCCTTGAAGTTTTGAATACATGGTTTCGGAGTGTTATATTCTTTCTGGTATACGGTGCCAGCACCAAAAGCCAATGCTGCGATACCAACGCCAAGGATAAGTTGCTTGATCATTCTTTATACTTCTCGTCAGTTGGCAGCATTTCAGTTTCGCAAGATACTGAAAACTGGTTGGTTTCAAACACTTTCAAATCAAATAGTTTTGATTCTCGTTCTGGGTCAGCATATGCAGCTTGAATATCAGCCATTATAACTTGGCTAAGACGCTCACATTCACCTTGTGTTTGGCCTTCGTATCCCATAGAGAATACGACTGCACCAGCATACCATAGAGTTACCCAGAATGTCATGTCATTTCCTTTTGAATGGTTTAGGCATTGTTATTTCAATGAGTTCGTCAGTGATTTCCTTGATACGAACCTTTACACTTTCGTCACCGTTGCCAAGTTTTGACAACAGAACTTGCCGCTCACGATACAAATCACCACGCTTTGACCCAATCCACAGACCAGGTGCGACTTCATATGGATCGTTCATTCTAACCCCAACATCAAACGAGCAGCAGGAATACATTGGGACCAAAGTTCGTGTGGCAAGTTTTCGCCATATATATCTTTTTTTAGTCCCATCTTTTGGGCCGCAATCATACGGGCAAGAGGTTCTACTTTATCTTCAAGCCAGATACGACCAAACATTACTTTTCCACTTCTGGTTTTGAAATGACAGGTTCTACGGCAATCTTTTCGGAAATGTCCGCTACATATTCTTTTCTGGATTCTTCGTATGCCTTCAGAAAATCAAGGCGAACACCTTCAGAAAGTTCACTTGGAACCAATGACACATTGCTACCGTAACATCCGCGACCATAACATGGCTCATCTTTCCACACTGGATATCCATTTTTGAGAATGGTCACTCCATCTGTTGCTACCGTGTAACCGTGTGCAGCCATATATGGGTTAAGTTCGGCTCCCCATAGTTGTGGATAAGGTTTGTCATCTATACAGGCAGATAGAAGAAGAACAAGTAGCAGTGCTTTTTTCATATCCACCCACTCCTGTTGCGTTCTTCATCTGTAAACTGACCACCCATACGGTCAGGGTTCAGTCGCCAGCCCATTTCACTATTGCTTTCTTCCAGCGCACTGACACGCTTTTGAAGTTGGCGAACTGCCATTTGCAAATGTAATGCATACACCATGAGTTCTTCGTGGCTCATTTTTTCAACATCGGGAGTGTTCATCATACTTCTCCATCCAGAGTTTTGACGCCGCGCCGTTTCAGTTCACGAAGAATCATAAACTCAGCAGCAGCTTGATCAACCGCAGAATCAATCGCCATCAACTGTTTTGATTGAAGAACATCAAGAGTTTCAAAAAGGGAGTCATTGTCAAAACGACGAAGCAGGAAAGAACGGAAGAACAGTTTCAGCATTCTACAATCTCCACAATGTTAGCGTCATGACCAAGAGCATTACCATTCAAGTCCCAGAACAAATCATTATCGGTCCATCCATAGGCGCAGATGACAGAATCAATCCAACCATCACAACCAGCAGGAATCAAATGAATAGTCCACTCACTGCCATCGGAAAGACGAACAACTTCTTGGCGGCGGGCGGCATCGGTGAAGTCAGTCATATCGTTTCCCTCTTGGCTACAGGATATGTATACAGTGATTCGTCCTGAATGTCAAGACGAATTTACTGTTCTGCCACCACTTCAAAATCATTCATCGTCATATTAGACTTGAAATCACGGTAACGAGAATGACTATTGAACAACACGCCAATCTCAACTGTGTGTTTGTATGGATGCGCCTTATGGCCACTACCCCGACCATTCGTGGTAATAGTATAGAGCAATCCATTTTTCTTGTAGCGAAAGAGTGTCATTTTACGACCTTGTATTTGAAGACATACGGACCTTTGTCTATTTGGCTTCTTTGTTGTTACTCTATTCTTATAGTGATTCGGAGAGAATGTCAATCCTCTCCGAACTGGTCTTTCAACCTTTCATATAATGTTCTGTCGTTTTCTTCTTTTTGAATACGCTTGCGTTCTTCATCCCTCAACCGAAACTCGTATTCAACATCGGTTTCATAACGCTCACCATATAGGACATAAGAAGGGCCGCAAGAACAATCGTGATAGCAACCGCAATCGCGCCTTTCTTCAAATCCCATCTTTTGGTATCGGTCGCGATGTTCCGTCTGAAGACATACCAGTTCGTTGATAAGATTTTTCAGGGAACTCGTGGGATAAAGAGTATGATGGTAATACCCATAGTCAAGGTATTCTGTGGTGCTACCATGATACGTCTTTACCGTAGCAGTGGCACCAACAGGAACACGAATCATCTTTTTCATTACAGTTCACCAAACTTTTCTTTCAAACGCAGAAACTCAACGTATTCCGCATCTTTTTTCAGTTTCTTTTTTTCGGCGGCAGCTTTACGTTTGGCGGCAGCATCTTCTTTCCGTTTGGCTTCGGCTTTTTCACGAGCAGCTTTTTCTTTGTCGGTTTCAGTCCGATCAAAGTAATACGTGATTTTCAGTTCGTAGTCATCATCGTAATAACCACCACGAACAGTCGTCATATCAAACGTGCCTTCGTCAACCATACCTTTGGCACGGGCTTTATCCACCACCAAATCTATGTTGGCTTTGATTTCAGCAGCAGTGCCTTCAAAGTCGTAGCGGCTTACTTCAAACTCGTCACGAACCAACCATTCGCCTTCAACATTACGAGCCATACCCATTTGGTTTCCTTTCAGAGATTCAGTTCAGCGCGTTCTTCAGCAGTCAACTTTGCTAACGCATTCTTGCGAATTTGACGTTTACGTTCACGTTCACGCGCTTCGTTTTCCTTGGATTCCAAAGTCCAGTCCATTTCAGTCAAAGTGGAGTGGCTTTTCTCCGTATATTGGAGAGACAGAACAAAACGATTTTCGTGATCATCCCGATCAACCACCAAAAACTCACCATTACGAACTTCAATCTCGTAGTTCATGTTGGTTGCGCGTTCCAGAGTAGTCATCAGAAAAGTTGGATATTCCGCCTTGGACTGTTCCAACAGTTCTTCTGCTTTTTTAGCGTATCGGGCATTTCTCTCTGCTTTGGTTTCGCGGGCCATGATCTTCTCTCTTTTGCTTACAGGTTATGTATAAGCTGATTCGCAACAGATGTCAAGGAGTTTATGCCAAGATTTTGTCAGCCACTTCGTTCATATCGTGCAGGGCAAGAATACGGTCATCACTTTCGTTTTTGTTGTGACCGTGTTCAACCAAGAAGGTGGTAAGACCAAGGTCAGCGCCAACTAGGGCGTTTTCCCATTTGTCTTCAACCCAGTATTTTACACCTTCGTATTTCTTGATGTATTCGGCAAGGACTTCATCTTTGTCTGCACCAGTATCAAGGCACACTAGTTCTTTCAGCCATCCTTTTCCAAACACTTCTTCAAGGTTCCGCTGACGGGCATGTTTTGCTGCGGGGTCAAGACTGAGCGAGGTGATTACCACAAACTGATATCCTGCTTCTACCAACCGAGCAATACCAGCACGAGCACCACGAAATGCTTCTAATTCACCCATCCAAGCACTTTCATTGAACTGGCGAACCAACTGTTTCCCCAAATCACGGGGAATACCGAACTGTTTGTCAATCGCATATTGATTTGCATCAACATGCACATATCCATGTTGGACCATCCACTTTTGGAAGGATTTCTCCCAATCTAGAATCACACCGTCACAGTCGGTGAAGATTACTTTTTCTGACATTCATTTTCCTTTTCTCTTCATTATTCTTATACTACCATTCGATCTGAATGTCAAGAAGTTTTTAGAGATACCCTAAAACCATTCCATCATCTTCGTCAAGAATCTCAACCAGACACTTTCCAGTTCCAGTTGGGTCTTCTTTGATACGATATTCATTCGGCTCCATCAGCCGACATGTTTCTTCCGCAGCAGCACGATTTTTGAAAACCGTGTGAGGATGATTGAGCAATGCTTTCATATCAGACCTCCGACAGAGTGTAGTAGGTGGAGACAGAAGTTCCAGCAGCAGTCGGAACCAGCATCGGGCGAAGTTCCGAGAACACAGCATGGCCGAAACCTTTGACTGTTTTCCCTTTCATCAGAAGGCGGGCTTTGAACTGGGTGCGTTTGGTGTAGGGGTCGGTTTCAAGAGCGTAGCGAAACTCACCACCGTTTTTGAGAACTTCAACAGCTTTGATAGCGCGAGTAGAAAGTGCAGCGGTCATGTCATTCCCTCTCTGTTACAGTATATGTATAGAGTGATTCGGTGGGATTGTCAATACTTATTTTTTGTATTTGTTGAGAAGGGGCGAAAGATTTATGGTAGGTTCTGGATTGGAAACAACGATCTGAGTTCTTTTCTTGATATGAACCTTCCAAGCACCCTCATTGAGTTGTTCGCATTTCAAAGCATAAGGGTCAGACGAAACCCAGTGATGAAACTGCATTTGCATCTGACCCATACCCGTAATAACAACGATGTATTTTTTGTCTTTCCAGTAACTTTCTTGTGTTACTCTGCGGTATTCTTTCCAAGCATCATGTATTGGAAACCCATGTAGGTCTAATTTCATAATCAGTCGCCACTGTAATTATCCAAATCAACTTCGTCTTGATAAAATCCACGGCGATACTCATCAAAGTAAATCACATGAGTTGGATGCGGTCTATCTTCTGTCCATCTAAACAAGTGCGACCGATATATACCAAACTTCACTTCTGGTGTCTTTGCGCCATTCTGCATATCTTTGTATACATCTGGTGGCAGTGTTACGCCAGCATAATCAACTACTTTCTTGCCATCAACATAGGTAATCATTCTACCAGATTGCGCGTCACCACTCCAAACAATATTGACTTCAAAGTCATGCCATTGTCCTAGCGTCAAGACATCTTTTCCGAGAGTATATTGTGTGGTGGTTTCACCTACTTTTCCGAGAATATCAATATTGAAGTTATTTTTATTCAAATGATAATATATCGAAGGAGCAGGACCAGCATGCCACTGAAAAAATATCTGCTTTGGATACATAGGTTCATAGTCGGCTGGAATATAAACACTGAACGCATACCAAACACTTTTATCTAGTGGTGGGTTCCAACGTTCTCTTACTTCTGACCGTTCTCTATCTAACGTGCAATCATTCCAACCCTGTGATGGGTTTTCTGGATATGCAGTATAGCAATCGCCATCACGCAATTCAAATCGTAGAGCGGTTGCACCCTTTCTCTTTGTGTCGGATACAACATCATATGCGTAATCTTGTGCATCTAGGTCAATAGTCTGAAACCATTTGCCGCGATGTTCATCTACTGGAAGTTCGTCAATAGTTCCAGCTTGAACTAAAGTTGCAAACAGTAGAGAAAATACTAGAAGAAGTTTTTTCATAGCGTAAACGTAGGAGCTAGACCTTCTCTAACACATTCTTGAATGAAGCCAGCAAATCTATCTGGGTATTTCATTTTGACATGGTTGATGATTTGGTTGAAGTCTGTTGTGTCAGCAGAGTTTTTTTCAATCTTGGTGTCTGTGATATTCAAAATGGTGGTTGCAGTTTGCCACCAACGTTTACGAATACGTGTTACAAAGAAAATGGTTTCAATCATTTGCTGTGAGTTTTCTGCTTCTGCCCAACCCTTGACGCTTGTATTTACGCCAGGTGCTGGAATGTATGAGTGTTGTATTACGATGTATGCTTTTTGTGCCATATTATTTTCCGTTAGTTTCTTAGACTTGGATTGGTTGTAGCGTCAACTGTTCTAAGTCTTCTTGCTGTTTGATGTTCTGATGCGTGTAGTAGCAGCAGCTTTCGTATTTCATTTGAATGGTTCGGCATGGTGCTATGTAGCAAACGTGGATTCCATGATATTATACTTCCTTTCGGTGCGACAAACTGCTTGTAGTTGTCTAGAAAGAAGGTGTCCCATGATTTGTCAATTGACGTACTATCAATTGTATATTTGTGAGTATTCGGCACATAACCAGTCGCGCCGTTCATTTCATTTACATTGGTCAGTGGGACCATAAATTGAAGACCAAGGTGTTGATTGGTATATTTGAACTCCTTGAAACGATATGGAGTGTCAATATGAGGACGAATAAAATTCATTCCTGGGTATAGAACTATAAAATCTACATGATACCAAGTCCATTTGTTTTCGCCAATGACTGCATCTGCGATTGGTGTCAATCTATTTTTTACTATATCGACTTCTGGTGATACAGCATCATCTGTCCAATAGTATGCCCAATCAACACTATATGGATCGTTTAGTTGGTCAGTTTCTTTCCAGCCCTTCCATTTTTTATTCTTGTCATGTCCACGCTGTGGACGAAGGGTATCGCAATACGATGAGAGGGCATCTATAGTATTGTCATCAAATACTCGTTCCTGTATAAGAAACCCGTCTTCTTCAAATCTATCTATCATTTTAATAAAAATTTCCCATCTTCAATATAAAGGTTTTTATTATCATCAATATTTATCATAAAGATGATCCATTCTTTGTTGCGTATATAACGACAGGTATATTTGCTTTCATCAACCAGCCTGTCAAGAATTTCAAAACCATATCCATGAGAAGCAGGGTCGCCTATGATTACGGTTTCTTCAAATCCATCCGTTATTTTTTCTTCAAAATGTTTCACGACAAATGGCAAATCATTTGTGTCATTCAAAACTATCTTGATTCCTACCGTTTCAGATACGGTTTTCCTGAATGGATTTGGTCCATCCAAATTTATAGAAAATGCTGCCAACTCCCGATGTAGCATCAACTCGTATTCATCATACCATTCTGGCATAATAATCCGTTTTGGTTCGTAGTCCATTATGACTGTCCTGCAATGTATTGAAGTTCAAGAAGAGTTGCACTTAGGTTGATTTCTGGGTCTGCAACGAGTGAATGATTTACCAACCCATCACGAATACATAGCAATGCTCTGCCCTTTGTTTTGGTATCTTCGCCAAACCAATCCAAGTTCTCATATAGCTTACGAAACACACCTTCATATTCTTCTGGACGTGCTTTCTCAACAATCATTTTACGGGCATCAGCAACTTTTCCAAGTTGGAAGAGTGCTACATATTCTAGAACCCAATCACTTTCGCCACCTTCACCAGAACTTGGTTCTTGTAGCTTTCCATCAACTACGTTCTGTTGAACCATTCCAATGCATTTGCGCAAGTCTGGATAGGTTGACTTTACGTATACGTCAAGGTCATCTGGTTGAAACGTAATACCTTCTTCCAAGAGAATGGTTGCAATACGAACTGTGAACTCAGTCTGGTCTAGTTTGGCGATATGAAAACCCTGACAACGAGAATGTAGAGCAGGAATAACTTTGTTTGGATAGTTACAGGTAAGAATGAAACGACAGGTTGACGAATATGTTTCCATCATATTACGAAGAATTGCTTGTGCGTTTTGAGTGAGGTAATCAGCCTCATCAAGCAGAACATACTTGAAATCACCAGAGAATGGAAGTGAGCCAGCAAACCCACTGATTTTGTTTCTCATAGTGTCAACGTTGTTTTCGTTAGAGGCGTTGATAATCATAATGTCGCCACCATCTACGCCAAGTTCGTTGAGAAGGATTTTCGCAAGAGTGGTCTTACCAGTTCCCGCTGCACCAGAGAATAGAAGGTGTGGAACTGCACCAGACTTGACCCAATTCTTTACCTGATGCTTTTGCTTTTCATCACGGAATACGTAATCCTCTAATGTCTGTGGGCGATATTTTTCGGTCCAGAGTTCTCTCATTTTTATCTCGTTTGTTGATGATTGATTTTACAGAGTATATCACTTTTCTTTGAGAAGATCAAGTGCGTAATATTGTTCCACTAACTTATCGTAGTGTTCATATGTAAGTTGTTCAAGTTCTGGATATTTTTTCTCAAGTGATTTGTTTCGCAAATCTAACTTGATACCAAAAGTTTTTCTTTTCTCGGCAAACTTATCGCCTTGGCATGAAACATAAGGAACTATGTTTCGTTTTGGTGTTGGTTTCGAAAAGATTAGTTCTTTTGTTACTACTACAACTCGTCCGTCTCCAAGACAAAACTTACATTCAGACCGTATTGTTTCGTAGTCGTTTCTGTGATAGTCTACTAATTCTTCTTTAGTTATGGTTCCTATGCCCTTGCATTGTGGGCATAGTTCAACCACGTTCTTTTCAACTACATCGATTGAACTACGCCATTCAATGTCACGTTTTGTTTCTTCATCAATCATCGGTTTGGGTCAGCTTCTTTATATTCTGGTGTTTCTGGCATAGTCCAAGGAAACGATTCGATGTTTACCCGACTGTCTCGTGAAGTAAAGTAAGACTTGTACTTTTCTCCATTTTCATCTTCATACCATTCCCAGAACACAATGCCATCCATCCAATAGGCTTGCCCGTTTTCTTTGAACACGTTAGATGCGCGGCGGTTCTGAAACACTCCGTGTCCAACTTCATTCCACTCATCGTCATTTCCAGTAAGAGGCGTAAGTGGGTTGTATGCAAGAACACGTTTCAAAATTGATAGTGCATATGATGCACTGAATCCCGAATGTCCTTCTTCTGCAAACATTTCTACCATGCGAAGGATATGGTCACGCATATGAAAGTCCATACCTTCACCAGTGCGGTCATCGGTTCCAAGATTGAGAATATCCAATTCTCGCTTTGCGTAGTCAACAAGATTGCTCATACTATCCTATTATTTGTAAAAGATTACTACAGCCAAAAAAAGCTGTGCGAATATATTTACTGCTAGAAGGGTTCTGATAGTTGCGAATGCCTCTGGCAGTTTTGCGATTTTTCGGTTCAGGCTTTCCCACATTTCCATTCTGCGTTTAGTTGCAGCGTCAATTGTAACTGGGGTTGCATCGTCAAGTCCAAATACGATACGGTCTTCCTTGGAAGTATCTGCCATTATTTCACCTCGTCTGGCTTGGTTTCGCTTACACCAAGAATACCATTTGGGTCACCCAACCAAAAACGAATTTCTGTTTCGCCCAAGTCTAGGTTTTGCCCGACACTCCATCGTCCATGGTCCATAAGAACCCACTGACCGACACTGACATCTTTTTGTTCTGGTCCAACAGCATACACTTCTGCCCATCTAGCACGAATGCCACGCTCACCCGCATCGGTGGTGCTGTCATCTATGATGATCAAACCATTAGCAGTTTTTCTTTCGCCATGGTCTAGGTTGATTAGAATAATATTGTTTCCGAGTGGTCGCAACGTTCTCATATTATTCCTCGTTATTATTGTCAAAGTTTTCCGCAAATGTTGGTGCTGGAGCGGGAGTGTATTTTTTAGTTGGCTGTGGTTCAAGACCGACTGGCAATTCTTCTTTTGCATTATCAACTTTGATAGATGCTTTTTTTACTGCCTTTGGATTGTTTTTGTTGTAATGCTCACGAGCAATTTGGTCTGCGGTTTTTTCAATTTTTCCGCCTTTACCCAACTGGTCGCCACGTGCATTTGTTTTTACGTTGCCTACCGCGATGGTGGTTTCTTGTGCGATTTGTAGCTTTTCAAAGTCTACTTCTGCGCCTCTTGAACTTTTTCTAATCATATTATTCCTCATTCATTTCAAAGATTCGTTTTAGAAATTCTCGTATTATATCTTCTGATTGTTGTTTACGTTCAGTATCACTTTTGTGTGGATTTTTATTCATGTATGTAAGATGAACAAGATTTATACAAACTCTCAATTCTTGTTCTTCTTGAAGAGACAACTTGCGTTTACTGGCTGGAAACTTTATTATTATGTCACTCATTTCAAAAACTCTTTTATGTCCAATCCATATTTCTCACTGTCGATCTTATGAATACCAATAACGTAAAGAACATAACTAGCAACACTTGAACCGCGCCCTACACCCCATACCACGTTGTGCTTTCGCATCTGGTCTACCAAATAAACACACAGGCGAAGAACGTCCAACAATTCATATTTATCATACAACTCCAACTCTGTTTCGACTCGGTTCATCCTCGCCAAAGGTGTTTTGCTCTTGACGTATGAACATATTTCCATCTTCATATATTCATCAGGAACAAACCATTTTCTTTGATGTTCAATATCGAACTCACTAACATCAACACTATAATGGCTGAGTGGTTGTAACGGTGAGTCAGAAAGATGGTTCAGAGTTAAAGCGGTATTATACTTATCAAAATCTTCATGCCATTCTACTTGGTCTAATTTTGATAAGTCCACACCTTGATAAAGAAGTTCATATAAGTCATGACGATTATAGATGACTCGACCATATTGGTCTGTTGTCACCTTATCAATCATCAATGACTTTTGGCTTCCATCTTGGAATTTCAATAACTTCTCCATTCTTTGGGGCGCTCATTTCCCCAGAGACAATTTTTTCTATATCTTCAAATATTGTATCAGAATATGGTGGAGTTGTCAAGTCTTCATCATCTTCGGCAACATAATCTTCGCACTCTGTAGATGCTCTGAACCACCAAGGAACATCATAAAAGTATCTTCCTTCGCCTATAAATGTTTTTAGGTCTGGCAGCATATGATATGAAGTATCAGCATATGTATATGTGATAGATGGATTTGAATATTTGCTTCCCACTTTCACACTTAGAATCTCTAGACTTTCACCCGCAATAGCGTTTAGCTTTGCATGTAGAGTGATTGCGATAACATCATTAGTGGGAACATATGGAAACAGAACAACATGGTTTTCTGCAAAGTCTGCATCAATTGGAGCGTTGACATGAGTGAGAATGCTATGTTGCAAAACTTCTTCTAAGAAGAACTTTACCTTGAGAAAGGCGGAATTACCTTTTTGCAAATCTGGGGTGGTCCAAGCAAAGTCAATGGAAACTTCAAAAATATCACTTAGTATGACTGGCTCTGCTTGGATTAGCGTTGCGTTAAAATGTGTGGTAAACGTAGAATAACTACTTACCATAAAGTCGTCTGGCATTTATACCTCGTATGTTTGTAGCCCACTATCGTTATCGGTTATGTCGCCGTTATGTAGATAGATGGTTGCCTGTTCAAAAAATTCGTCCGATTCAGTGTAAAAGTCATACATAATGTATAGCTTAGGGAATGTGCGGCTTAGTTTCACAACATGCTTGAGTAGGTTTACTTGGTCAGATTCAGTAGAAAATCTGAGATTGTCGTGTCCAAGGTCATACTTGACATCAGTAAAGTTCAACTGCTCTTGCCAAGTTTGAAACCATTGGCCATACATAAACTCCACAAAACGTGTTATGTCAACATCTGTTCCGTCCACAGTCAGACTGTGGTTTACCTTTTTAGTCTGTATCGGTTGATGCATCGGTGTCATTGTCTTCTCCTATGATGAATGAGTCAGGAGTGCGCTCGTTGATAATATCAAAACGCATCCGTTCCAATCGTTCGTTGAGTTCCAGTCGCAATATCTCTAAGTGATACTGCAACTGTTGCACAACGTGGTCCATTCCCTGACGATGAGCGATGTTCATTTTTTTCATAACATCTTCCATCTTTTCATCTAGTTCTTCTTCGGAGAGACTTGAATAATCATTATACATATAAAAGTCCTTATGTCTTATATGTATTTATCTTTTGGCGTCAAGATGTATTGACAGGCTTGCCAAAATCTCTTTATCAATTTCTTCTTGAAGCACCTTCGCCAACTCTTCGTTGATTTCATTGACAACTTTACTTTCGTTCTCTATCTTATTTAGATAGTCAGAATATGACAGACCAAGAAGACTCATCATTTGATGATACACTTCTGGTTGGTCGGCAACTTTGGCAAGAACTTCATATTCTTTCTGTTGGAGTTCGTTCCATTCCTCTTCGGACAGAGTATGCTCCATCGTCCAAGAGGCATTCAGAGTGCGGCTTTTAGCTTGCACCGCAATCTTTTCTATTTTGATGTTTGATAAATCAAAACTCATAGGTCGCCAACTTTGCGATTTTCAGAGTAATAGGGGTCAAAATTTCCACCTGGGTATCGGGCTTCCAGTTTGCGGACATTCTCTGCGATAACTTCGTTTGGATTTTCACCGATAGCACGACATGCATTTACGAAATACCAAGCAATGTCGCCAAGTTCTCGCTTCATATGAAAGATAGTATCTTCATTCATGGGCTTACCCTGAAAGACGCATTTCTTTGCAATCTCTGCAAACTCGCCGCCCTCTGCACTCATGCCGATAGCACCAGTAAGAAGTAGAGAAATGTTTACCGTTTCGTTTAGTTCACGAAGTCGGACAATCATAGCTTCAAGGTCGTTTGATGCATCCGATGTTACAGCAGATACAAAGTCTTGATATTTTTGTAGGTCAATTTGTTGAGTCATTTGATTCCTCTTGTTTGAATAATAATCCATTATATCGCATAGTGATTGTATTTTCAAGGAAAAAAAGACCCGATAGAAAGAATCTATCGGGCCAGTTGGCGAAGAGGACTAGAGTTTGATGCAGGGAGCATCAAACAAAAGTGCAGGGAGAACCCCTGCATCTGTATTTACCCCTTCTACATACAATATTATGTGCCTACATACATTTGATTTCTTGTTCATTCGTGCTGTAATACACTTTTCTCAATCCAAACGTGGAAATACATTTCTCACAACCTTCACACGGTTTTGCAATACCATACACAATCTTATTGCTGGTGGAACTTTTCTGTTTTGCACGAATGATAAACAAATCACATTTTGCAAGTTGGTCCACAGAAATACGTTTCAGCGCATTTTTGATTGCATCGGTTTCGGCATGAAGATAAATCGCATCTTCATTCTTTTGATACGGAATGATGAAAGGATGTGACTTGAGTTGATTGAAGCCGTAGCTTATGATTTGATTTTTGTGAACAACGGCTGCAACAATCTTTGCATTACCAGTAGCCTCATGGTCGCTGGCAAGAATAAACAACGTATCTACAATCTTACTTTGCTTATGGGTTAGCATGTTCGCATTTCTTTAGAAGATACTGATAAGCGAAATCATTGGTAGAAAGAGGCTCTGGGTCCATTCCAAGAGATAACGATGCGTTCCATACATCAAAACCCAAAAGTGCAAGATGGGCTGCTTGCCAATCTTGCAACAAATGGACCTCATTGTCTACGAGATAAAGATACAATGGTTAGTCGCCCATACACTCGCCGGGTTCAACCACGCAACGCTGTTCATACATATTCCAATAGTATTGGTCAACATCAATCTTCCAACGTGCTACTTCCTCACGATTAGTTGTTGCAACAACAATAACGACAATCACAAGAGTAGCAGCAACTGAAACCAGAATATCACGGATGGTTTGAAGAGTCATTTTATTTTCCTTATGCTAAGAGGATGAGGTAAGCGATTGATGCAATCATAAAGAGAAACAGAAGCACCGAAACACTGATTGCGACATTGGCAATGAGTTTTTTATGCCAACGTATCGGCGGCTTTTCTTTTTTGGGTTTTTTACCGAAGATAGCTCGGACCAGTCCACGAAATCGCATATTTACCTTCCACAATGTTGCCCCGTGCAGCGTTCCGTGCGGGAGTGGCCCACGATGCTGCTTTCAGGATGTCACCTTTTTTGAACTTCTTATCACCTTCATCTTTCACGATGAAGCCCCACACCGAACCGCCTTTGGTGATTTTGATGTATTTGGAGCCTTCAACTACAACGAGGGAGTCATTGAAGTCTTCAACCATTTCAGAAAGGATTTCGTTCAGTTCCCGCGTTCCGTTCCGAGTCGTCCATTTGAGGTAGTCTGCCTTGATGGCACTCAGGAGTTCTTCAACTTTGTCAAGCATGTCTTCTTCTCTCTCTTGGCTACAGATTACTTATAGAGTGATTCGCAGTATTTGTCAAGCACTTTTTGGATAAAGATTTGAAAGAACTCTCCATTCTCCGTTGAGAAGGAGTTCAACCTTCACACCGAGTGACTCAGCATAATGAAACGCACAAGAAAGATCACTGAACTCCATTCGGCCAGCGCGGTATTTCATGACAGTCCCTTTGTTTTTACAGGATAGTTATATACTGATTCGTTGATATTGTCAACCGTCTAAACCACTGTCTTGGTATGGCCAAGATAAATTATGGTAAACTTCATTCAGAAGTTCGTTGACTTCTTGAATACTGATGGTTTCAAAGTCATCACCAGATATGTTTTTCACGTATTCAAGCAACTCACTTGGAACATCGCCCAAGGATTCAAAGTTATACTTCTTCATCATAACGCAGAATATCCTCTTGCCACTTGCCATCCTTGAGAGTTTTACGAGTTTTGATAAACCCGTTGTCAATCAGATTTTGAATAGTGGAATCGATAATGTGCGGAGCAAGAGCACGTGCTTTGCCTACACCTTTCATATAACCGAGAAGAAAAATAAGGAGTCCAATACCAACTCCAATCCAGCCGTTCACATCCGAAAAGTATTCCATCTGTTTCTCCTTTATGAGTTGAAGATAGTATGATTCGTATAGTTTGTCAAGTAGTTTCTGTAAATGTTCGTATAATATCTATCACATCGTTAGAATACAAAACATCATAATGGTCTTCATCTATCAAAATATAATCAATGTCTGAGCGGTTCATCATACTGTTTTTTGTGACCACACCATCATTAGGCAACACATGTATTGGATGGTGTCCACTTGTGGTTACTATTTGTGTCCAAGGTATGTCAATATCAATCAGCTTTGATGAATATATAGGGGGACTTGCGGGGCAAATATCTCTGAATAACTGATAAGATGGAAACATTTGTCTAAAAAATAATGCAAGAGCAGACCCACCATATGGCGTAGATATGGTTATTGCCCCTGCAACGTTTCTTTTTAGTTGATGATACAGGTGAACACTATAGATTCCACCCAATGAGTGAGCAACGAAGAATATATTTTTTAGATGAGAAATCTCATCTTTCATTCGTTCCAAGTTATTTGCAAATGAGTTTCTACTATCGTAATCAAGTAGAGTGTATTGTTGTGGCTGTAAGTGAGTTATAATATGCGTCCAACAAGAAGGCGATTGATTTGCTCCATGTATGAATACAAGATGTGGAATCGTTGTTAGTTCTGCTGCCATACTATCTCACTGTTTGTCTATAACCTTTTCCAACTTTATGAACTCAATGCGATGGTTTGGAACGTATCTCCAAATAGTTTTTTCGTCTCGTTCAATCTCAAATATTGTTTCTTTTAGACTTATAGATATAACAGTTGCTGGTTCTCCGTCAACATATACGTTGTCACCAGGAGAAAACGCAGGGTTACGTAAAAATGACCATCCTTTTGCAAAGTTGGTTGCTGTCTCTTTTAGCCATATAGTAACAAAGATTGAAATAAGTAACGCCACCCACGGCATCGCAGCTTCAGTCAAAGTTGTTGCAAATATATCAAGGTCGCCCATGTCTTCTCTCCCGCTCATTAGTATTTATCTACTGGCAGAAAAGAAATAAGCATGGTTATTTTGTAAGTAAAATTTTCATTGCTTCATATTGTTCCCATGCATCTTGTAGGGCTGGATGTTGCTTGCGAAGTTTTTCTTCGTCATACCTTTCACGCATGGTTGCATCGTAATATTTTTGCCGTGTTGAAATACCGTCATAATCACTGTTGCTTGAAATATGGCGAAAACGATCTTGTTCACAGTAATCCAAATAGTCAAGTAGATTATATAGTGCATATTCAGTCATATTGACGCTTACAGTTTTTACTTTTTTGGCTTTTTTGGCATGGTATGCATCCGCATCCATTGATGCCGTGTATAAAAATTCCGTATTTCTCATGTCATATGCATAACCAGAATCTTGAACTCTGGCATCATATCGGCGTTCAAACTTTTCAATCTTTTGTTCAAAAATCATTATATACCTCCATAATAGGTATATAATATCAGTTTTTTGCTTCTTTGTCAATCATGGAATTGACAAGTTGAATGTATGCATATCTCAGTATACGCAATCGTTCTTTATGTTTCAATCGTTGTTACCTGTATTTTTTGAATATTGGGTGGACTTCCAATAGCTTCGTGTTACGTGAAGTATCAAGTCTGTCGTTGATGGAAAAGAATTTAGAAAAATCAGCTTCTTCATTTGTAATAGATTGTAATATACTCAACAGTCTATTTACAGTATCATAGTCATTTTGATTTAGGCAATTTACTTCTTTTATTTTATCTATTTGAGTAGCCATTTCATAGTTACTCCATTGATCTATTTTTAGATATTCTGGAGAATGTATTTTATCAAAGTATAAAAACCATTTAGGGAACTGAGAAGAAAAGTAACTATATATATCAAATACTCTATAAACGTTCAACACATTTATCACGGTGTGTATAGCAAATTTCATATTATCAAAACAGAGTTCCTCGTATTTTTTCATATTTGAAATTACGACATCGAAGTTGCCATCAGTTCTGAAATAATTATAATGCTCAGTTATATCATCGACTGATACAATTAGATGGATTTGTTTTGCTTTTCGCAGTGAATTCAAAATACTATCGGTCGGTAATACAGACCCATTTGTTACTATCTCAATAGAAATGTTCTGTATTAGATTATTATCATCCAGCATATGAATTAGCTTACCAAATGATTTAGACAATATTGGCTCACCGCCTAATATCTTTATTTTTTCAATGTTTTTTAGAGAATGAAAATCAATTGATGATATATCTGGTTCTTGTAGTATTCGGTCTGGAACCCAATTTCCAAGCATAATGTCATCTTGTTTCCACCGACTACTACTTGCCGTTTTACAATGTCTACATTTCATATTACAATGATTACTGAACGCAATTTCAATACTTGTTATGTCAGAGTTTGGGTCACCAGTTATTTTTTGGTGCTGTAACATGTAATTATGAAACTGACGCATACTGGTTGCGCCACTATCTTCTTCGTTCCAGCAATGGTAGCAACCTTCATCACGAATGCCGTTTTTTAAGTTTTCTCTAACTGAAACCAAGTATGGGTCATTGAATGTTTCTGTAATAGTTTTACCATCCAGAAACAGTCTTTTATCGTGAAGTGGAGAATACCTACAGCAAGGATTCACCTCACCCATAGTATTGATAGCAAGGTGTGTTTCACTCAGCAAGCATCGTGTCATTTGTTTCCATAAATTTTAGAAAGTGTAGATGGTCCTGCGACTCCATCCGCTGCCAACCCATTGTTGAGTTGAAATCTCATCACTGCTTCTTTTGTTGCAGGACCAAAGTTTCCGTCTGCAACTAGTCCAAGTGCTTGCTGTAGCTTTACAACATCATTTCCAGTTGAACCAAGTTTTAGTGTTGTAGATTTTGATTCTGAAATTTTCCCACCCAAAACAGAAAGTGCTTTGTTGTAATATTTCATTCTGTCTTCAAGACCGTTGAACCCGCCATTGATACGTCTGGTAAGAGCTTTCATGTCTTGTGCATCTGCCAGTGCGTTCAGATTATTTTTTGCCCAAAACCAGCAAGCAGATTCAATCGCACCTTCTTTGGTTTCAAGATATGAGATTGCTTGGTCTATAGTCATGTTCACAGACTTGGCAAAAGCTGTGTAATTATCTTTTCCGGTGAGTTGTATCAACCCACGACCACGATGTTTCCAGCCATCATTTGGCTCAGTGTTACCCATGCGACCAGCATATACTATGTTCGCAATCTTCTCTGGTTGACGAGCATATGCGTTTGCATCACGACCAGCATTGACAAAATACTTTGGAAATACTCTGTTCAAACCGTCTGCGGAATAGATCAAATTTTCTTGAACGACCGTGAATTGACCGCTCTCATGAGCACACTGTGCGAGGAAAGCAGCAACTCTAAGTGGCGAAGTAATATCGTATTTTGGTAATATTTTAGATAGTGGGTCATACCAAGAACCAGCATCTTTATTGTTTGAAAGTATAGAACACAATTGTTCTTTTGTTATAGGCAATGACATATGCGCCTCCTATGCTTGATATGATATTTATCATATTAGCATCCGATTATGCGTATGTCATTGCGAATACCGCAGCATCAAACTCGGTATCAAATCTTATCTTTCGTTCTCTATTATATTGAATGACTGTAGCGCCGTTGTCAAATAGCCAGTTTTCAAACTCTTGGCAGACTTTATGCGCTCTCCATTGTGAAGAATACAAGGCTCCACGATACTGAACCCCGTTGCGCTCCATCCACTTTTCCCATATGTCATCTAACACATGACTTTCAAGTAGTATCGCCATCATATACCCAAGGGTTTTCTACTTCGTTTATCAATACTGCTTCATAAATCTTTTTGATTTTTACATGTTGAAGCATCATCGCAGCATAAGAAACTTGCTCATAGGTTTCAAAATATATTGGTTCCGTAGAGTAAATAGAAATTGTATACGGCGTCCATTTTCCGTTGTCTTTGACATTTAGGGTATCCATGACATCAGTTACAGATTGTGTTGCTGCGTCTCTGTCATTATAGCTTTGGCAAGCAATCATCATCTTGTAACGATACATGCCATGATAAAGACCTTTGCGAAGTTCTGCGTTAGTGTTCAATCCACCATACACAGAACTCAAATCTTTACGATAAGGAACAGTGGCTTCTTCTATGAACTGTGCATAGTTCTCGCACAAATACTGGAAAACATATTCGTCTTCCAAGAAATAAGAATGACACATTTCAACACGAGTTTTATAATCAACTGCCTCTTTTTTCAAATACCAATCTACATTCTTGAAAGCAGCACGAATGTCTTTGTATCGCTCATTATATTCGTCGCTATCATAACTGTTTCCATTATGATATGCATAATACGATGGGCTTTGAAATTTTATGCGATAGGGATACTTATTAAAGTATAGCTTTATTGTTTCTGTTTTTTTCATTTACCATACCGTTGCAAAAAATAAAGCATCATCATTATCCTCAAACATAAAAAGTGGTCCCGCAACATAAAATGGAGATTTGCAGTTATCTTTGCACCATTCAATCATTTCTTTGCGAGTAGCAGAATTAGAATCCAAATAGACAGGAGTATATCCCATATTTTTGTATTCGTTGACTTCTTTGATTTGTTGTTTCAAATATTCAATCATCATTGACTGACTATTTGATTTACCATTTGACCTGCCACTTGTAACAATAGACATTTCTCCTGCCTTCACTCCGTAGCTGTTGTTCATCAGCTTTTTTAGCACAATGTTTTTCAGCGCAATACTTACGTCAGTTTTCATGGTCCCCAACTCACAAAATCAACTTGTTCTGCCACAAATAGCATACGAGTGAACTCATCTTCATCAAACTCCGTGTTGTAGTCTCGTGACTTGATAACCCGAATAGGTTCATCATTCACTTGAAGCCAAACTTTATCTGCATTTTGCGCTCTGCCCATACTAGCATCGGAAAATGCAAAACCCTCATCATTGAATAGTCTTGGGTGTTTCACTGTCATTTGAGCAAGAGGCAAGCCAAAATGCTCGGCAACATGATGTGAATATCGATACCAGTATCTTACTGTTGCGTTCTCATAAATCATAGTATACTCAGGTTGATGCTTTACTCTACATTTATATATGATTTCTAAATGGTTGTCAATAAAAAAACGCCCCGAAGGGCGTTTTGGTGAGAAGAAAAGTAAGTAACAGACACAGCAATCAACAACGGCCTATACGCCACTCAAGCAATACGCAATCTACAATCTGCAATCAAACCCTAATACCGACCATCAAAATGCAAGTCCGTTGGAATATCGGATAATAATGTCGGAACATGGCAGAAAAGAATGCAAAACCTTGCTTTCATATGAACGTTTTTGTAACTTGACAGTTACGAGTCTGTCCTAATCTCTTTCCTTCTCCAAGAGGAACCCAAAGGTTCCTCTATTTCTTACAGCACAGATGCTTCCCGTAGAACGGCGAGTGCATCGTCCGATAGTTCAATCTGAACGCGCACGTTCAGTTCAAGGAGTTCGTCCTGAATAGCTTGCTTGCGAAGTTTCAGTTCAGCAAGGCGGTTTTTGATTTCCGAAAGTTCGGCTTCATCAAAAATAGATGTGCGAATTTCTTCGTCAAAGCGACCATAAGGGTCAGCCTCACGTCCCTTGATTTTGCCAATCTTACCGATTAGCACATCATGGGGAACCGCTGGTGCGATTCCAGAAATACGCTTCATAAGCACAATCTCTTTTTCAAGACGTGCAACCGCAGCAAGGCGGGCAGAAATGCCATGTGCTTCGTTCTGTGAGCCAACAGCAACACGAATGTCGTAAAGAACATTCAGAAGTTGGTCACGAGTTGCAAGAGCAGCACCGAACTTGCTTTTTGCAAGGCTGATTTTGTCCGTAGGACGTTCAAACTCATTGATTGAAACTTCTGTAACCAATGGAAGTGCATTGATTGCATCGTTTACTGCACGTTGAATAGCGTCTGCTTTGCGTAGAGAGATTTTCATTTCATTTCCTCGTTTGATTATTTTACTAATATACATGTAAGTGGTTGATTTGTCAAGGTTTTTTTTGAAGTTCAGCTATTTTTTCTTTTGCATCCAACACGTTGTGTAATGCGAAATCAAGAAGATAATCTCCTTGTAATGGGTTGCCATTGTTGTGTTCCAAATACAAACGTAGATTTGATATGGCAGTCTCCACATAATCTTCTACTGTATTTTTTGTTGCTAATGCAAACAGACCCATATTGTTTTCCTTGAAAATGGTGCCCCCGGCAGGATTCGAACCCGCAACAGTCGGTTTCGAAGACCGATGCTCTATCCAGTTGAACTACAGAGGCGTTATTTTAGTATAGACGATTTTCAACGTCAAAAGTGGTGATTGGACCTTTTTTGCCTTTCTCATAAACCCCAACACAAAGTCGGTTTGAGTAGAATGCTCCACAATCCAAGTTACAACGATTTATCGCAAAAATAGGACCATCGCCATGCGGGGTGTGACCATGGTTCAAATACATAGTCGGATGGTCAAATGATGCATACCTACCACGTCTGCGCCAAATCATTGCGTGTTCAAGTTGCTGGCGTTCCTCAAGATGTTCATCCCAGTCGGCATGAACAAATATATTTTCATCTTCGATGTGATAGATTTTTAGTTTGTTGATCCAACGCAATACTTCGTCGTCAATAAGTCCACCAAAACTATCCAGAACCTTTGGGTCATATAACTGATTAGATGAGCACCAATCATACATCAACATATCTTCATGGTTGCCTTTGAGGCAAATGTATTCCCAACCAGCAGGAGGAACATCCATTAGATAGCGGACAACACCACCACTGTCTGGGCCACGGTCAACATAATCACCAAGGAAAATAATCTTTCCAGAATCTTGGCGTGAGAATATTTCCTTTAGTGCAAGATCAAGTAAATCTTTTCTTCCATGTATATCTGGTATTGCGTAATATATTTCACTCATAATGAATCTTTCTAAATATTGGTCAAGTGGGAAGGACTTGAACCTTCAACTGAATCGCAGCTTACACATACTCTTGCAAATGGGTTCGTCTCGAGCCTACTACCATCCACTCAATGTGCCTCACTGAAACTCCACGGCCCCTAATGCCGCTGCGTCTACCATTTCGCCACCACTCGTAAGACGATTTTGAGAAAGTCAGCCCTTGTCAAAATCGTCTTGGGATTTATTACCCTTACGCAACTCAACCTTATCATCACGGCGTTGCGCTTTTTTGCTCTTACCATGAGCACCGCTCTTTTTCGTAATCAAATGTTGCACGAAGGGATTACGAGCCTTCGGTAGTTTCTTTCGTTTCATTTGTAATCTCCTTGATTTCTACCTTTGCTGTTGATTTATCAACTTCACTTGCATGGACAAATGCCATTGCATCTTCTTTTTTTGTGGTGATTGCCACTATTTCATCGTCAACAGTCACCACAAACATTATTCTGTTTTCTCCGTTTCATAAGGAATGAACTCAACCGTCCATTTACCATCAGACCAAGTTTTCAGATGTTTCATCCAATACTTGAGTTTGCCATACTTCTTCTGATGAAGACGAGTAAGGTAGGAAAGATTTCCACTATGGATATTGCTCATTCTTTGCTCCATTCGTAAACATCATCAAAGTCAAGACCTTGGGATTTCAGGTCGCTGGCGATTTTCTTAACTTCTTCAAGGTCACCGTCAAAACCAAGGTCTTCACGAATTGCTTCTTCGGTTTCACCGTGGAAGAACCAGCAGACAGCTTCTTTGAAAATCTTGGTCATTTCGTCTCTCCCTCTTACTTGTATAGGTATACAGTGATTCGTGGAAAGAGTCAATAGTCTTTTACTATTTTCAGAGAAGTTTCTGCTTGAATAGCATCTGCTTCATCAATCGCTTCTTGTTCGGATAAACCAGAAAGTTCATCCCAGTTATCAGACCCAACCACCTTCACCGAAAAGGTGTCATCTTCCGAGTCTTGATAGATTGAAATATAAGATTTCATTTCATCACACGCGGGCAAAAGAACGGCCAGAAAAGGCTTCAAGAATACCGTAATACCAATTTTCATTTGTATCACGAAGAATCGTAAGAGGGGCTTTGTCATTCGCCATTTCAGAAAAGTAACTCTCAACCGTATGATTGGCAATCAATTCTTTCAAGAACTTTGCTTTAGTGAACGGGCTACCACGGTGTTTGAAACGAGCAACAAACTTGCCCTCGTAACGAACATATTCACCAGAAGTTTCGAACTTAGCTTTTACAAACTTCGTCATTTCGTATCTCCTTCTCACAGTATGTTTATATACTGATTCGTGAAAGAAGTCAACTACATTGTTGGAAAATGGTGCTGCGAAAGAGGATTGAACTCTTGACCTCTTCATTACCAATGAAGTGCTCTACCACTGAGCTACCGCAGCATAAAAGTATTTATCGTCTTACTACCCAACCACGAAAGTTATAGCTTTGCCAAACTTGGTCTGCATGACCAAGATATTTCAATTCTTCGGTGATTTCGGCATTAGTCAAACAAAACATCTTACCAATCAAACTGTAATCTTTATCCAAAATCTCAGTATCGGTGAAGTGTTTTCGTTTTTGGTTGTAGTGTTCTTTTGTCATGATAGAGTTTAGTTTGGCGGTATCACTGAATACCTTTTCGGCAAGTAGCAGTGTTGCACCGTTGTCTATCAACTCTTTCAACTTTTTTACAACTTGTCGGCGTTTGTATTTACCAAGAAACTGTAACGTGAACATAGATACGATCAGGTCAACGGATGTAAAGTTTTCCAATGCAGTGATTACATCTTGGTTGAGAAACACAAAATTTTTATCAGACGCCATTTCAACTACGTCAATACCTACGTAGAAGCCCTCTGTTGAGGCAGAGAGGTCATTGAGAAACTTACCAGTGCTACATCCAATGTCAACGCACTGACCCTCTGGTGGCATGTATTCAAGGGCTATGGCTCTAAAAACGTCATATAGTCCTTGGTAGTTTGGAATAGAAAGGTTGATGTGATTGTCGAAATCTTCAACCTTCTGAAAGTCAAACTTGTTGTGCATCATCAAATTCCCGTATCAACTCACCAACATGCTGAATGACATTTACCGTCATTCCATTATACACGAACTTTTGAGTATCGGTTAGGTCGCAACCATCAAACCAATCAATTGGGAACGACTGTAGAAGTAGTCGTTCAGTTGGAGTAACCCTGCGTATTCTATTTTCAGTGATTACCAAATCTGTAAACTGTTTATAGTCTCGTTTACAAAGAGTTGATGCTAATCCTGATTCGGTAAATTCTGCATTGCTTTGACGAGTGATGTAGGTAAAGGCTTCTTGCCCTCTTTCTGGCTTCGCCTCAAAACTCCACTCAAAGCCTTGTGAGATAGATTCCACTTTTCTTCTGTGTTCGTCAGTATCACGTTCTCTAAACTTGAAGATTTCGGTTCCAAGGGGGATTCCGTCACGGACGGCCACAATGTAAACTCTACGTCTTCGTTGGGGAACTCCAAAAAACTTGGAGTCGTAGATTGTCCAAGTCGCATCGTACCCGATTTGGGCAAGGTCGTGTAGGACGACTTCAATTCCTCTGCCAAGGATTGCAAAGACGTTTTCAATGATCGCATATTTTGGTTTCCCTTCATCTATAAGTCGTAGATACTCTTTCCATAATCCAGAACGTTCACCAGTAATGCCAGCACCTTTTCCACCTACAGAAATGTCTTGGCAAGGGAACCCCCCGCACATAACATCATACTCTCCACCTTTCAGTGAGAGAGTTTTTACGTTGTCAAAAATAACAGCGTTAGGAAAATTCTTTTTTAGAACCCGTGTGGCTGGTTCTTCGATTTCACACATGGCAGTTATATCAAACCCTGCGCGTTGAAGCCCAAGTTCAAAGCCACCGATTCCACTGAATAGTCCTAATACTTTCATTTTTACCTCATTTTATACATCATATCAAAAAAACTCAAATAAGTCAAGCCACTAAAAAGTTGGCATCTTCCAAATCTTCTCGTAGGACAAAATCATCAGGAAGTTCAACAGTCTTTCCTTCCATCACGCTTTCAATAAGTCTTTTACTTTCAAGTAAACTTTTTCCAGTGTGCTTTCTAACGGCATTTATAGCAGAATATGAGTTTGCTCTATGTTTGCATCCTATAATAAGCATTTCCTTTCTCCTTTAGAATAATATGGTCCCCAAGGACGGAATCGAACCGCCGACACCATGCTCTTCAGGCAAGTGCTCTACCAACTGAGCTACTTGGGGACAACCAGTTTTGAGACATGGCGGTCAACCGCTCTTTAACGACAACGGTGGTCGGAACACTTATACATCAGGTTCCTATGACATAACTTTACATCGTTTAGCTTACAACGACTGGGAATACATGCTAACCCGCTGCTCCAAAATATTACTATCAGTGACACGAAAGGAGTTGAACCTTCATCTTTACTTTTTTGGAGTAACGCCTTATCCCTAGTTTTGGCCACGTGTATGTAGTAAAATAATCTATGGTGCGGTCTAATGGATTTGAACCATTGACCTCTGTCGAGTCAGGACAGCGTTCTACCCCTGAACTAAGGCCGCATATCTATTTTCAAATTTTCTAACATGGTTCCGTTGAAATCAGCAAACTCAACCTTTTTTGTTGACAAGTATTTTTCTGCGACTAATTTAAGATGGTCATAGTTATCTACTATTGTCTTTTTACTTGGTGCTTTTAATTTAGATATATCAAATGGTGTTAGATTTTCTATTGGTGTATTACACAGTTCCATATTGGCAAAATCAACAACAGGATCAAAAGTAAGATTTTCCATATATACGATTTCATTATACTGAATATTAAAATCGTTTCTGCATATATATCCCAAATCCCATAACTGATTATCAACATACCATATAATCATATCATCTGTTATTTCAACTTTATCGAAGTTATGATATTCAACAAATTCTTTTTTTATATTTGCGATAGCAAGACTCAATGCACTTTGAAAGACATCTTTTCTTAATATGACAATCGTATAATATTTTTTTTGGTAATATCGATCTATGACCCCATAGTCTTTCAAATCCACAATTTGAGTAATATGCGTTTTCATTACTACGGGGTCATGTCGTTCAATGAAATTCAGCCGACTATTAAAAAGATTTGCTATTTCAGACGAAGATGTTATTTCTGGTGGTATTAGAAATGGTTCATTTACACAAACATAATTTTTGTTCAGACTTGTCATGTGATGACAAATCATTCGTTGCATATATGTCGAACCATTTCTTGGATTACTTATTATTTGAATATTCATTGTGTTATTCCTTTGAATAATATTTATTCAATAGTGTGCTGCTACGCCAAAGGAAAACAGAGCCAAAAATATCATAACGAGCGATTATGTTTCTGTTACTGTCCGCATTTTCCCGCCCAGCCTCTCCCTATACCACTTGTTTTCACAGCCCGATATAGTCTCTTTGCGTTCACGGTGCTTCGTTCCACTCTTTAAAGGATGTGCTGCCTCTAAGCCAACCTCCTACTGAACTTTCAAGTAATCATATTCTCCGCTTAGTAACTTTTCAACAAACGCAGGAACCATTTCTGTTGCAACCCCATCCATACTTTCTGTAAACATATACTTGTTTTCAGAAGGATGTAGATTGATTTCAACAGTATGTGCTCTTGCTTTTTTCTTTGCAGTCTTCACAAATCCAGCCGCAGGATAAACTGTTCCAGATGTTCCAATCGCAACAAAGATGTCACAACGTCTAAGTGCATCATCAATCACTTCCATGTAGTATGGAAATTCACCGAACCAAACGATGTTTGGGCGTAATGCAGGATGATAGCAATCATCACAAATATCGTGTGTTTGCATCACTTCATTTGCAGTTGTAATGTCTCCACATTTTCTACAAATAGATTCGTGCAAACTTCCATGCATATGCAATACGTTTTTTGACCCTGCTTTTTCATGTAAGTCATCTACGTTTTGAGTAATCAAAGTAACATCAAAATTTGGATTATGCTGTAATGCTGCTAAAGCATAATGCGCTTTGTTTGGTCTTGCATCGGCAACTTCTTTACGTCTATGGTTATAGAAGTCTAATACAAGTTTTGGATTTTTATAGAAACCTTCTGGGGTTGCTACATCAGTTACATCATATTCATTCCAACGTCCATCGGTATCACGAAATGTTTTGATTCCGCTTTCTGCGGAAATTCCCGCCCCTGTCAATATGCATATTTTCATTTCGTGTCCTTATAAGTTTGGTGGTGCTGGTAGGAATCGAACCTACGACAACCTAGTTATGAGCCAGGCACTCTACCGACTGAGTTACAGCACCGAAAATTCTAGCCAGAAGCAAAACTGTTACGGGATTCGAACCCGCCTCTCCCCCGACTCCGCAGGAGTATCCTTTCCTATAGACGAAACAGTCTACCTATCAACACCTCTACGACGATAATTGAAGATAGTCTTCTAGCTAAGGTAGTCGCAGCTACCTATTCTATGTTGGTGGCGGGTGAGGGATTTGAACCCCCGATCTTCTGGTTATGAGCCAGACGAGATAGACCACTTCTCCAACCCGCATCAATTGGAGGTCCGTTAGCCGATATAGAGTGGAACCTATATATCCGACCTTGCCGCTTTCGCAGCAAATATTTCACATCATTTTCTCTAATGAGAAGAACAGAGAGGTATGACACGGACCAACATCTTACTGTATGGCGGTGTATACAGGATTCGAACCTGTGGCAGTCTTTCAACTGCGATGGTTTAGCAAACCACTGGTTTCAGCCACTCACCCAATACACCATTATGTTTTCAGTTGTAAGTTTTTCTCTTTTATGAAGTTAGCAATATCGCTTGGCCTAACACGAACTTCCCAATCGTCAATTACATATCCGATTTCGCGTTTGTCAAATGCTCCAACATATCTAATTTTGACATGTGAACGTCCAACAGAATATTCAAATGTTTGACCATTTACTTCAATCTTACGATAACTCATTTATTTCTCCTTACGGGTTGCTAGGCACAGTGCCTATGGAATATGGCGAGAGAGGTAGGAATCGAACCCACGACACCGAGTTTTGGAGACTCGTGTTCTACCACTGAACTACACTCCCATTTATAGTGGTATCAATCCCCTTACCCCGATGATGCTATCTTTGGACAACAGTATCGCTACTGCTTTTCTATGATGGATAGATTGATTACATATTTTTGGTGAACGGAGTGGGAATCGAACCCACGACAACAGAATTAAAAGTTCCGTGCTCTACCAACTGAGCTACCCGTCCGTAAACTTTACTGGTTCTCACGTCTTGAACCGAATGCTGTCTAGTATTGCGACTCCGACTCCCCGCTAATTGCAGGATGGAAGTATCTAGATCAAACACTTATATTGGCACTTCCGACAGGATTCGAACCTGTAACCTTTCGCTTCGTAGGCGAATGCTCTATCCAGTTGAGCTACGGAAGTATAAACAGTCGGAGTTTCTTTTAACGTGCTGCCGAATCAGACACAGGTATTTTTGGTGAGTGTTTATCCATCGCAGGAGGCGCTTCCGCTAGTGGTGTACGGCCACATCAGACCTTGGACATTATGTGGCCACATAATGTCTTGTCACTTCACACTCATAGTTTGGTGGGTGTCCTTGGAATCGAACCAAGCATAGGTTTCCCTGACGGAGTTACAGTCCGCTGCCTCACCTTGAGGCGGCACACCCAAATGTTATGGTGCTGGATTTTTTCGGCGTCAACACTATGAGCGAGGAAGATAATCCCTCATGGGACTCTATCGCTTATCAACTGCTGACGTTTTGACTTTACGTGGATTAGAATAAACCGCTTCCACAACCAGCTTAGATGACCGACCTGTAATATGGTGACTTGACCATATCAGGGAGCATCGGTCGTAATATTGGAGGACGTGGTGTGATTCGAACACACGGTATAACTTTCGTTAGCCGGATTTGCAATCCGGTGCCTTGAACCGCTCGGCCACACGTCCATTTTTATCTCTTGCATTATGTATAACCTGATTCGCATCAAGAGTCAACAACTATTTTGGCGGATGGTGAGGGATTCGAACCCCCGCTACACTTTCATGTAGCCGCCCTTTCCAGGGGCGGATAATAAACCACTCTAACAACCATCCATTGTTTATGGTATTTTGGTCCTGCGGGAAGGATTCGAACCTTGCTCTCTCTGATCCACAATCAGATGTGCTAACCGTTAACACTACTTCGCAGGATTATTTTTGGTTGCGCAGGAGGGATTTGAACCCCCGACCTTCAGGTTATGAGCCTGACGAGCTACCGGACTGCTACTACCGCGCAACATTTTAGTGTGGTGCGTATGGCTGGACTTGAACCAGCATGTCACCATGACTCATTCAACCACCGTTGAACTTATGGATTTGAACCACCTTACGTCCGTCGACGTGCGTCTACCATTTCGCCACATACGCAAATATTTGGTTGCCCCTACTGGATTTGAACCAGTGACCTATCCCTTATCAGGGGATTGCTCTACCACTGAGCTAAGAGGCATCATTATTTGGAAGATAGTATCAAGGGTCGCAAATTCCTTGTGTAGCCCACTTCAAAGCAAACTTAATTACCCAAGCTACTGCGATAGAATACTATCATCAAAATAATGGTGTGGGGGGCTGGATTCGAACCAGCGTTGCTTTTCAGCGCCTGATTTACAGTCAGGTGGTTTCAACCGCTCACCCACCCCCACAAGAACACAGTGACCCTAACCGTTCTAACCGCTGAACTACATCGCAGTTTGAAGCCGCAATGGAGGGATTTGAACCCCCGACCTGTGTAGTATGTGTATATTTTCGTAATGAGTGCTCTATCTGGATTCGAACCCTCGGACAGCATCAGCCCTACACCTACCGATCTGCTGACCGGAAAATAGGAGATCATTACATAGCCCGCACAACCACGAATCGAACGTGTTTTCTTGACAACTGTCTATATAGACCAACTACCAGGTAGCTACAACTGGCTGTTGTGCGATTGTTGATGAGGTTTACCATGAGTCATTTTAACTCATCAACAATATTTCTGTTTTCAACTGTAACAACTGTTGGACTCGAACCAACCCCACCTTGTCCTGAAACTACTCGTAGTTATACTACTTTCGCCCAAGGTTTATGACACCCTTGCACCGTATTGTTACATGTGAAAACAGAAATTATTTCATTCTGTTTTTTCTAAATTGTCAAAGAGCAGTGAAGCATCGCTTCGTTTTCTTACATTGTCTTTATATACTGATTCGCTTATAAAGTCAACATCTTTTTTCAATAAAAAACCCTCCGAAGATTTTCATCTTGGAGGGTTCCTGTGTTCGTTAGAACTGTATGGATATGTAAGTTACATTCCCATACCAAGACCCTCGCAGCCGCTATACATAAAGCGACCACACCAAGTGCGGCGAATAATCATCTTATGTGTAGAAGCGGTTTTCATTGAAAGTCTTAGTCCTTTGTTTGTTTCTATTCTTTATTTATAGCACTATCAGAGTGATTCGTCAAGCATTATCTTCTATTTTATTTATCTTTTTTACATTTTTTCTGTATTATAGACCGTAACGTGTCTTATGAGCATTGAAGTTTTGAAGTAGTTCTGTTGCACTCAGTGCTCTGTTATAGAACCGTATTCCGCCTAACTTTCCATCTAACCAAGCAAAACTGTTATTGGTGGAACCAAACTGCAAAAACTCTGGACTATCAAAAAGGGCAGTTGTTGACAAATCACTTCTTGTGAATTTCGCAACTCCATTCCTGTAACCAGTAAGTGATGCCCCGCTTCTGACTACTGCAACATGATACCAAGTTCCAGTGACCATTGGTTCAGAGTTAGACCATAATCCATGATATAACCAGTTTGTGCCATCAAAACTATATCTGAATGTTGGGCGATTTACCGCGCCAAACGCATCTATATATAAACCATAACTTCTGTTTGAGGACGCACCTTCTTTTTCAAAAATGGTTTGGTTATTCACAGTATGTGCATCAATATTTACCCATACTTCCCAAGTGAAGTCGTTTGCGCCAACATCCAAAATGTCAGCTTGTGTATCACAAATAGCAGTAGCAGTAACATCAAAATCTAACACTCCACCATTTGAACTCAAATAAGTTACATCAGTGAGCGTTCCGTTGTATGCATTTGGTGAAAGGTCGTTCAACACAGTTCCAGTGCCAGGATAACTGTTGCCATCGCCAGGTTCGTAGTAAAGCTGTAGGCCACGTGTAGTCACAATATCGGTAGTTTCAGAAATGACTTCATATGACGCTGTTATTTGTATATCATTGGCAATACTTGCAAAAGAAACAATCGCATCAGATTCTTCAAGGTAAATGCCAATTTCTTTAGTCATCAAAGAAACAGAGGAATTTGCAGGAACAGACACAGTGCTAAAAATAGAGTATGTAATGCCATTTCTTGAAATTTGAACTGTAACAAGAGCAGGATATAGTCTATCCACGTTAGTCGCTACTATTTGATTTACTTTTATTAGCTTACCAGAACCAGCCTCATTGAACAAAATGACTTTTGGTGTTAGTTGTAGAACGGAGGAAACGCTACTTTCTCCGTCTATATTTAGACTATTTGCTATATTTGGTGCAGTCATATTATACCTCGTGATCAACATGTATACTTGATTTGAAGTTTTTTGTCAAGAATTATATGCTGTTTTATTTATCTATTTATATTACGATTACGCCAAGTGGCGGAAACCCATTGAACGCAACCGTTGAGTATGTAGTTGTGTATGCTCCACAGTTCTTGATAAAGATTCTATCACCAGACTTCAAGTCAGTTGGAAACTTTACTTTGTTAGTTTCATACAAAACATCAGCACTATCACAGGTAGGACCAGCAAGAACACAGGACATTGTATCATTGCTACGGCAATCTGGTGTCACAAACTGATACTTGATTGCTTCTTCTGCGGTTTCTGCAAGGCCACTGAACTTACCAATATCCAAGTAAACCCAACGAACTTCGTCACCTTCATTTTTAGTTGACACAAGTAGAACATTGGCAGAAATCATACCAACATTTCCAACCATACCACGGCCAGGTTCTGCCATGATATACTCAACAACGCCAAACTTATCCGAAATCATCTGTGTGAGTAGTTGGCAGTATGCCTCTGAATCGGTGATAGGAACGCCATAGAAGGCAGGAAATCCACCACCTATGTTGAGTAGCTTCATATCAAAGCCATTGCTTACAGCGTCTTTCCAGACCTCTGAGGCATATGTCAGAGTGTCATCCCACATTTCTGGATGACGAGTTTGCGACCCAACATGGAAGCTAATACCGATTGGTTTCAGCCCAACAGATTTAGCATACTTCATGAGAGGAATAGCTTTTGATTGTCCGCATCCAAACTTACGACTCAATGGCCATTCCGCTTGTGAGTTTGTAACTAATAGGCGAATGAATACTTCACTGTTCGGTGCGTATTTTGCTATCTTGTCTAGTTCTTCTTCTGCATCTGCTGCATAAAGTTTGATACCTTGTGCATACGCATATTCAAGGTCTGCTGGACGCTTTACCGTGTTTCCAAAACTAATGTGTTCTGGTTTAGCGCCAGCATATAGACATATGCGTATTTCTTCTGCGCTTGCTGCGTCAAAACGGCATCCAAGTTTGACGAGTTTGTTTATGATTTCCTTTTGTGGATTTGCTTTCACGGCATAGTGAATATGGGCATTTCCAAGTCCAGATTTCAATTTTTTGTAGTTTTCTTCTACCTTCTCCACATCTAGAACGAGGGTTGGATAGTCGAAAACATTCGAGCGAATGTAATCTTCTAGTTTATCCATAGTGTTGTGACCCTTTCGTAAAACAACACAGTTATTTATAAGATATGGCGGAAAGTGTGGGATTCGAACCCACGAGAGGTTTCACCCCCTGCTCGTTTAGTAGACGAGTGCCATCGACCGCTCGGCCAACTTTCCTTTTTATTTTCGTATCACTACCGTATATGAACCAAGTTCCGCATCTGGGTATGATGTCAGCATGGGAACAATTTCAACATTCTTATACTTATCAAAAAAACTTTTGTCATAGAATGTAAGTGGAGTAGTTTTGTATTTCTCAGACAATTGCTCAAGTGTTAGATTTTGTCTGTTTGCTTGCTTTTCCTTGAAAAGATTCTCTGTTTCTTTATCTTTCACATCGGATATCACAACGCCATATTTTGAGCAACGTAGCATTTCTTGAGTGACGTAATCAGCATCATCATATGATAGATATTGAAAAACTGAATTTGATATGAACCAATCAACTTTATTATCAGTTATCGGTATTTTTTTATCGGAAACAAAAAAGTGATGTGCTTGCATAGGAAACAGTATCATGCATTGGTCTATAAGTTGTTTGCTTATATCAATTCCATATACATCATTTCCATATGTGTGGTGAAGGTAATGTAATAATGCAGCGTTTCCGCATCCAAACTCAGCTATTGACGAATTTGTTTCAACAAAATCCATCATGTATTCTACATACGATTTGAATGTGTTTTTGTCGCAATCAAAAATGGCCTTGTGCAATTCAAAAGATGAATCAAATACCGATTTGTCAGTTGATACTAGTATTTTGTTTGTTTCTAAAACCCATGAAAGATTTGGATTGTTAAATATTTTATTCCATGTTTTTACTTCGGTCATTCGGAATTTCTTTTCTTACTTTCCAATAAACCCAACTCTCCATACAATGGTGGCTATCGTTAAATACCAAGTTTATAAACCATACGATGTTTGGTTTGTTAGTTCGTTTCCAATGCCAATTTCTTGCACTAAAAGTTTGATTGCTTTCTCCACCAATCACTACATTGAAGAGAATACTAAATGCGGTGCCGCATCTTTTTATATAGTTTGTTAATACATTTCTCATAAATGTATTTATATAAAACCCCCAACCAGATGCTTATGCGCGGGAACACGACATTTTACGGTATACCAGCATCATTCTCTGTATCAGAGAGGAACAGATTTTAAAGATTGTTAAGGATAAGTCCCATCCACAGCCGCATGGGTTAACTTACGTGGCAAATCCAGAGGGTTTTATATTTCAAATTTTACCATTCAACTCGTTAAACAAACACAAAGCGTATTCATCGTGAGCATCTTTATTTGGATGTGATCCATCCAATGCAGGAGGATATTTTAATCTAATACTATCAAAATCAGATTTCAAAAATTCAAAACTCATCCAATTTCCAACACTTTTTGAGGTAATATTAGAAATAGATAAAAGTGCGTGAAAGTTATTTACATCTTTTGACCATAAATATCGGTGTATATGGTCCGCTCTTAAATTCAAATCTATTAAACCATCATATTCAGAATATAAGTTTTCATAATACCATTCATACTCTGAATATCTTGGTAGTATAAAAACATCATCCGAGTTTTCTCTAAAATATGTTGTTCTTGTAATAAAAGACCAATTTACTATAACAATATCATCTTGATGATAACCAAAGTCAACTACAGTTTTCCATATTTTTTTATTACTAGCACCAGGAATACTTTTGTTTACTACTTCTTGTATTCCTAGTTTTTCAGCGAGAGTATTTGGCCAACCCATCTTACTTGGATACGATGTTATATATGGATATTCATTGGTATGACAATCCTCTAACGAGTGTCCATATGTGTAACTGCAACCAAAAACAACTAATCTACTCATTTTTTAACCTCTGGTGTTGGAGAGGGATTTGAACCCTGCTTTGAACAATTTGTTTCATCCGCCTGCCCGAATATATGAAACAACATCAGCACACCATGCCAGTCCAACATAATAAATCGTATGCATCTTTATCCCTTCTACCCAGTCCACTGTAGGTGCGCCGTAGCTGGCCACACAGCTTCAACCTAGTCCAGTCTTCAACACTCACGTGCTACGATACACGGCATTACTCTGCTTCGGGCTTTTTTTGCGGTTGCTACATCGCTTCTCATCATATGGGTTACCGCCCATACTATCTGTTGCTACACAGAACGTCTATGGTGCCCGTAGAGGGACTTGAACCCCCACTCCGTTAGGAACCTGATTTTGAGTCAGGCGCGTCTACCAATTTCACCATACGGGCAAATTTATAAATCTTTTGTATTATCTATCTCTCTACCAAGAGAAATATTTTTTTGTGCTCTTACTTTGTTGTTTGGCCAAGTCCAACACTGTCCATCATCATCACCAAAACAAACCCACATCAAGTTATGTTCTGGTCCATAATCTATCAAAACATGCGCCAATGCTGGACCTCTTGGCGTATAAAGAGGTATCGGTGGATTTAGCTGTAACATATTCATGTAAGTTCTCCCCTCACACTATTTATGCTACTGACGCCTCTTTCACAACTTTTGCAACTACTTTATACAAACCAGGATTTACAACTAACGCTTTTGGCATCAACTCATGACGAATAAAGTTACGCATATACTTTGTATCGCTGTTACTTTTATCTTCAATCCATTCAATGCTTTTTCGTTCACACCAATCAACAAACTCATACTTACGGTTCATACGAAATGGACGAATAACATTCATGTTGCGATATGGAATAACTTTACCAAAACCGTTCAATGACGACCAAATCCAAGTTTCAGTGCAATCATCCAAGTGATGACAAGTTACAACTGGCA